TTAGTACTCATCATCGTCACCGAAGTCGTCTTCATTATCATAGTCTTCATAACCTCCATAGAAATCATCTTCATCTTCTTTGTCTAAATAAGGAAATACATCATTCTTATCAAACATTTCACAGATTTCAGAAATTTCTTCTTCTTCTAAATCTAAATCTCTGATTTTAAGAATTTCTTGATCTAAAGTGTATTCGATTTTACCTTCAGACTTAAAAGATTTTAGTATGTTTAAGACTTTTTTTCTGTTAAGACACTCATCTAAACTGTAGTAATTAAAAAGTTCCATTGTTTCTTCCATATTTTTATTTTTTGTTAAGTATTTTTGCTATTTCGGTTTCTGGTAATCTTGGTAGATCCTCATTAACAGGATACTTTGATAAAATCCAGAATTTTTGTCCTTCTTCAAGATATCCAACCACTATATAGTGACCACCACATCTTAATTTAATTGAGGTTTCTGTGATTTCGATAGGTATCAAATCTGTTTGTTTGTCTAAATCAAAGTTTCTGATTTCCTTAACAAATTCCCAATTATTATACTTATAAAAGTTTGACTTTAAAAGTTGTAAAAATTTAAGTCCTTTTTTTAAGACTTCATTTTTTCTAACACCGTGTACATCTTTATCTTTAAATCCTAAAGTGATATGAAAATCTTGTTTAGGTAAATCAAATCTAGTTCTAATTGCATCTAATTTATCACTTTGACAAACTACAAAAAAGGCACGATTACCAGATTTCTCAGCGGTACCAACACCAAACATTTTTAAATCATCAATCTCATATTTCAAGATAGTGTCTAATGAGTTAATAAATTCGTCCATTCCGATATCCTTCATTAAACGGTTGTAGTCCATTACATTGATAACTGTGATGTGATAATGACCCTTATCTCTAACTTGTTGATTCTTTGTATATTCCTCAAAGTCTAGATCACTTAGGTGTTCTTTTAATTCATTCAGATATGGTTCAACAATACCATGAGGAAAATTAATTCCTAAATAATTGTTTATACCAGTTGAGTCTTTTAGATGTGTAATAAAATATTCCATAATGGGTATATATTGAAATTATAAATAAAAAGTTTATAACATTGATTTAAATTTTTCAACTTCTAATCTTTTTATTTCATCACCGAGTTCTTTACCCTTAAACCCCTTTGACATTAACTCCTGAGCTGATATAGATGGTTTGTAGTCAACGAACTTAACTAAGTTATCGTTAGATATACCTTCAACTTTTATCCACTCTAAAATAGTAGAATCTGAGATACCACACTGTTGTCTTTTTTTGTAGACATCAAATACATTCTCTACTCTAAAATCTAAAAGTGATATTAGGAAAACTACTTTATTTACCAATTCAGACTCAATTTTATAATCTTGAACTAATTTCTTTTCTAAACCATCTAAAGATTCATTCTTAAATAGATTTGCAATTACAATTGTAAAATCTTTACTATCAACTAATGATGTATTTATGTTAGCTTCCGGAAAGACTTCCTGCCACATATCAAATTTAGTAAAGAAGTTAAGATAGTTTCTATAATCTCTTGCTTGTTTCCAAGCTTTTTTCATCTCCTCCCAAACTCTTTCTTGACTAATTCTTTTCATTTCACCAGTTTCAGGATCAATGTTTTCCAATTGTTTTCTTTTCTCAATTGCCTTTTCAGTATCTTTATGTAAAGGATGTCCATATCTTGAAGCGAATCTAAACGCTCTAAGAATTCTTAGAGAATCTTCGTCAAATCTTTCAGTAGGATCACCAACCATTTGAGTTATTCCTTTTGCTAAATGCTCACGTCCTCCAGTTAAATCAACAATATCTTTAGAATCTAAATCATAGAAAAGCGCATTGTATGTTAAATCTCTTCGTTTAACATCGTCTTCAATTGTAGCTCCTAATTTAACCTCAGGATTTCTACCTTTACTAACATCTTCTCTGAATGTTGCAATTTCCATTCCTTCTGGTTCATCGTCGGTATAAACAACTACTACACCGAATGCTTTACCTTGTAAGTTAGTTCTATAATCTTTTCCGATTATTTCTAATACTTCATCTGGAAGTGCATCAGTTGCTAAGTCAAAGTCTTTTGGTTTATCACCAGTGAGAAAATCTCTAACGGCACCACCAACTATATACAGTTTCTTTCCCTTTGATTTGAAAAGTAATTGTAAATCTTTAACTGATTGAGGAATTATATTCCACATATCAGAACTTTGAGATTCTAAAAATTGTTGGTATTTTTTAATTTTCATTAGTTATATATTAAACAAAGATAATAAAATTTAATCTCTATATAAAGAATTGATTCTAATTAATTTAATACCTTCAACAAATCTCAAGTATTCATCGAATCCAAATCCGTGTTCACCAACGATTTCTTCTCTGATTTTTTCAGCCATTCCTCCTGGATTTTCTGAACTTTGTCTGTATATTAAATTGGAGCTAAATATGTTATAAAGAGTTTGCTTAAATTTCATAGCACTTTGTCTGTTGCTAAAATAAGCTGTTGATATTTCAATGCCCTCAAAGCTACAATTTGGACTTGGTATCAAATCTTTATCAGGATCTAAGTCAGGATACATTTTAATATCCTGTTCAGTTACTGATGACATTGATTTACTTACACATAACCACATATCTTGTAACCACCAAATTCCATAACTTGGACTTAAAAAGTCATTTAGACATTCATTAAAGTTATCAAGAGTTTCAGCATCAGCTGGAATTAATCCAAAACTAAACTGTAGGTATAAACCGCTACTTTCATCATTCTTAAAATCGTATACTGAATCACTAAATGTGTCGTCAATCCAAGATAAAGAAATATAAACATTGGCATCAAAATGTCTTTTATTAGTTTTGATTTTTATTTGATAAAGACCTAACTTTTCAGATTCTTCTAGATTCTTCTTAGTTATTCTATCAGTTTCTCTTTGTCTAACTTCTTCAGCCCAAGCTTTAAGAACTTCTGGTCTTCTACTATGACCCATTTTCTGAAGTTTTTGAGCAGCACTTAAATAGGTAGAAGATTTTAACTCTTCATTGAACTTATTATATGTTGATAATTTTTTCATTAGTCTTTATATAATTGATTTAGTGAGAATGACTTTACTGAACTTACAATCTTAGGAAAATCTTCCATTTTAACTACAGGACCATGTTCTTTAATTCTGTTGTATTTATATCTATCAGAACATTCTTCTCTTTCTTTTCCTTCTTCTATTTCTTGTTGAACTTTTTCTTCTCGTTCGATAAACTCAATGATGTCCTTATGTAATCCTTTTGAGTATGGACTAGAACAGTAATCATTTTGACCACTGATTGCAGAAACTAAAAGTGATTTAAACTTCATAGCTTCTGATCTATTATTGAAAAAGACATAATCACTTTCAACAGCCTCCCAGAATACTGGTCCATTATTTGAAATATTAACTTGTCCTCCTCTAATAATTGTTATCCAAACTCTTGAAGATGGTAGAAGTCCATTATAAGTTTCTCTACTGAATTCATCTTTTTCAACAAGTTCTTTGAATTTAATTAAAGTCTCATCATCATATGGCATTAAAGATACTTCTATTGGAAAACTAAGATTGTATTGTTTATCTTCATCTAACCAATTGTCTATCATATCCGAAAACCAACTACCGTCAAAAACACATTCTATAAGAAACTTTCCTGAAATTTTTGGATCAGAAAACGTTGTACTTTTAATTGTTGAGTCCCATCTTCCTCGATATATTGAAAGGTCAAAAATTCCCCATTTTTCTAGACTGTCAAATTTTTGTTGATGTTTAGCTTTTTCTTCTCTTAACTTTATTTCTTCTGCATAAGTTAATAATTCGGTACCTCTTCTTATATGACCCATATTCTTTAACTTATCACCAGCCTGTTTATAGGTATCTGATTTAAGTTCCTCAAATAAATTATATGACTTTAAGTGTTTCATAGAGCTTTATAAAGTACGTTTGGAGATATTGTTTTGATATAATCAGCTATGTGTTCTAGTTCTAATCCATACTCTGATGAGAAGGAATTTTCAATTAATATTGATGCTTGTAATTTTTGATACATATACTCAACATCATTATAACCAGATGGATATCCTAAATTAGGATCAGTAAATATTTTAATAAGTAGATTCTTAAATTTATTAGCAGAAGCTCTGTCAGAAAAAGCTACTTCACCATTCATTTCACTATCATAATCCCAGAGATTCCACTTAGTAAATTCTACTTTATCTGTTAATTTATAGTTCATGTGGAATATTTTACCCCAGAAGAAACCGTTTCCAAAGTCATGATCAGCACACAATTCCATATACTGATAAATCAGTTCTTCAGATGAAGGAATTAAACCTATAAATAAACCTATTCCGTTTTCTGGTTCATCAGAAAAACTTAAATCATCAAAATTAATATCTAAATGGAAATCACCTACTAACTTTTTACCAGTCTCTGGATTTTTTACAGTCAGATTAAATGTACCAAATGGGGCATAGTCCTGAATACGGTCTTTCCATTTGAGCATTTCTTCTTTCTTTTCCATTTCTCCAGCCCAGTCTTTAAGTACAGTAGCTCTATCATGGTGACCCATTTTATCTAACTTTCTAGCAGCTGACATATATGTCATAGGTCTTAACTCTTCATTAAATTTTTTTAAGTATCTCATAATTGTTTATCATATAAATTTTTAATAGTCTCGTAACCAGTAACATCTGATTGATAAAGACCGTGTATTCTAATATTTCTAATTGAATTTAAAATATTCTCTAAATCTTGAGATGTTCCACCAACAATACTTAATACTTCCATGATATGTGGTTTCATTTTCTCATCTACTATTGAATTTACAAATGATTTAAATTTTTGTGCTGATTGTCTATCATTGAATAAACCATAAGTTAAATCACTTATTGGTCTTTGTGTATAAACTGAAAACTCTTTAGAATACTCAAACATCTCAGAAAGTGTTGATGGGGTGAATTCCTCATTTTCCCAACTAGCCTCTGCGTCCCATTCTTCAATACCATATTCAAATTCACTAAGTCTGACTTCTAAGATAATAAATGGTATTATATACATTTGTTCTAATGACTTAGCTACATTTTTTGTTTGTCGAGTAGCTCTAAAAGAGAACTCAAATTGTAAACTCAAATTAGAATCACCTGCTTTCCATTTTTCAACTAAAATGTTCAATTCATTTTCGATGTCTTTACCCCATTTTAACAAGTTGTCATTTCCATCTTTAGCTTTGTTTCCGGAATAAATTCCACTTAGTTCAGGTTGTGTTAGCTTAGCATCTTTAGTAGGCATACTTTGTCCTTTACAAACTACTGCGTTGTAAAAACCATATTGTTTTTCATCAGCAAAATCATAAAGAGCATCAGAACTTTTTTGTTTACCATAGTAAGAAAGTTTACTACTTGCATTTCTGTAAGTTTGTGGATTTAGCTCTTCATTAAATGATTTAAGATATTTCATACTTATTATATATTAAAATTATGAATTCTAAAATGTAATTTTAACTAGAAGATGAATAAGAAATTGTTCTTGGTTGAGTTGGAAGTTGATTCCAATTGTAACTATTAGTTATGTTACCTTTATATGTCCAAACTGTTGCTCCTTCAGAACTATCTATTCTTTCTGCATTTACATACTGTAAATCTTGAACAGCATTATTATTCAATATAATTTTACTTGTTTTGATAACTGGACTATTTGATGATGACCATGTACTTGATATTGTAATAGTAGAGTAATAATTAGATGAAGAGGAATCAGAACCGAAATAGTTATCTATATAAAGACTAGTAGAATAATCTATGGTATTAGGTATATTTCTATATCTAACAACACCCAATGTGAAACCAGATGAAGTGGCAAATGAAAGTGTTCCTATTGTGAAAACAGAATCTAATACAGTATTAGTACCTAATTCAAGAGCTTTTGTAAAATATCTTGGAGATAGTGTAAAATTATTAGCACTAAAGGTACCATAATATGGCGATAATATAGATGTATATGTAAGTGATGAATTACTATATAGATTACCAACAAAATAAAAATTATTAAATCTTATTTTATCAGTTAAATACCAAAAATAACTGATATCATCATAGAGATAAAAACTAGAAGTTCCAAAACTAACAGTTCCTCCTGTTGTTATTTTATTAGTAAATCTCCATGTTCCTGATGCTCTTATATCTCCTTTGAAATATGTAGTATCTGAAGAGGTAGTACTGCCTATATGCAGTGTACCACTTTGAAGTCCTATATTACCAGGTCTCCAGTAAAGTGTTGAATCACCTAAAACATATGTAGTTCCTGATATTTTACAATTAGTTTCAACACTGTAAGTACCATTAGACATAAATATAGTCGGATGAGTAATAGTACTAGACGCAGCACCAACATCAGACAGAGATATATCATCTATTGTATTATACAGGTAAACAGGGCTTGTGAATTTTAAATCTCTACATATTAGTTTCTCATCAGTAATAGTTGAGTCTGTATAAGTAACAGTTCCAGGACTTTCAAAGTTAATTGTGTCAGCATATATAGTAGATCCAGTGGCTATAATATTTATATCTGCTGAAGAGGATATAGAGCCAAGACCAGAGACTAAAGTTCTACTTTCATATGGTTCAAAAGTAATTGAACTTGCTGTAAGAGAAGAACCTAAATAAAGATTTAAATCATTACTACCAGTTGCATAAATTAATAAACTACTAAAAGTTAGTGAATTAGGTGTAAGATTTACATTACTAGTAAAAGAATCTGAGTATATTTCAAATAAATCTAATGATCTAAAGTTAGTAGTTCCTGATAAACATCTGAAGTTTCCACTATTACTTATAGACGTATTTTTATAATACCTAAAATGTCCAAAATTAGTACTACTAGTGTACATTTTTAATTTTCCAGTTGTATTGATTGTTATTGGATTACTAACGAAGGCATTCATTATAGGACTACCGCTATATGTACCATATCCATACTTAGTACCGATTTCAATATCACTTGAAGATATAGAATCCTTATCACCTAAATAGATTGAAGCCGAACCAGTTAGCTGAGTTAATGAATAATCAGCAACATCATAATCACCACCAACCAGTCTTCTTCTAACATACATAGAATATGTACCAGATAACTCTATGTAAGACACAGGACCCCACCAAAGCTCATTAGTAATCCAGTCATATGTTAAGTTTCTTGACATATTAGCAGGCTCATTCCATCTATATCCTAACTGAATAATATCCCAGTTATGACCATTGACATTAATTGTTGCTGCTGTGTTATTTATGATTAGTCTTTGTTTAGAATAAGAAATAAAAAAACCAGATAATCCAACATTAGAAAATGTCACACCATTTACAAGAGTTCCGGCTGTATAGGTAATTGTACCAGTTTGATAAAGAAGTTCTCCTAAGTATAAAGTTCCTCCAAACTTTTGTATAGTGATGTTGTTTCTTAGAGTAGGATAGGTTGGTCCACCATATCCCAATGATGGTTTATAAAAAGAATGTATACACCCAGACTGAGTACCAGTCAAAACAAATTGAGTCGTTCCACTTATTATTTGAGCACTATCATATGTAGGATTACTTATAATTAGATTTCTAAGAACATATATATTACCTCTGTTAACTGTTGAGTTAAATCCAGCATCACTACCAATAAAAGCATCTCTAACATACAATCCTGGATTAAAGAGATTTTCAGTACCAGCCCACAACTGAGTAAAAGTTATAGCAGCTGTTACTGGAGCAATTACCAAATCACCACTAATTTGACCATTTCTATCTCCAAATGAGGTGTCTCCATCATAATATAACATACCACTACCAGTAAAGGAGCTAGCTGTTAGTGAAAATCCAGTAGCTTCTACACTCAATGTTCCAGAAATTCTGAAGGTATTCCAAAGTCTTAGTGTAACAGATGCATTATCAACTAAAACTTTATTCCAATACACCCCATTATTCATAGCACAAGAAGTTTCTAAGTGAAGTGTGCTGTTATCCGCTATGATATTATCAGAATAAAGATACTCTGGTCCAGTTGTTGTAAAAGTAGTAGTATTTCCACTGTATATAGTTCTTTGACCATAGTAAACATCTTTTCCTATATATATGTAAGCAGATGCGGTAGCTGGTTCTAATATTAAATTATTTCTTAAAACACCACCAGAACTTGACCAAGTGCCATAAATTGTAGGCGACATTGATATAGTAGCACCTCCTGTTGTTATACCACCAGTTGAATCCACTATTAAATTTTTTCTAGTTATTATACTACCACCACTAAGTGTTAGAGTTCCGGTATGAGAAAGATAAAAATTTTGTTCTAAAATCAAATTACCAGAAAGAGTAACCGTTTCTGTTGTGCCATAAAATTGCCAAGGCGTTTGCCAAGGTCTATTATTAGTTGTAATTGTTGCTGTATCTGTATGTCTTATTCTACCTCTGGGTCTTCCTGATGCATCTAAAGTAGAATCAAAACTCATTGTATAACTTTCAGTTCCAAGATTGAATGCTCCAGTGACTTGTAGTGGCCAGTTGAATGTAACTGTATTTTGATAGTTAGAAAAGTTGATATTCTCTATAGTAGCAGTTGCTGAAATGGTCAGTGGACCTGAAGTTGAAGTAAAAACAACGTTATCCGCTGTTGTAGAAGGAACACCACTAGGTGACCAGGTAGCAGCTGAGTTCCAATTTCCTCCTGTATTTGATACTGTTTTAACCGCCATATTATTATAAACTATTTATTTCAGAGATTGATCTTCCCTCTATATTCTGATTTATCTTAGTAGAATCTTCAGTCATAAAATGTGGTATATCTACTATCTTTTTCACTCCATCAAAATCAAATTCAACTAAAGTCCAAGTTGTAAACTGATATTGAGTTTCAATAACAGGAGTTTCATTATCAATCCAATCAATCTCCACATCAATATATCTTTCCTCTTTCCTTTCTGAAATTATACTATAAGTCATCTTACTAAATATTAATTTTTAAGTGTAGTTAATTCTAATCTTACAAAACTTGATGTTGCGGAACTTCTAACATTCCACCCAAAATAGTCACCTGATGAAAATGATGTTGTCCATCCTGTAAGATTTGTTGTAGAAAATGTAGAACCACCAGTCAGACCTGGATAATTATTACTAACTATAGAATCAGAAGAGGTTGGTAAACTCCCACTTCTTCTCCATACATCAAAACTTACAGAACCAGTAGGACTTGCTATTATACTATATCCAGTAATTGTACCACTATATTGTATTTGAGTGTAACCTTTTTGACCAATAGAAACAACACCACCTTGTCCATCAAGTGTCAATACTATATTTCCTGTAGTTGAACCTCCACTTCCAGTTCCACCTCCACCACCTGATGTACCTGAGCTTCCAGAAGATCCAGAAGTAACCATCAACTCCCAATTTGTAACATCCGAAGATGGATTAGAAGCAGTTGGTCCAACAGAATTTAGACATATGTATACAGAACCATTATAACTAACCACATCATTTTGTTGATAAGTTGTTAAATTAGACCAAGTACTTTCCCAATTGAAGGAGGTTCCGCTTGTTCCAGAAGAACCAGCTGAAGAAGATGTAGCCACAATCCTTCCGTTATCATCAGTGGATAATATTGAATTTGTTATTCCTGTTATTATGATGGCATCTTGAAAAACAGCGTTGTTAATAAATCCTGAAGTTCCTGTAATTCTTGAACTAGTTGATGTTATCAAAATTTGTGGTTGTGGACTTCCACTTAAGGTTTTATAAGAAATTAAAGCCCTGTCTTGATTTAACGATATGTAAGCATTTGATGAAGTACCAACAGCTGCTATATCTAAGTATGTCGTATTACCATCACTTTCACCAGATATAGCTGAATACGGTTGACTACTCAAACTATTTAACATATAAGCAGGTGGTGGATTAGATGTTGTAGCAGACACTCTCAGTCTAAAACCATTGGCGAAACCAGATGAATTTAGGTCTAAAATAGAATACCTACTAGTAGTTGGATTTCCAATTATTTGATAAGTACCAACGTAGTTACCAATTGATAAAGTTTGTTCTAAAGATTGTGAACCACCACCGGATACACCAGATGTTCCAGATGATCCACTGGAACCAGATGATCCAGATGTTCCAGATGATCCACTGGAACCAGATGATCCAGATGTTCCAGATGATCCACTGGAACCAGATGATCCAGATGTTCCAGATGATCCAGATGTTCCAGATGATCCACTGGAACCAGATGATCCAGATGTTCCAGATGATCCAGATGTTCCAGATGATCCACTGGAACCAGATGATCCAGATGTTCCAGATGATCCACTGGAACCAGGAGTACCACTTCCTGTACCCGATACACCTGAAATACCTTTAGATCCTATGTATTTATAAAAAGATACTTTTGGAGGAGCAGCCGACGATACAGATGAAGGTAGTGTACCGTAAAAAGTCAAAAGACCAGCAGAGTTATCTATCAACCAATCTCCTTCACCAAAAGCAATAGCAGTCGATCCATCACTTTTGTAAAGTTGATAGTTATAAGTACCACTTGTACCATAGTTAAACGGAATAGAATCAACTAAATTTGCACTATAATAAGCTAAGTTGTTAGAACCAGCGACATGATCTAAAGATAACTTCTCAAAATACCGAACAACACCCTGTGATGCTCCATTACTTAAGACTGGAGCTGTACTTGGTATCGAACCAGATTCAGCCCATATTTGGTCTGAAAAAATAAATGGTCCTCCCAATCTTGGCTCCTCAAAGAACTGTCTTGTAACAAGTGTCTCACCTGCATTAAGAGATTTCTTAAATAATCTACTTGCTATTTGTGATGATGTTAATGCCATTCTTTTTTATTAATAATTTTTTTATACTATCGATCCTGCACTTAGACTCGTAAATTGTAAACCAGTGCTAGTAAAACCAATTCTCACTATTATAGAACCTGAATAAGTTACCGCACCAAAAGTAATTCTTCTTGAAGTTGCTGTTGATGATGCTGATATTACCGCAGCAACACCGTCAGTAGTGGAACCAGGGTTTCCAACACCAGAATATGCCGCATCCCCATCTACCCAGTAAGTAGCTCCTTCAATTTTCACCTCTATCAATAAATTAGCCTGACCAATTGATGTTATCCCTGAAGAACCGTTTATAGTCAAAGTAAATGAACTATTATTTGTAAATGTGCCTAAGTTAAAAGTAGCCCATCTCGTACCAGTCGCGGATGAATAATCAGGTCCATCTACGGATGTGTAATTAATAGACGGATAAACATATATACCATTTCTAAGTTGTAATTCAGTTGTATAATTACCAACTAAAGACTCCGTTGAGTCATAGACACCGTTGTATCCAGATGCTGGATAACTACCAGAACCAGATGTTTTTCTTGAGGTCTCACTAGATGTCGTATCAACTCTATGAGAGTTAGAAGTAAGAGTACCAGTAGTTCCACTACTTGAGATAGAGTTTCTTGGTGTTACAACAAAAGAAAAACTTAAGTCACTAAATACACCACTTCTAATAGTCAATGTTTTCTCGGTCACTGATCCAGTTTGTCCATAAGATGTCGGAATTGAATCAACATCACCAGAGCTTGAGTTTACTAAGTTTTGTGTAACCAACCAAACTGGACTTGATGAGTAGAAATAACTTGATACATTTGGAATACTAAACGAGACATTTGTAATTGACTGACCAGATGCCAAAGTTGGTACACCTGATACATAACCCGTCATTGAAGGTATACTACAAGTTAGTGAAGTTATCGAAGGTGTTAGAGGTGTATCAATATAATATGTAAAAGTTTCTGGTGAGTCGTTACCTGGGTGAAATAACTGAATCGTCCTCTGATTAGATGATGGTGTTATTGTTGGTAAACTACCAGCCAAAGAAAAGTCAGTTATACCGGTCCAGAATCCAGATTTGCCGGATACCCCAGTATAAGGATCCCCAGATGTGCTGTGTCTGATGTTACCTGAACTCTTCAACGGAGTTGCTGTCCCTGCTAACGTAACAGTTTCTATTGTAAGTCCTTGATCAACTAATGAAAAAGTAAGACCTGAGGTATCAACTTTAGCATTTGCTTGAGTACTGACATTATCTGAGTTTGTTAGATCAGGTGTAGTATCCGTGTAGATTGTTACTGTTGAACCACTGGTTAATGATCTTGAAGTGTAAGAGGTACTTGAAAAACCTATACTTGTTATAGAGTTGTTCCAGTCAGAAGGAGGTGTAGGTGCTAAAAGTAATAATACTTCATTAAATCTATCTATTGCTGTGCCGATAGGCGTTGATGAGGTAAAGTCTGTGAAAATACCATCAGTATAGTCACCATCTTCCGCAGGACCTATGGTCCCACCACTACTGGTGCCACCTCCACCACTACCAGACGTACCTGATGAACCTGATGAACCAGCGACACCACCAGATACGAAGACCTCCCAATTACTCATATCCAGGTCTGGACTTGATGAACCAATAGGCACAGAAATCACATTAGATTTTACTATGTAAATTATATTATTATATGAGACTAAGTCATTTGTATAATAGGTAATCAAACTTGTAGAAGGTCCTGACCAACCACCTTTCCAGTCTAATGTCATTTGTAATTATAATTTTTTTATATATATTAAAAATCATTTGCAATTTGATGAGGAAATTACTTTTATTTGAGGACTTTAAGAAAAATAATGATGAAGGAACTCTCATCACACAAGATGATGTTATAAATTGTATAAAAAAAGGTGGACTAATTTATACAGATATAGTTCACAATCTACCGGATAATCCAACTGATGGTGTAAGACCAGTCGATATGGATGAAGATGGTTTAATCACCGTTGATATTGATGGAAAAGAATATACAGTAGATCTACAAGACGTTAAAAAGATTGAATACTAATCTAATAGTCTTTTAATATTTATATCTCTGATTATTGGCTTTGTAGCTTCATTAATAGACTTTTCGATTTCTTTAGAATTATTATAAGAAATATTAGTAAGGTCATATCTTGTCGTTTCATATCGTTCTAATGTCTCTCGTATCTTATCAATATGTGAGTAATCATACCCATCTTTTACCGGTGAGTTATTACTTTTAATTGGAATATAAACATCAATATTATTCTCCAAACAAAAGTCTAATAGTTTAGATAAATCTTCTGTGGATTCTTTATAGATGTCTAAATGGAAAATAAATAAACTATCACTACTTATCTTATCAAGTTTAATTTTAGATGGTTCGGTAACACCAAATCTTTGCCAAATAAAACCATCTGACAATTTGTATCGATAAAGTATTAAACAACGATTCAAATTTTCAAAAATATAATAACACGCTCGGGCTGACATATTCCAAGCGTGTTTATATTCGTGTAAATGGTCAAATTCTAAAACATTAATCATTTAGGAATTTAAGTATTTTTTCTTTTATACCGGATTGTTTAATACCCTCTGATGATTTTGGTGTTAGGACAAAGTTCTTTAATCCACCATTCGAGTTACCGGAAATAGCACCAAACTTTTCACTTAAATCTAAATCATCTACAGCAACCCAATGAGTAACCTCTGGATGTTCTTCTAACCAATCTTTAATCTCTGAACATCTAGTCATTTCTAATTCATATCTACCAAAATAGTGATTTGGAGTAACATCAATTGGTGATTTAATAACACCATATTTAATATACATTTCTTTTAATTCTTCTAAAGTAGCATGTCCTTTCCAATCAGAAGAAACAATAATTTCAGCGCCGGTTTGTTTTAAGATATCATTCAGTATATCGACTGCTTTTTTATTAAAGTTGTCTAATCTAAACTCAACAGGAACTTTTTCAGTACCTGGATATTCTTTCAGATATTTCAATTTCTTTTTACTTCGACCACCCCATTCAGTAGACAAACAAACAACACCATCGTGATCTAAAAATATTACTTTCATAATTTATATATTTTTGCAAAGTTAGATAAAATTCTATAAGGACCAATTTATATTTTTACTATTTAACATAGGAGTCCAGAATATTTTAATTATATTATCACTAACATCTATTTTATTTTTACGATAAAAATCTTTACACATTTCAATATCACCACTTCTTATAACTTCTATGGATTTTCTATAGAAGTTGAATGGTATCTTTTGAAGTGAATCATTTTCTATATTAGAATTTGTATTAAACTTTTCATACCACTGTGTAAAAGTTGGTGACTCAAAGTGTAATATAACTGCTTTTTTTGGTGGTACCTCATAACAGTTTCCATTGAATCTATGTGGACCAGACCAACTTAATTCGTCAATTACTTTAGCACCGGGTTTTCCATTAGCATAAGCAAGTAGTTTACGAAATCTAAATCTGTTACAACTTATGAATGGATTTTCTAAGTCGTCTTTATCATAAACAGCTTCATAGTTACTGAAATGTAAAGTGTTATATTTGTTATCTACTTCTGATAAAAATGATTTTATATTTTCAACACAAAGTAATTCATCAGAATCTATGTGAAAAATCCAATCAATATTTAAATTTACCAATTGAGACTTAATTGAATTAAAAAAATCTTTTTGTCTATCTATAAGAGTCCAGTAATTGTTTAACTTACTACTTTCATCATCATATATTGGAAATACATTAGGATATTTTTGTAATAGTTCTTTTAACTCAGGTGTGTCTTCTACTTTTAAGAAGAAGTAATCAACTCCAATACTAATATGGTAATCTAACCAAGTATCAAAATTGAATGGTTTCCTTACTAATGAAAAAATAGATATCATAATAATGATATGAAAAAAAAAGAGAGAGTTTAACTCTCTCACTTTTTAGTTCTCTTTTTCAACCATAATCTGTTTAACTTTACCGTTACTTCGACTAATTGGAACTTTCACACCAATTGAGATTAGTAGAACTTTACCTTTAATCTTAGTAAGGTCAAGTGAATCACAGTAACCATCAGTTAACACAACAGTGTTGTACTCGTTGAATTGGTCAGCAACTAAATCAATCGCTGGTTGTAGAATTGTACCACCAAGACCTTTAATCACCATTGTCTCTAACTTACGTTTGTTCTTGATGTTCTCAATCCATTTAACTTCGGTATCAGCCTCAATCAAATTGATTTCGATGTCATTTCGATAAACATAAGAAAGAACTCTCTCAAAAGTACCACCCATTGAACCAGATGTATCTAAGATACAGTTGATTTTGGTTTTTACTTTACGATTACCCTTCAATCCAGAGATTTGACGACGGTTAGGTTTAACAATAGTCTTTTGTTTCACAGTACCAAAAATCATATTTGATACCGCTCTTTTAATCTCTTTCAAGTAATCTTTACGCTTCTTACGAAGTTTGTTAAGAGTTTGTTCGATGTTACCTGCTGAAAGACCACGAGCCGCAAGTCGCTCCATAACATCTTTCACCATCGCATCTCTCATTTCTTCCGGTACATCATCACCGATGTGTTTGTCCATATACTCACCAGAACCATTTTCCATATCTTGGAAGATTTGTTCTTTAGACCAAGTATCTAATGACTCACCATCTTTAGATGGATTTTTACCATAAGGACCATAAGATGGTTTTCCACTAGAGTCTTTACCACCTTCATTACCAGTTCCCTGACAATCTGGACAAGACTCGCCTTTTCCTTGACCATCACCAGGTTGTTGACTCTGTCCTTGACCTTGGCCATCACCAGGTTGTTGACCCTGTCCTTGACCTTCTTGTTTCTCACCTTCACCCTGACCTTGACCATCACCAGGTTGTTGACTTTGACCTTTTTGTTTTTGGTCTTTCTGTCCTTGACCTTGTTGACCTTGTTCTTTCTTACCGGAACCGTTACAAGACTGACATTGTGAGTTTTGTTTTTGCTCTTTCTGCCATTTATCTTTTTCTTCTTTCAACCACTCATATAGTTCCTCAAAGATAAGTTTACCTTGGTACTCTTTAGGAACAAAAAGTGCCATGTTCTTACCATCTTTGTTCTTTGGAATTTCAACAAAAGCGTGTGGAATATCTTCCCAAATAACGTGATTGATAATCATGTCTTGAGCGATATTAGAAAGTTTGTGGTCGTATTGACCAGTCACAGTTCTTCGTGGGTGATTGAAGAGTAAGTGGAAGTCTTCATGAAGAGTAATAAAGTTTACTTCTTTTTGAGAAAGATCTTCTAAGAACTTTGGTGAATAGAAAAAGTTCATACCTTTACTAGTTACGTTCACTGCACAAGTACCAATAGAGTCTTGTTCGTGGAAGTTTACGTGTAGGTTGAACTCACCATAATAAGGAAGGTTGACTTTCGTGTCAATCAACATTGTCTGAATACCAGACAAAAGTTTTTCGTGTATGTTTTTAATTATCATCTTCTACTATTTATTTTAACAAAGATATGAATAAATTCTCAATTGTCAAACCTAATTTAATATTTTATCTAATTTATTTTCTCTCAGTATACTTTTTACTTTTTGTACGATATGTTCATCACCTTGGTCACAGTCTTGGTTTATACGAATATCTTCACCAAAAATAACCTTAGCAATATATAAACACCCACAAACGACTTCATCATAAGGTTTTATATTTGTTTTACAAAAGTTAAAACCTGATTTATCTAGACTAAAATAAAAAGTTTCGTGACCATCTTCATCGACACCGTTGAATCTGACTTGTCTTTCATTTATAGTAATATCTTCAAGTGGTATGTTTATACTATCTACCAATACCTTACAGACAGAAGAGAAGTCACTAAACTTCTCTTCATCTAAACCACTAAATTCCCAGTATCTTGTAAAACCCATTATTCAATAATTTTATCAATTTTGATATCTCTCATTGCTGCAACTGGAACTTGGTGATAATCACCCATTTTCACAATCTCAGTTCCTTCTGGTAATGTTAAAAACACTTCAGCCTCTTCCATTCCATATTGATGTTGAATGAAATCACTTAAATCAAAGTCAGCTGTGAATTCATCATCAATCATAGCAGTTACACCAATAGTTCCCTTGAAGTTAGGTAGTAAAAATGAACCTATTCCACCACCATCAGTCATAGCATCTGGGTATTGTGATTGCCACATCTTAAACTCTGGTAAAGTCATAATTGAGATAAATCCATCAGACTCATAAGATGATTTCATCATTTTATCACCAACACACACTCCAAATCCAGTAAAATCATCAGTAATCTCAACATCACGGTTATCATCGTGGTCAATTGTACCCATAACTACTAATGTAGTTTCTTCACTGAAGGTTTTAAGAGTTTTGGATTTAATCTCTGTTGAAGTTGGCTTTGTAGAAACTGAAGTTTCAGATACAGAGTCAACCATACCATTACCTAGATCCATTTCAGTTGACTTATCTTCTTCGTGAGAGTCATAAGAATTAGACTGACACAATTTATCAAACTCTGGTTCTTGTTCAAATCCCATACGAATCATTTTACCAACGATTTGATGCCAAGTCATTTTACCACGATACTGAAACTCACCATCAACAATAGAAAGTTTACCTTCTACATCCAAAGATGCAATTTTTTGATAGACTTCTTTTTCTAACTCAAACTCTTGATTAGTGATATCATCTTTCTTAGCAATTTTGATTTTGTAGTAACCACCAGTCAACATTTCAGTTAAGACATCAATTTTTAATTTCATAATGTCTGCAATCTTAGCCGCAACTTTTGCTTCTGTTTCATCCAGACCTTCCATATCTTTAATCTCTTCTGAAACATAGAACACATATCCGTTTGGTTCGTCACCTGGTTTCATACTTTCTAATCTACTTTCAAGTACTTTTAGAGACTCTGATTTTTCATCCATCTTTTTCTGAGCCATTTTTACATCACTTTTATAACGAATGATTTCTTTCTGAGTTTCTTCAATACGGTACTCCAATTCCATAACCTTTTCCTCATTCATTTTACGGAATTGTTTTTCCATATATGACTCAGCCGCTTCTTTAAGTTTTTCGTTAGGAGCTGGTGGATTTTCAATTGTTTCTACAAGAGTTTTAGCATCTTCTTCCGAAAGTTCCATCACCATATTATTTAACACCTCAGATAGTGCGTGATCTTCATCAAACTCATCATCAGAAGATCCAAATAAATCATCAATTAAACTCAAACTTTTTTCAGAAATCTCTACCTTTTCTTCATCATCAAAAATAGATTTTAATTTATCGATTGGTTTTTGATGTTCAACTTCAAGATAACATCGGTCACCATTGACATCAGCAAACTCTAAACCACTAACAACAAACTTTTGAGCGTATCCAGTCACTTCCATCGCATCAATTTCATCGATTAAACGATTAATCATATTCTCGTCAGAAAGATTAGTTCCATCTTGTTCCTCAAACTTAATAGTTCCTTCTTCACAAATAGTGATTTTGAAGATGACATTTTCTAAGAACCCAGATAGTTTTTCACCTTTTAGAAAAGCCACGTCTCGTATGAATCGAATACGCGCTCCGTTTACAGCTGAAACAAAGTTTAAGAATTTTCTTTTAGGTTTAAAGTTTCCAACAACTGGTTCTTTTAATTCCTCGGTATTTTGGTTTTCTTGCATAATAATTTTTTTACAAAGATAGTATTTTATTTTTTAATTATCACTGTTAATAATAGAAATTTTTGCATCTCTAACTTCTTCTTTAGTTAGTGGATTTGGTAATCCATTACCCATATCATCAACTATACAGTCAGTTTCAATGTATTTATCTCCAGTTTCTAAAATGAGTTCATTGATAAGTTCATTTTTAGTTTCTTTGTCATCCTGTACATCAAATATCTCCATCACTTTATCTCTAAATGGTTGGAAATTATAAACAACGGTAGGTTGACTATCATCGTGTTTATCTAAACAAACAGTTAATAATAAATAAAGTTCTTTTTCAGAAATTAATTTCATTTCATCAACTTTATTTACAACATTGAAGTTCTTGAAAATATCAATGAACTCTTTACTTACAATTACTTTTTTTTCTTCCATTTTTTATACTTTTTCTAATTTATGTGATAATTGATTCTTAATCAAATCTGCATAATATTCACAGCTCTCCAGTAATTCCTGGTGTGTTCCTTCTCCAATTATTTCACCGTTTCTAAGAACAAATATCTTATCACAGTTTTTAACAGTCGAAAGACGATGTGCAATTATAATAGATGTCTTTCCTTTACAAGAAACATCAATCGATCTTTGAACTACTTTTTCAGACACCGTGTCTAAAGCAGAAGTTGCTTCGTCAAAGATAAGAATTTCTGGATTCTTAGCCAAAGCTCTAGCAATACCAATTCTTTGTTTTTCACCACCTGATATCTTAGAACCTTTCTCACCAACAATCGTGTCCCAACCGTGTTCTAACTTAGGATAGAAAGAATCTATTCTACTTAATTTTGCAATCTTATTAAGTTCTTCATCTGTCAGAAGTCTATTAGTACCAAAAGAAATGTTTTCTCTTAAACTTTTATCGAACAGAATTACTTCTTGGTCCACAGATCCAATCTTTTGTAAAAAGTGTGAAAGTGATATTTCTTTAAGAAGGTGATTGTTAATTTTGATTTCACCTTCTTGTGGATCAAATGCTCTTCTTACTAAATTAGCGATTGTGGATTTTCCAGAACCAGACTCACCAACAAAAGCAACTTTCTGACCCTGTTTAATATTAAATGTAACTCCTTTTAATACCCAGTCATTCTCAGTTACTTCGTCAGAGTCGTGTGAACTTTTTCTACCAGGATACTTAAATTTAACATTATTAAATTCAATATCACCAGCAAAATCATTTTCAATTGGTTGTTCAACCTCTTTTACATCTGGTTCAATTTGTAAAATCTCAAAATACTTTTCAATGTTAATCTTGTCAGTGATAAACTGTTTTTGCATATCAGTAATCATCCAAAGAGAGTTTATAAAATGATTCGACCAAGTAAATATTAAGAAGATACTACCTGCAGTAATCTGACCAGAGAATAATAAATAAACTCCAATTCCAATTGTTAAGTATCTAAATAAAGATGTACCTATTTTAATTGCAGTTAACCAATTAATACCTACTATCCAAGCAGATGAATAAGACTTTTGGTGTAAACTTTGTACATTATCTAAATCATCAATTGATTTCTTTTCAGCTACTTCATTCTTAATTAAAAAAACATAACGATAAAGTTCACTAATAGTTCTTGAAGTCTCATTTCTAGCATCTCGAACCTCACGAATTTTAGGTTGCATCATTTTATTGAAGTAGTACATTGAGTAGATAAATAAAATAGTTACTCCTAAGTAAGTAAAACCTATTGTAAGACTAATAGAGAAAAGTACAACTAATGAAACAATAAAGTTTGATAGTGACGGAAAGAACTGGTAGATAAACATATTCATTTGATTCTGAACTGATGTAAATCCGGTTGTGATGATATTTTGTTTAACACCAGAGTGTTCATTTATATGTTGACCGTTCGAGAACTTAAAGTATCTTGAAATTGAAGCATGATTTAAGTGATTTGCAACAGCGACATCTAACTTACGCACTTCAAGTCTTTGTTGGTAAGTAACAATAAATGTCTTAATAAGATAAGTTACAAGTGCAAAAACAACAAGATAAATTGCTGGTTCTAAATAACTTTGTTCTGTTGAATGTTTTTGCGCGATATTAAAAATCTCACCAAGTAAGTATGTTGTTACTGCCTCAATCGCTGAAGTTAGAAAAACACATAAAAAGACCAGAAGTAATTCTGTTCTAAATGGTTTAGAGAAATCTAATATACTTTTTATTAATTTGATATTTGTCATTGTGTAATTTTTATTGTTTTGTAGTAATTAGCAATTATAGTTTTTTTTGAGTATTTACTCATAGTTCTTGAGAATTCATCATCGATACTTAATCCTAAATCAAATATCTTATTAATCTTTCTTTTTCTACTTATTTTCTTAGAACCATATTCAACTATGTTCGCTGATGTTGTCATTGGTATATAAGGAGCAAAAACATAACCCGTATCTAAACTACTCTTATTTCCGGTGTATTCTGTTGCCATATTATAAAAATTTAATTGCTTCAGTTGTTGCTAAGTGATCACATCTTTCATTCTCTGGATGTCCGTTATGTCCTTTAACCCAATGAAAGGTTATGTTAAAGTTATTGTAAGACTTTAAGAATCTTCTCCAAAGGTCTTCATTCTTTTTACCACCAAAGTCTGTTTTCTTGACCCAATTAAATACCCAACCTTTCTCAACAGAATCAATTACATATTTAGAGTCTGAGTAAACCTCAACTGGATGCTTGGTGGTTTTAACGGCTTCTAACGCTTGTATAACAGCCATTAGTTCCATTCTATTATTAGTAGTAAACTTTTCACCACCAGATAGTTCTTTAGTTTTATCATTAAACTTCATGACAACTCCCCATCCACCTGGACCAGGATTGCCTCTTGAACTACCATCAGTGTATATTAGTAACTTACTCATTTTACAAAGGTAAGGAAATTTATTTTAATATCAATGAGATAATCAGTTTAATAATTTGACATATCTCCATCAATTATTTGATTTATCTTTTCGTCTCTTAATTCCTCAACATCTAATTGGAAAATAGTTGACATTCTGATTCTATTCATTTCTTCTTTTTCACCTTTTTCATTGACAACCCAGTATCTTCTCCAACCGTTATTTAATTTATAAAGTTGTTGAGACCAAGTTTCATATTCCCCGTCATACCATTTACCTTCAATAAATAAATCAGTCCAATTTAGTTTATGCTTACCAGAGTAACCACGAGAAGGCGCAGTTTTACATCCACTCTTACAGAGAAATTTAGATTTTACGATCATATACCAAGCTTTTCTAATTTATACTCACGGTATTCTAATTTAGAAACTGAACCTAATTCGTATGCTCTTTGGAAGAAAACCTCAAATATTTCCTCATATCCCATTTCTTTAGCACTCATGGCTCGATTTATTGCTTTCCATTCGTCAGTGATTCTATTCGCTTGTGTTTTTGCAAGTGATATTGCCTTTTCTACATCACCATCTGATTTAGTCCATATATCACTAACCCTTAGTTTATTCTTCTCAAACTCAGCCTTAGTTTGACCATTATATTTTCCTTCTTTTAATCCTCTCATATATCTTTCAATTAAAATATCATAACAGTTATAGAAACCATTTTCGAGTCTCATTCCGTTCCATTCACAAGTTGAAGATAGATTTTGTTCATAGATTTCTCCAGTATCTCTATTCCTTCTTCTTGTGATTTTACCTTTAAACCAAAACCAATAACAATTTGTTCTTTCCACTTCGAGAAAGTCTGTGAATTGATTTTGAGTCCACTTGTCCAAAGTACTTAATTTTTACAAAGATAAGGAATTAATTTAAAATATCATCAATTCTTCCGTTTCGACTGAAACAAATTTCACTTTCTTTAAGAATTTTAACATCACCATATTTTATAACCGACGAGTATCCACCTAATACTTCTGTTAATTCATAGTCGATGTAATAGTTTTTGTCAATCTTTCTATATTGATAATCTAAAATTAAATAGTCTTTAGACTTGTCTTTTACATCACTGACAAGAGTACCAATCGGATATTTAATTAAGTGTTCTTCAGTACCATCTTCATTATAACCCCATATACTACTAAAGAATTCAATTGCGTCTTCTAAATAAAAAACATAACCCATAATCTGTGAAAGTTTTCCAGTAAAAGTATAAGAAAATCTAACATATTCTTTTTCTAAAATACTATGTACCTGTGAATCTTTCTTTACAACTATATCATCAGTAACCTTAATTTCACCGACTTTATTATCATTATTTGTATTTGTATAACAAGTAGTTGTACCAAATTCTTCTTCTCTGAGTCTATCAAAAATATCAAAGAAGTTATCAACTCGATTCTTAGCAACTGAAAAAACAAATTGATAGTTATTAATATGTGGGTCAATTGTTTCTACAAAATCACTTGTACTATATGGATGTGACCCGAATCGATTACTGGATTTCTGTCTAAAACTAATGTGCACGTGTGAACTCTGTAAACTAGACTTAGGATAAACCATGTAAGGTGTTTTCTCTAATCTTTGATTCCATTTAAGAATCTCACTATCTAATAAGTATCTCATATTTATTTTTTTATCCAAATTACTGCTATATACTTTGTTCCAAATTCCACAGGTAGTCCTGCGTGAAAACTATCAGGGTCTTTACCTGACTCATTAATATTATCCCAAATAACCAACTTACCAGTCTCTGGTTTAATAGTTCTATCTATGTTTATAAATAAAGTTTCACCCCCGACAAATCCATCATTAAGGTAAATAAGTGCTGTTTTAGCTCTTTTCTCACCATCATAGTGCGGTTTGTATTCACCATCCTGAGAGTATTTTACAAAGTGAAAACTCTCTTGGTTTTCAATTGGATATCCAGATAGTAATGAAACTTCTTTTCTTACTTTATCTATTAACTCACCTTCTTTCATCCATCTAACTTTGGCTTTTCTGTAACCAGAGCCTTGACTTTTTATCTTACCGGGATTCAATTCACCTGACTCACCTAAGCCTATCAGTCTGATACACTCTTCCTCTGTTAAAAATTTAGGATATTCGTTAACCATTTTTAAGTATTTCGTTAATTTTATTTTGTCTTAATTCATCAACATCTATAAAATGTTTTTTGAATTCTTTTTCTTTTATTGGATTCCAGAAAGATTCTCTTTCAGACTCTATTAAATAATAAACACCAACTTCTTTTTCATAGTCTTTTGGTTGTCTAAATTGATAGAACTTACCTTTTTCCCAAACTGCGTAACTCTCACCATAACTTTTACCAAGAATTTGATAAGTGTTTGTGTTTTGTGTTAAATATGTTCTTTTGCAATAAACTTTCACTCATATCAATTAGTTTTTGTATCAACAGTCACATTTGTGATTTGATTAAGTTTTATATCTCTCATTAACTGAACGAAGAATCTTTCTAAATCAGATTCTGAATTAAATTCGACACCAACATAACTTGTACGACTATCAAAAACTATCCAATTACCTTTAGTATAGATGTGTTGGTATTGTGTTACACCTGGTATAATAGCAATACTATCTATGTCGTTTCCATTGTATCCAGTTTCTACTTCTTCCTTAGTAAACCATTTTATAGAAACTATTTTATTGGTATCTTTAGATATTCTTAACATTCTTCAATTCTTTTATTAGCAACGTCAATATAGTCTTGTTGTAAGTCAAATCCAATATAATTTCTTCCTAATTGTTTACAAGCAACTCCAGTGGTTCCAGTTCCCATAAACGGATCTAAAACAACATCACCTTCTTTCGTAGAGCCTTTGATAAAGTATTTCACAAGTTCAACCGGGTAAACAGCAACGTGAGTATCAGCAATTCTTTTAGACTCGGATGATATATTTATCAGAGTCGTTGGAAGAGCACCTTTTGGATTCGGAGCCCAATCTTTATACTCTATATCATCATCACCTTCAGTTCTAGCGAATCTTTTCTTTAGAGGTTTAGTCATTCTTTTAATTGACTTCTCTGAATATTCAGTTCTCATTTCATCAATGTAAAACTGAAATCCCCTTTCTTTGGCGAACCAAAAGAGATATTCAACACGGTCACCAAATCTAGAACGATTGGGTAAACTTTTAAGTTTATTCCAAAACAATCTCTCAAACATCTTTAAATCAGTTCTTTTATGAATCTCTGATATTAAGTCATAAACATAAGGATGTCTAAATCCATCCTCTACTTTATCATTTATGTTTAGAATGAAAGATCCAGTTGGTTTTATAACACGACAAATTTCGTTACAGATAGGTAAAAGCCACTCAACATATTTACCAGCAAGTACACCAGGATTATCAATATAAACCTTTAAGTCGGCATATGGTGGTGATGTTATCACCAAGTCAACCGAGTTGTCTGGTAATTTTTTAAGTAACTCTAATGAGTCACCTTGATATATCTGATTAATATCCATTACATTTCTTTACTTTTCTTATCTAAGAATTCTTTTTCTTTATCAGTAAGTGATTCAATTCCATCTGTGGATATCTTTTCTAAAATTTCATCTAAATCAAATTCCGTTTCATCTACTTCATCTGTTCCAGAAACTAAACTTTTTATTAAATCAACTGATACTATTGTACTATCAATAGGTGGAATTGAATCTTTTATATCTTTGTCATTATGATAATCAGACTCAATTAACATTTTATATTTTGTAATTTCTTTAACAATGCTTTCAATTGTTGATGGTACCAAACCCTTTTCTAATCTATTAGTCATCATAAAGTTATCAATCTTTACAGTCACGTTGACTCTGGTTCTTGAAATTTCATAATCAAGTCTTTCATCATACTTCATCTTACTACACTTCTCATATTGTCTCAAGTAGTATTCTTCTTTGTCAGTAACTTTTGGATTAAAGAATCCATAGTGATAAAACATGTGAACTTTACATTCGTCAGAAGATTTATTCAGTATACTGTTACAAATTGTGGAAATCCAATCATTGATGAATGGAAATTCTTTGTAAACATCTTCAATATCAGCGTCAATTATATACATATCAGTAGTTTTTTTTATTTTATGTAAAATATAAATTTTAGTTTATTTTAAGAAAGCCTAGAATCTTATTAATTTTTCCTTCTCTAAATTCAGACACATTAACTCCTTTTGCTATTTCATCTAATGTATCTTCTAAGTCACCAAGTGATGGGGTAAAGTTTGATAAGAATTTACTCAAAATAAGGTCTCTTAGTTTTATAATATCATATTTCCCACCATAGATGTAAAACATACCATTTGGTAGTTTAGGATTTCTAATCCATAAAGATGGTTGATTGTCTAATATGAATTTTTCATTAACTAACTTATATTCAATCTCTAATTCATATATTGATGAATCTTCACCAACAGATTGCATTTTTCTTTTATACCTTCTATCATATGAAGATGAATCTTCTTCCCAGATTAGATTTCCTGACTCGGTGGTTTTAACAAGTGTGTCAATAATAAGTTCAATCTTTTCTTTTAACATTATCTTTAAGTTTAAATTTTTCTAATACCCAATTGATAGGAAATGAATTATACTCATTCGCATAAAGAGTGTGGTTAAGGAAGACTTCTTCATCATCAATATTTAACACTTTATACTCTTTACCAGATTCAAATAGAATCCACCCAAATGTATTTTTAATTGTTTCTTGACAAATAAGAATGTCTTCCTTTTTCATAGTTTTATTTAATTACTTTTTCTTTTGGTACAATAACTACATATACTGTATCAACTACTCTACCACCAGTGTTATTATCACTTTTATTTCCAAATACACTTCCCATTGGATCTCTATCTAAAACTTCAACTTCTTTAACAAAGTAATTGGTCTCACCTCTATTAGAGAACCAGTTCTTACCAAATGTTTCGTGGTATTTAATCTTAACTTTCCAACCTTCAGTAGCCGCACTATCCAAAGTAGCAATTACTTTAGGGTCATTGACATCATTATCAACAGAGAACTCAAACGGAGTCGCACTATTCATACCAGTTTGTGTCGTGTTCAACGAACCTTCCCAAGAGTTCCAAATAAGTCCTTTTTGAGAGAATTTGGTAATCATACCAATTCTTTCACCATTAGAATAGTTCTCACTACACGAAGTTAAGAACATTGTTGCTACAAGAGCCAACATAAAAAATTTAATTGTTTTCATCTTTATTTTGTTTTTAATTGTTTACTAATTTTTTTAATTTCAAATCTCTTAGAATGATTGTGAGTGCCTCTTCGTTATATTCTACAACTTTACTAACAAAATCTCTTTCTAAAATAAAGTGTAGTCCATTTTTTTCTTCACTACTAATCAACTCAATAGGTCCGAAATACACCTCAAACTTTTCCACCATATTTAATAGTTTCATACTATTAGTTTGTTGTAAATAAAAAAGATGTCTTGTTACTTTCTGTGTTGGAAATCTACCCCAGATTTTGGAGTATTGATGAATAAGTTGCTCACAATCGTCAGGTGTGTAAATTGGTTCATCAATAACTGGATTGAATGAAATCCAATGGTTATATTTTTCTAATATGTAATCAGGTGATTGTCGAACTAATTCACCTACATCAACATATCTTGATAGATTGGCATTGAATCTAATAAGATTCATTATTTTATTTAGATTTACATCGATCTGAGACATAGTTAGGCAAATATACGAAAAATAAAACAAAAACAAAGGTTTTTTATATATAACTTAAAATATATCTTTTTCTTATGAAAATAAAACATAAAGTAATTAAAGAGTTTCAGTATTTGAGTCCTGATAAGAAGATATTTATCCTAAAAATAGGAACTATTTTAGAAGAATATAATTATAGAGTCAAAACTGATATTATACCAATCGATAAAGACATCATTGATAATAATCCAGAATTTTTCGAGGTAATTGATTGGAAAGCAGAACTCTTATCTTATATGAGATCGGAAAAACTTCCACAACCAGCTCAACTTGGTAAAAAAATTATTCCATTCATTGAAGAAATGATTCTTTCTTCAATCTCTCAATCACAACCACAAGGTCAAGTAGTTGATGAATACCAGATTAAAGAGTTAGAAAGAAAAGAAAAGGATCTCAATAACAGAGAACTCAGAATCAAAGACAAAGAAGAAGAAATTGAAATCAGAATCAGTAGAGTTGAGAAAAGAGAAGAATCTTATAAAGAAGATTTAAAGTTATTAGATAAAAAAGAAGACGAGTTAAGAGAAAGAAATAAGATTCTAACAGAAAAACAAATAGATTTAGAGGACAAAACACAAGACTTAAATGAAAAAGAAAGAAATTTTGATAGAAGTGTTTTACAATCCGCTGCTGAATTGGATACTAAGTACGCTGACCTACAGAAAAAAATTGATTCTGATTTAGAGTTAGTAACTCAGAAAGAAAAAGATTTAGAAGTAAAATCAAAAGATATTAGTAAAAGAGAATCTGATTTAGAGAAAAGGGAATCTGATATTAATGATAAAATCAGAGACTTTGAAATAAGACTTGAAGAGTTTAAGATTATTGAAGAAGATAATAGAAAGTTAAGTCAAGAAATATCTGACTGGGAGAATTTACACTGGAAGTTACAAAGGATGACAAAACCTCCTTCAGCAATTGAAGAATAAAAAAAAAGTGAGAATTAATTCTCACTTTTTTATTTTTAAACTATAATCAATATTCAAGTCATAATAATTAATATATACTTTATGGACAAATTGAAGAGATTATATAATTATCTTAAAAAGAATCAAAAGAAAAAAATTCTTTTCCTTACGACTTCTAATAGGTGGAGTGGTGATAAAGAACTTCCTAAATCTTCAATTATAGCTGAGGAACTAATGAAAAAGTTAGGTGGTGATAGATGTCAAATAATAAATGTTGCTAAACTTAAAATTTTTCCTTGTGAAGGTAATGTTTCTACCAAAAGAGGAAATACTTGTGGTCTTAAAGACGCTAAGTTAAATGATAAAGAAAAAAATCCAACCGGTCATATCAGATGTTGGGCTTCTCTAAATAACAAATCAGATGAAATGTATAAAGTAGCAAACGCTATCTTTGACGCTGATATTGTAATATTCTTTGGTTCAATTCGTTGGGGTAAAATGAACGCAATCTACACATCACTTATAGAAAGACTTACTTGGTTAGAAAACAGACATACAACTTTAGGTGAGTCAAACTTACTAAAAGATAAAGAAGTAGGAGTTGTATCAGTTGGTCATAACTGGAATGGAGAAGAATCTGTTAAATTAGAAAAAGAAGTTTTAGGTTTCTTTGGGTTTAAGACACCGAGTCAACTTTCATTTAACTGGCAATTCTTAAAAAATGCTAATGATGAATCTAAAGAAGGATATGTTGCTGAATTCGGTGAGTTTCTTAAAGAATTTAATTTCGTAGAAACATTACAGGAATCAATTGTCAAATTCACAAACTGGATTAAAAACATAAAATAAATATGAAACACCTTAAAACATTTGAGAATTTTAACATCAATGAGACAATGGATATGATGTTTATGCCGGTTGATCCAATCGCTAAGATGGGTGATATTTATTCTGACTTTTATAAAGAAATGAAAAAGAATTTTTTTAAATTTATTGATAGCATTAAAAATGAAAGTAAAGAAACAAAAGAAGCTTTTAATCTAGTCGTAAGAGCTAGTAAAGATGAAATAGAATTAAATAAAGAACAAAGAAAAAAGATTTATGACCAATTAAAAGATATATTTAAGACAATTAGTCTTACTGTACTCACATTAATACCAGGAGCCAGTATTATATTTCTTTTGATAAAATTTCTTAAGGCTGAGAAATATACTTTACCATCATCGTTTCAGTAAAAAATCCACAGTGTTAAATACTGTAAAAAACCGACGAATTTATATTAGATATGGATCATGATGTTGCATGAAAATTTAGATTGCAAACAAATTATACTCAATATGTGGACCAATAGAATAATCAATTCCTATTTTATCAGACCTGTCTATTTTTCTTAAATGATTGTAAACAATTAATAAATCACATCCTTTTGGCCTTTCTTGAATTATTCTAGATAATGAATCACAAAACGGTAGATAGTCTCTATGACCATCATATTTGTCTAATATTAACCAGAGAATAAATTTTGTTTGATTACTTAATTTCATTAATACAAAGATACAAAAAATAATCAAAAAGGTGAATTTTCTACAGCGTTTTCTTTTGATAACTTATCTCTAAACTTTAGTAAACTTAACATTTTACTATTTGATAAATTATAGAAGGTAAGTTTCTTATTTGAGAACCATTCTAAGTCTACTATACGTTTACAACAAAAACAAATATAATATGCGGCAAATCTATGTCGAGTATTGGTTATTTTTTGCCAATCTTCATTTGCAGTAAGTACAGTTTGTTCTAAATCAACATTATCTCTGATAAGTATGTTTCTGAATTTAATTATTCTCTCTTGTAGTTTTAATTGAGTATTCTTAATAGAATAACCCTCATTTAGAGATTCTAAAACTACTTTATCTACCATACTTTCAATTCCTTCTTTTTTCATAATTACAAATATAATAAAAAAATATGATAAGAAATAATTATTTCAATAAAGTTAAGTGACCAATAATAATACTTCTGGAATCATTTTTAACATTACCATAAGTGATTTTGTAAACATAAACCCCAACTGGACACATCGTACCCTGGTAAGTACCATCCCAACCAAAACTAACATTATGAGATTCCCATACAAGTTCACCCCATCTATTAAAAACAAATATATCTACGTCAAAAGGATCGAACCCACTTGTGAAGACTGGTAACCATTTGTTGTTATGCTCATCACCATCAGGTGTAAAAGAGTTTGGTATATAAATTAAAGTATTTGGACACTCTTGAATAGTTAATGATGTTGATATTTCAGGTGAGACACAACCTTCAGGTGTTGTTACAAAAGCATCTATTATAAAGGTTCCAAATGAATTCCAAGTAGTTGAAATAGAGCTAATACTATTAATTTGTTGATTATTGATATTCCAACTAACAATTCCATTTAATGTAGATTGAATACTAAAATCTATTTGTACTGAATCACCTTCACAGAGCTCTAGAAAAGAGTTATCCGGTGAGATGCTTAGAATATTAGGTTGTGGATTTACTACAAAAGATGCTGTATCATAAAAGATACAACCACTTTGTACATAAGTGTAGACAACCGTATCAAAAGATGAATTTGATTGAGGGCAAAACTGTGTGTTGTTGTTACCATTTATAGTAAATAATCCACCTATTGGTTGAGCTGTCAATAATTCACATTCATCATAAGTACAGAAAGGACCAATTTGAGTTATTAAAGGACTTACCGAGAAAACTGTTAAATCGAATACGGAAGGAAGACTTGGACAATTGTTTTGGTTATAAGCTGTAACTTGAACTGAACCAGGGATAAATCCAGAAGGTTGTGAACTCCAGTCAACTGTAATTGTATTTGTATTTTGACCAGAGGTTATATTACCAATTGTCTGCCAAATGTAAGTATAACCAGGTTGATTAACTACCGAATATAATTCATTATTAGAACTAATACATACAGTATCAGATCCTGTTATAGTACTCACTATGACTACCGGTGGATTATTGAGAGTCACTGAACCATTGTAAGTACATCCAGCAGCATCTATTAAGTTATAGTTGTAGTTTCCAGCACATAAGCTAGTTAGATTAAATCCATTATTTGGTGTTGTCCAAGAAATTGTAATAACTCCGGTACCACCATTGGGTGTGACATCAATTGTTCCGTTACAATCACCATTACATAAAGGATCTTGAAAAACTACAGTTGGGTTAGGTAATTGAGGTGGACCTGGTTGAACAAAAACTGTGTCTGGTCCTAATCCACCACCTGCTAAATTACAATTAGACCACCCAGTATTACAAATTGGATAAACAAATTGACAAGTGTAGTTAGCACCAGCTGGTGGTGGGGTTACTGTAATAGTAGGTCCTGTTCCTATTGGATTTGGATTTCCAACTTGAAACCAAGTTAGTGTTGGAGTAACAACTGGTCCAGATGGTGTCCATCTTCTTGCATCATTTTGTGTGGTCCATTGTGATGAATTTCTACCAGGAACAGATATTGCTGTAGTACCTGGTAAGTTATGAATACCTTGTACTGCTGTTCCACCAGCCCATTGTAGACAATTTGGTTTATTCTGTATGTGATTTTCGATTACGTTAGTTGATTCATAAATTACAATATGAAAAGTTCCCAATAAATTCGTACAAGAAAACATTGGCACATTTACCCAACTCACGACTAATTTACGACACGGTGCTGTTCCTTGAACTTGGTATCTTATTTGACCACCTATTCCAGGATTCCAATCTTGCCACGGTCCCATAATACAGTTTTTGGGAGTTGTAGCAGCAACGTTTGGAATTGGAGTTGAGGTAAATGTGGTTGATTGACCAGCACTAAATGATATCCAACCATTTGATCCAATATAAAATTGTGTGTAGGTTTGACCAAAGTAACAAAAAGTAAATCCAATATTGAAAGGACCTGATTGTGAGTCATCCGACAAATTGACTAAAGTACCTGTATTTGTTTGAGAAACATAAGGAATTTGAGTAACACCATAGTTAGTTGTTTGGTTTGGATTTGCACCACCTGGTCCACATTGACTTAAGTCAGCAGTGAGTGTTGTTGATGTCACACCACACGGTAAAAATTGATCTGGGCCTAGAAATGGACAATACTGAGAGAATAGTGTATTGACTAAGGCTATTGTACTGATTAGTGTTAGTAAAGCTTTCTTCATAATTTTTATATATTGTTTTGTAAAATATAATTTTATTAATTAGTTATACGATAAAAATTACTATTAGTTTTCTCTGTTGTCCATAACAATTCTCATACAACCGTTGCAAACAATGACAGGTCCGTCTTTAGTCATAATAACTTTTCTATCACATTTACTTTCACAAAAGGCTTTGCCTACTGGAGCATAATGAGCAAATGTGTCTGTTTTTTTAGCAATCTGTTTTTTCATTTTTATAGTATTCCGTTAATAATAAGGTCTCGTCTAATTAAAAATACTTTTTCAAGTACTTGTTGTATTTGTTGTTCAACTTCAATATTTTTTTGAATTGACATATTTTTTGTATATAAATCTTCTATTGAGTCTTTTAAATACTTGATATGTTTGTTAACTATAGATAAAGTTAATTCTTTTTTGTTATACTTAAACCAATCTAATTGAATATAGGATGGCATTTGAGTCACATCTATAACTTTTTCTAATTCATCCTCAATAAAATAATAAGTATTATTTGATTCAATAATTAAATTGACCATTTTATTCAATGATGTATAATCATAGAACTCAATAGAAGAAATTATATTTTCTAAATTAATCTTTCTTTCCATACTTATCGAGGAACAATCTTTCCTCTAATGTTAGAGAGTTAACACCAAACTCAGAAATTTTATCTAATATTTCATCTAAGTCAAATTTCTTTGAGTTTTCTTTAATTATAGAACCAAGTTCGTCTTCTTGGATTAGTGAGTCAAAATTCATATTCTTGAATTTACCACCAAAGGTTTTCTCAAAATCTTCTCTGTAAAAAGTAAAACCTAATACTTCTACAACATCATTAATTTTACTTCTAAACTTAATATTTATTGACTCAATAATTTTAGTAATAATTTCTTCGTCAACCGAATCAGATGTGTAAATACAGGAATCACCTTTGAATATTGCAATATCCGGTTTGTCCATCAAGTAAATAATATCAACATCACCGTGTTTTGATGATTTAGTTTGTATGTAAACAGTTGTATTTACTCTACTTCTAAATATACAACTATGAATATTTTGTAAAATTTCAGAAAACTCTTGATTCTTTTCTGAAATTTTCTTCTTTTGCTCAGTGTCTGAACTGTATTTATAAATGGTATTTTGAGCTTTCATACCCAAAGCAAACACCATCATAATTATCATAAGTGAAATAAAAAACGTCATAAACTATATATTAATTTATATTATATACTTGATTTCTAATTTTGACTAAAAGATTGTGAACAAAATCCGAGTCTACTGAGTTAGGTAAATTAGAATTATCAAAAAGATTATCAATCTCTAAGATTTCATTTTCAACATTATCAATTAAAGTCTGTAAATCCACTTCACCTTTACGAATAGAAATTAACTCAGAAGCGTTTGGTCTTTTTACAATAATACCTTTACCTTCAGCAATCTCTCTCGACATTTGAATAAGTCTCATGCAGTGCATCATGTTCTTACCGTCAATTTTTTGACCGTGTGATTGAACATCTACCCAACGTGATTCATTTCTTTTTTCTAACCATTCTTGATAAGAAAGATAATCTTTACAATGTTGTGAGTATCCATCTTTATTGTAAGAAATGTGTCCAATAAAATAGTTTTTAGGAACATCTACCGGAATAGATGATAGTCTAACTTGATTAGAATCCTCAAAAGCAATACCCTTAAATCCTAAATTTTTAATTTCACCATTGGTTTCTTCTTCCTTAAAGTCATAGAAAAGTGCGTAAGTATCTCTACTATGTGGAATATTAGATAAACCACAAAATCTTTGGTCCATGCCTTTTTCTTCCATAAAATTCACAAGTGAAATTGATTTTTCACCACGATGAATATAACAGAAATCTAAAGGAGTTTTACGAGTTACTTTGTCTTTCTCCCAGTTTTGTTTTTTATCTTGTCCTTTTGCTTTAGAAATTTGTTGTTTAGCATAACCACCAAAAGACTTAGCACAAACTTTAGTGATAAACTTATCACGGTCATTTAGAATCAAGTCGAAGATAGGGTCTTTATAGATAACACAATCTTGTGGAGTGTTAAGTAATTCTAATACAGTTGGATTATTACTAGCAAGAAGTTGAAGAAATCTACGAACTTCATAAATCACAGTATCATTCTTATCATCATTAATTTGCTCTTTGTAATTAAATCCAAAGATGTCATCCATTGATTGAATAAATACACCAGCATAGTCAGTATCAGAACTTTCAATATTAGTTCCGTAAGCATGTGAACCACGAATAACAAGATATAAAGGTCTTGCTCCTGGTGATTTTTGTTCAATAAGGTTAAATAGTTCTTGTTTCATTACTGACAAATATAGTAATTAAATTAATTATGACAAAACCTCAGTTTTATTTTTTACCTTAATAATATAATCTTTTAGATTTACTTGAGCTCTCCAACCTATCATCCCATAGGTTTTTTCATAATCAGATTCTGTATGAAGACCTTCATTTTTTCTTAAAGGAACAAAAGATATTCTACTCTCATTATCACACCAAAGTTTAGATAGTTCTAAAATAGAAACTGGTACACCTCTTCCTAAATCAAAGTTTTCACCATACCAATTATCTTCACTTATACGAATAAGTCCTTTACAAATATCATCAACGTGTGTAAAATCTCTGGTTTGTTCACCAGTACCAACGATAGTAAGTTGTTCACCATCTTGCCATTGTCTACCAAACTTTGCAACGACAGTTGCCCACTCACCCACTTTTGGTTCTCTCGGACCATATACGTTGTAGAAAGTAGCCATTGCACATTTTTGATTAAAACAATTCGCGTAAGTTTTGAGAATACCTTCACCAACAACTTTATAGTATGTGTATGGTGTGATATAAGGCGAACCATGATTTTTAGATGATGTAGTGGCATAGACAACAATTCCAGAATTTGATGTTCTCGCAAATTCCATCAACTCTGATGTACCATAAGCATTGGAATTAAAATATTCAGTAGGATTATCAAATGATGGTTGTATTCTAGCCTTTGCTGCTAAGTGAAAAATTCTATCAAATCTTTCATTAGAGTGTGATCTAATATTTTCAACTTTATCAATTACATAGTTAGCTTCTGAATTCTTATAATCTAATGATGAAGACTCTGATGAGAGGTCGTCAATAACCCAAACTTCATCACCCATTGATACTAACATATCAACCAAATTTGATCCAACAAATCCAAGACCTCCTGTTACTAAACTTTTCATTAGTTTTTATTTAATTTATTATATAGTTCTTCGTCAACTATAATATTATTTTTGGTTTGAGTATCACCTGTTACTTCTTCAGTTAGATATTCATGTGCTAATTGATTAACAGCAATATTATCTGTATCAATATCAGAATAGTGAATGTGCTCAAACGCTTTCTCTAATTCTTCTTTATCTTCTTGAGTCGGAACTATAATTTTATATCTAGTCCACTTTACTTTTTCAAGTTCTTCTTTAGTGAGGTAGTCAGTATCATTACTTTCATTCTTGAAATCCTCATATCTTTTCATTCTTTCCATTATTTAAATTTCTTTTTTAACTCATTAAGATCATCTATATACATATCTTTTGGATCGGTTGCTTCTAATTTTGTAATCTCTTCTTTTTTCAATTTAAAGTCTTCTTTTAACTTTTCATACATCTCTTTTGTTAAGGAGTAGATAGGCATTCTTAAAAGATAATCGTATGAGTCATCTATCTTATCTAAACCCATCGCTTCAATTCCTTCGATGATTTGAGACTTAGCAACATTGTTAACTTTTAATTTACCATCAATTATTGCTTTAATAAATCGACCACGATTAGAAAGTATTTTTAGTTCTCTGTTTAATTTATCTAATAAGAATTGTTTTCTCTTATGATAATATGTCAATCTGAAATTAACAAAGTAAGTGATCATATCTGATGTCGACTCAAATATCATTAATTTACCAGTCTCATCTAGTGTTGAGAATATTTCGGTAGATGATTCTTCTAATTTCAATAACTTAATTAGTTTCTCGTCATCTAATTTCTCTAAATCAGAACGTGTAAACTTTATTGTATAATCTATGTTATCCTTACAGTTGTCATCATAAGAAACAATTAATTTGTCATCAACAAGTTTGTCTAAAATCTCTTCGTATTTTTCATAAGTCATTGATGGTGGGAGTTCTGATATTTTAACAGTTGAAGTGTTTGCTCTTACAAACTTACCTCTAATAATCCATCTTTTTGGATTTTCTTTATCCTGTATGAACTCACCAGTGAATCCTGTTAAAGATGGTTTAACTTCAGATATTTTTTTATCTGTTAAAATCTTTTGACAACATTCGATTATACTTTTAACATCTCTGTTTAGAATGTTTGATGCGAATCCTACGGCAATTCCAGATGAACCGTTAATAAGTACAGTTGGAATAATAGGTAAAAAGAATTTTGGTTCAATTGATTCACCTTCTTCTTGTTTATATTCTAATAACTCAAAGTCTTTGTAAAGTAATCTATAGTTCTCTGTGAGTTTAGTTCCGATATAACGAGGAGCACCAGCTTGTGGGGATCTTAATGAACCAAACTGTCCTTCTTCTTCTAATAGAGGTGCGTTATTCTTGAATCTCTGAGCCATCGTAATAATGGCATTTTCTAATGAAGCGTTTCCGTGATGATAAAAAGCATCAGATGCAACTTTACCACCTAACTGAAATACTTTAAGAGTTTTTTCATTTCCGGTCTTCCAAATCTGACTTGAAACGTGAATAATTTTTCTTTGGGTAGGTTTAAAACCATCAACAATAGAAGGTATAGCTCTACCCTCAATCGAGTACATTGCAAACTCTTTATATTCTTTTGCTAGAAAGTTAGTAATTGAAGTTTCTCTCATAATAATGATATATATGAGAAAAATCTTTTTTTGTTTTTATCACAATACTACCAGTTTTATTTCACCATTGATATCTTCATATAAGAATGAACAACTTTCACAAAAGTCTCCAGTGTTGTAGTAATGTTTATCTCCAATCTTTTCAACAGCAGGTGTGTGTATGTGTCCTATCATTATAGAGTCACATTTCACTTCATCTAATTTTCTCATAGATAATATCTTAAAGTCATTGATAAAAGCAATAGCATTTTTAACTTTATGTTTAAGATATTGAGAAAGAGACCAGTATTGTAAACCAAAAAATCTCCTCATCACATTATACCATTTATTTATCTTAAAACTCATTTCATACGCCCAATCACCCAATACATACAAAAATGGATGTAATCTTATGAATCCGTCAAATTGGTCACCGTGACATATATAAATTCTTTCACCAGAAACTGTTGTGTGGTAGTATTCATCACAAAGTAAAATATCACCAATATTTATATCACCATCATCTATAAGACCTCTTAAATAAAAATCGTGATTACCTAAAATATAAACAACTTCTGTACCTTTTCTAGAAGACCTTAGAATTTTTTGTATTACTGTAGAATGATCTGGTTTCCAGAAAAACTTTCTTTTAAGTGATGTTAAATCTATAAAGTCTCCTACGATTATTAACTTCTCATATTCATAGTCTTTAAGTACCTGAAGAAGTTTGTCAGCTTGACATTTTGATGTGCCTAAGTGAACATCGGAAATGAATAATGTTTTTATTTTCATCTTATCTATTTATTTTTTTATTAAATAAAATTGATAAGAATTGTCTGGTTTTTTATAGTGGGGATATTAACTTAATATTAAATGTTTGTAAATTAATATATACACTATGGAACGTGTAAAGAGTTATCAAGAATTTATGATTTTAGAAAAATTTGACGATAACATTAGAGCTGAGTTGTTAAGATTGGGAGTTACTGATGAAGATGAAATCAATAGACATCTTTATCATGCTCACCGTGGTAGTTTAGCTAAATACTTACAAGATACTGGTAGAAGATTTACATTTGGAATGTTAAATGCTCTTTTTCATGATGCTAGAGATGCTAAAAGAAGAACCGATATTAAAACCGGAATCATAAAAGCGGTTCATAGAATTATACCAATGGCTTTAGCTCCTTTCTTTCCGATTGTAGCAATTATAGGTTATATTCTTGGCTCATCAAGAGCATTTAATAAAGTGATTGCTCCAATATTAGCTGATCCAGGTAATGATTATCCAGCCTTCTTAAAGAAGGTAATTGACGCAACTATGTCAGTTGCTGAAGGTGATTTTACACATGAAAAAGATAGATTCACTAGAGCATTTGTTGTATCTGATAGGATTGTTGAAGCAATCAAACCAGAAGTGTTACAACAATTTTCACTATATCTTTCTGAAAAAATGGCTCTTGAAAACTTAGACCAAGAAGTTCCCGATAATTATATTGAAAATGAACTTAAAGCTTACTTAAATGATAGGTTTTCGATTGATCCGGAAATTCCCTTAAAGTAATAAGTTATAAACAAACTATAAGATTGACGATATATAACTAAAATTTATTTTTAGATTAAATGTCAGTTGATAAGAAATTCAAGAAATTAGATGATATAGACCACGTTATTCTCAGACCGGGAATGTATATTGGTTCAATCAAACCACACAAATCAAATAAATGGTTACTCAATGAAAACAAAATGTCTCAATCAGAGATTACTTATAATCCAGGTTTTCTCAAAATATTTGATGAGATTGTTACTAACTCAGTAGACGAAAGTAAAAGAGAAGGTTCTAAACTAAATACAATCAAAGTAACTATTGACCAATCTACTGGATACATTAATATCTGGGACAATGGTGGAATTCCTGTTGTTAAACACACACAACACAAAGAGTGGATTCCAGAAATGATTTTTTCTAACTTAAAAGCTGGTTCTAACTTTGATGACACTGAATCAAGATCATGGGCTGGTACAAATGGTGTTGGATCAACATTGACTAATATCTATTCTAAAAAGTTTACCGTTACTACTTGTGATGGTAAAAATCACTTCACTCAAACTTTCTCTGATAATATGAGAAAAAGAACGGCACCTAAAGTTAAAAAGTCCACGAAGAATCATACTGAAATTAACTACTTAGTAGACTTTGATAAATTTGGTCTTACCGGTATCGATAATGAACACTATCGTATGATTGAAAAGAGAGTGTATGATATAGCGGCATGTAACACTGGTCTTAAAATCTACTTCAATGGTAAACTAATTAACTTCAAATCATTTGAGGATTATATCAAACTTTATAATACAAATTATTTCTACGAATCAAAGAAAGATAAAACTTGGTCTATTGGAGTTGCTCTCTCTGAGAATGGATTTCAACAAGTGAGTTTTGCCAACTCGACAGATACTTACGATGGTGGTACTCACGTTGATTATGTTATGAATCAAATCATATCACAATTAAGAGAGTTCTTTACTAAGAAACATAAAGTAGATGTCAAACCTTCTGAATTAAAACAACATATGTTTTTATTCTTAGACTCTACTGTAATTAATCCATCTTTCTCATCTCAAACTAAAGAAAAGTTAATTACAGAGATTAAAGACTTTGGTTCTACATTTGAGGTATCTCAGAAACTGATACAACAAATACTTAAGTCTGAAATTGTTAATTCAATTCTTGATTGGATTCAACAAAAGAAATCAGCAGAAGATTCTAAACTACAAAGAGAATTAAATAAAAAACTTGATAAGATTAAAGTTGAAAAATTAATTGACGCAAAGGGTAAGGAAAGATGGAAGTATTCAATTGGTTTGTTCGAGGGTGACTCAGCTATTTCAGCCTTTAGAAAGTATAGAGATCCTCAAGTAATGGGAGCCTTTGCTCTTAAAGGTAAATTTGTTAATGTATCTGAAATGACTAATCAGAAATTAGTTCAAAACTCAGAAGTAGTAAATCTTATGGCTTCAATTGGATTAAAATTAGGTCAAAAGATTGATCTTAAAGACTTAAGATATGGTCGTATTCTTTTTTATGTCGATGCTGATGTTGACGGTAATTCAATCGCTGGTCTTTTAATAAACTTTTTTCATAAGTACTGGCCAGATATGTTTGATAGAAGAATGATTTACAAAGTAGAAACACCAATTGTTGTTGCTATTCCCAAATCTAAAACTAAGAAGAAGGTTCTTTTTTACTCACAGGATGAGTATAATCAATGGGAATCCAAGACAGACTTAAAACAATGGGATATTAAATACAAAAAAGGTTTAGCAGCACTTGTTGATGATGAGTACCAAGATATTATCAATAGTCCAAAACTTACCTTAATTACAAAAGATGATGTTTCTGATAAGTCATTAGATATTTGGTTTGGTAAGAGTTCTGATTTGAGAAAAACGGAATTATTAAAATGAAATTTACAATAAAATCAGAGGAGTTAGAACATAATAATCAGATAATTATATTAGACTTTTCTAAAATGAGAGTTATTGATAGCGTAGAGTTTGGTATGGTATTTAACTATGATAAATATGAAGGAAAATTAGTTTGGGTTAAATACTTAAATCCTTCAAGAATTGATGGATTTCCATTGTTTGAAATTGATACTTTACAATTAGATAGAGATGATAAAATTTCACAAATTATAAATTAATTCGTATCTTTGTACCATGTGCAGAGACCGCGCTTGGAGAAGATATACAGAAGAAAGGATAGTCATTCGTAGACTAAACAATAAAATGTGCACTGCAAGATGGTATTGGAGAGGATTTGAAGATGCCAATGGAATTAAACATCACCATCCATTTTTATCTGATTACATAGGTTCTACAGATTATTTTACCTTTAAGACACATACTACAAAAAGATACGACACTAGGTATAAGACAAAATATTCTCCAAACAAATGTAAACATCCTTATAGATATAAAGGTGGTACAAACACAAGAGAAGAATCAAAATTAGAATTTCTTAAAATACTAAGAGATAATGGAATTAAGTGATTTAATACCAGACAATTCATCTAATTGGTCTGTTAAGAATGACTTCTTAATGTTTAAGAAGATTCAGAACATACCGACCTGCTTTATATCCAATGATAATATCGTTTATGTTTTTTTAGACGTTAGAATCTATAAACAAGTTCTTAAATTAACTTCTTTATTAGTTGATAAAGGCGTTGAGTTCTATTTTACAATACCTGAATTTTCAAATCCAGAAGGAGTTGAAAATTTAAATGATACTACTGTACTTCATTATCTACACTCTTATTCTAAAAAAGAGTTCTTTAATGGATTTAGAAAAATAAATTTTGATTTGATTTATAATCTAATCAAATGGACTGAAAAAGAAAACTGTTTTAATTTGGTTAAGGAGAATTATGAGTATATGTTAAAGAAAGTAAATCATCAAGACTATGATTACTATTCGAATAAATCAACATATAGATACAACGAGGAAATAAGAGAAGAGTTCAGAACTTTATACAGAGAAATAATAATCAGCAAAATTTTGTAATTTAATAACACAAATTTTATATATAGTATGTGATAAATAAATTCAATAATTACATTTCTATTAATGAAGCTACTATCGATGATAGTAAATCTGGTATTGAATATGAGTTCTCCAGAGACGGTCAAACATATGCTAAAAGATTTGAAATAAGTCAAAACTTGACCTTTGTTCCTATAGATTATTTACCAAATGATGATGTTGAAATTCTACACATAAGACCATCTTCGGTGAAATCACTTGAATTTAAAGACTTAAAGAAGTTATTAGACTTTGATAATGAATCTGCTTTTAGTAAAATTATGGTTTATGAAACAACATCAAGAAAATACCCATTCGCTATAGTAAAGAAAGGAATTAGAACTACTATACTAAGACAAAAAGGTAGACAAGGTGTTACAAAAAGAGCTGAGCATTTTAGAGAAACAGCATTCATTATTATTTTTGCATCAACAATATGGGAATTAACTGGTCACAAAGTCGATATTTACTCTAATAGAGGAAAAATTGAAATGGATTATTTATACAGCGAAGAAGATAGTGAAAAAAGATTTGCTATAATTTCAGACAATGAGAGAGGTGATTTTAGAAGAAGATTTGAGGAGTTTATAGCAAATAAAGGTTTGTATAACTCAATGATTCGTCAGTCTAAGGAATTAATAACATTCATCGATAAGAATATATTTAATGTAGAAGCAATTTATAAAAATTCAACTAACCTTTTAATTGCTCAAATGGCTAAAAGTTACTTAGATGAAGAGATAGAAATGTATAGAAATTTAGATCCTTATGACAAAGAAAAATCTATTTATGAGTTTCCTGATACTGTAAATATATCTAAATGGAATCCAAGTGATATTTGGATAGCATTTAAAGATGGTAAAGAACCAATTTACAATACTAAGTGGTATGATACCAATATTAATGATTTAGACGAATTGAACAATTACCTTTATGCATGTATTGAAAAAAGAAATGGTATAGTTGGTGTATCTTTAAAACAACAACAAACTGGTGAAAACAGAGTGAGAACTGTTAATATGAAAGAAGATGATGTTCAACACCAGTTTTTAGGTTATAAATCAAATAATAAAATAAAAACTGTTGTTATAAAATTCGGATATAAGTTCTCTAAGAACTCTAAGTTTTATAGAGACGGTGAGTTACAACTTAGAACATTTGATACTAGTCCAGTATCTGCTATTTCAGTTGAGGTGAAAGGTTCTAAAAAAGCACAACATATGTCTGGAAAAGCTGGTTCGTTACTTTCAACAATAGTTCCTAATCAATGGTACAATTTGATTGAGAAAGTCAGAAGAGAAAAAGATATGGAAAAAATCAGAGAGATTTTGTCTACACACAATTTTACTTCACCAGAGATAGCTCAGTGTGTTAGTGTTGATTTAGAATCGGAAACTAAAACTCAAGAAATAAACTCAAGATTACAATCTTACTTAGTTTTAGATTGGTTGCTCACACAAAGTTCAATCACCAGAAATAGATTTGTTTCTACAATTGTAAAATTTGCAAAGTCAGAATCACTTTGGTCATCTCCACACTTAGTAGTTAAGTAAACTTTTTTAATTCGATTTTATATAAATCGATATGATAGGTTCTATAAATATACACAGTAGTGGAACATCTTCTAGTAGTTCAGGTTGTATCATTCTAGGAACTAACTCTAACACAACAATTACGACAACTGGTAATAACTTAGTTTATTCTGCCGGAACAGGTGCCTTTAGTATATCAACATACAAATCAACATATCACATTTTAGGAGAAGACTATGAAGTCAAAAGTACTTATACAGATCCTAACTTATCAATTGTAATAGCAACTCTCAATGTATTGAAAAGACCTTTCTGGGAAGAACTAAAAAAACAGAATATAAAATTTGATGATGATTTAGAAAATTTTATTGAGAAGAGGCTTAAGATATATGACAGAGATGAGAAATTAGAATCATTATTACCAGATTAAACATAAACTTACATTTTATAAATCACTATAAATAAAAAATAATCAAAATATTAATGTTATGTGATTTAATAATCGACGGAAACTATATTTTGAGTAGATTAGTTTTTACACTTCATAAAAATAATTTACTCTACGGTGCTCTACATAAATCATTAGAAAATACGGTATCAAATTATAGAAAATGGTATCCTTTTGCAAATGTATATTTAGTATCAGACTCTAAAGAAAAGTCTTGGAGAAAACAATTAACAAAAACTTATAAAAGTAACAGAAAGAAAGATAACGATATTGATTGGTCTTTTGTTTACACTGCTTACGATGAGTTTAAGCAATCAATGAAATCTACAATAAAAGTCCTTGAAGCTCCAACTATCGAAGGAGATGACTGGATATCTTTTCTTTGTGATAAATCAAATGAAGAAGGTCGTTCTGCAATTATCGTATCAAATGATTACGATATCAAACAGATTGTATCTTATGGATTAGAACCATTATTCATTAACATAATGACTAATGAAATGTATAATAAAGAGAAACTATTCTTACCAAAGAACTATCAAATATTTGTGGACAAAGTATCTACTTTACCAAATGATGATATCTTTAATCTAAATGATAATAGTGAATTTCTTTTACTTCTAAATAGATTTTTAACTAAGTATGATGTAAATGAAATTGATTCTATGGAATCTTTAGTAATTAAAATCATATCAGGTGATCAGAGTGATAACATATCTTCAGTTTGGTCTCAAGTAAAGAATGGTAAGAAAAGAGGTATAGGAGCTAAAGGAGCTAAGTCAATCTATGACAATTATCTTTCTGAATTTGGTGAAGTTAATTTACTTGATCCAGATCTTTATGAAAACATTGCTGATTTAATTTGTGAAAAGAAAAAGTTAAGTAAAACACAAATAGAATCTATAGTTGAGAATATACAAGACAATGTTAAGTTAATTGACTTAAGAATTGACAATCTTCCTGAAGATATTGTTAGTAAAATGAAAACAGTTTATGGCGGAATTAATTGATGTCGCAAATGCGATGTTTAGAAATAGAAGTGATTGGGAAAAAATTACTGATGATGATAAAGAAAAGTTGTTTTTTATATTCAATCGATATTTTAGTAAAAAATATCCAGAGAAAAGTCATTTACTTAATATGAAGACCACAAATAAATCAGATGGAATGGATTTGTGGTTTTATTTTATGAAAGGCAAACCTTATCCTCAGTGGTTTTGGTCAAAGTCACCTACTGATAAACCAGAAATACCTGAAAAGGATTTCAAACTTTTAATGCTAAGACTTAAATTAAAAGACTCGGATATTACTTACTTAGTAAATAATTTTCCTGATTTTATAAAAGAAGAGCTAAAGTATTATAAACAACTTGATAAACAATAAATATAAAAATAAACAAAACTATAAATTTAAATGGAACAAATTTTAGAAAAATCAACAAAAACAAATTGGTACGTAGTAAGAACTCAATCTAACCGCGAAAGAAGTGTAACCGAAAAAATTCTTAAAGAAGTAGAAAAAGGTGAACTTATCGGAAAAGTTTCTCAAGTTCTTGTACCGATGGAGAAATCTTTCTATGTGAAAGGTGGAAAAAAAGTAAAAAGAGAAAAAGTTCTTTACCCAGGATACATATTTGTTGAGACATCAGCAATCGGTGAATTAAAATACTTCCTTAAAGGATGTAACGGCGCTACCGGATTTCTTACAAACAAATCAGGTGAGATTAAACCTTTATCACTAAACGAAGTTAATAAAATGATTGGACAACAAGCAGAGGCAGAAGAAGTTGAATTAGAAAATCCTTTTGTTGTTAACGAGGAAGTTAAAATTATGGATGGACCTTTCTCTTCTATGGTAGGAACAATTGAATCTATCAGTGGTCAAAAAGTTAAAGTTTCAGTATCAATTTTTGGACGTAAAACTCCTGTAGAATTGGATATGATGCAAATTGACAAAATGTAATCATTTACATTGAGTAGACTGGTAAAATCATTCGGTGTTGGTCAAAACAGAAGGGTGTATGGTAACTATCAAGTTGAATCACCTGATGGTATATTGATGTTTCGATGTGATGAAAAACGCATCAACTGGTATATTAAAAGAAACTTAGCCAACTATATTGATGAAAACACAATAAGACTAAATTTCAGACCTAATGGTTTAGGTAATCACGAAAGAAACTTTGGACTTTCACAGATGAAAAATCATTGTGTTGTTTGTAATACTGAAAATTATCTTACTAGACACCACGTAATACCTACTTGTTATAGAAAGTGGTTTCCACTAAAACTAAAGTCTCATAATTTTCATGATGTACTTCTTATGTGTGTTGATTGTCACGACACTTATGAAAGAAAAGCTGATGAACTTAAACAAAAACTTTCGATTGATTATTATGCTCCAATAACTGGAGAGTACGAATACAATAGTGAGTTGATTAAATTGGCTAAAATCTCAACAACTCTTCTCAATAAGGATTTATCAAAAATACCTAAAGAAAGAGTAGTTATGATGAAAAAGACATTAAGAGAATATTTCAATTACAAACATCTTACTAAATCCAGACTTGAAAGAATATCAACTATGAGGTCTAAGAAAATTAATAAAAGTCACGGTCAGATTGTAGTAGAAAATTTAGAAAATATTCAACAATTTATTGAGATGTGGAGACTTCATTTTATTGAAAATACTAAGGCTAAGTATTTACCGGAAAATTGGAATGTTAAAAATATAATATGAGTAAAGACTTAATTGATAAATTATTAAAAGTATCAGAAACTATTCATAAATCATCTTTAAGAGGAAGTGCAAATTATGTAGTTACATCACCATCAGTTGGTGATATGATACAGGAAGTTTATAATAAACAAAAGGTCAATTTTAGAAAAGAAAAAGTTAATAGATTATTCGGTGAAAAAGTATAAAGTTAAAGGTATTGAAGTACAGGACAATAGTATTAGTCCATACGGAACAGACATAGAGTCAGAACTTACTAAAATTCTATCTGAAGAATTGGCTAAAAGTATTGATAGAGAATTGATTAAGGATCTACAGAGACTGAGTAAACCTCTTTTAAGACAAAGAAAAATTAAAAAAATATTCAATGACTAAACAGGAAAGATATGATAGAACTTATTTGAGTATGGCTACAGAGTGGTCTAAACTTTCACATTGTACAAGAAAACAAGTAGGTGCCTTAATAGTTAAAAATGGTATGATTATATCTGATGGATATAATGGGACACCAACTGGTTTTGATAATTGTTGTGAGAATTTAGATGGTGATACTAACTGGTATGTTATTCATGGAGAGGCTAATGCTATTCTGAAATGTGCTAAACACGGGCATTCTTGTGAAGGTGGTACTTTATATCAAACACATTCACCTTGTAAAGATTGTTCTAAATTGATTCTACAATCTGGAATAAAAAGATTAGTTTATATAGAAAAATATAAAGACACATCAGGAATTGATTTTCTTGAAAGTGCGGGATTAGAAGTAATTCAATATGGATGATTTTATAAAAAGAATACAGAATTTTGACTTAATAAAAAGTCTTTACTCATTTAATTTATTTGAGATAGATGATATTGCAAATAACTATGATTACTGGCAATATCTGACACAAGAAGAAATTGATGAATACAATAGAGTTAAAGGTAGAAAAAGAGAGGAAACTCTAAAATATTTAGAGACAGAAAAAGCTTGGGATTATATTTCACAACTAAAAGACCTTAAAACTACTTATGGTGAATTGAAAAAGGTAGGTGTTGATTCTCTTTACAATTTTATAAAAACAAAAATTGATATAAATGAGAAATCGGTTTTCTATGATATTGGATCAGGTAATGGTAAAATAGTTTTACACTTATCACTTATATCTAATTTTGGAAAATATGTCGGTGTTGAAATAGACAAAGTCAGATATTTATACTCAAAGTTTATACAAAATCAAGTTAATAGTAATGATAATATACAATTTATTAATGATGATATTAGAAACATAGATTTTTCTGATGCAACATTTGTATTTGTAAATGATTTACTTTTTGATGAATCTGATGTTGAATATATCGTTAGTCAGTTAAAACCTGGAACACATTTAGTTTCAATTGCTGATAACCAGTTGACTCCTGATGATATTGTAGAACTTGAACCAACCTGGGAAGAATCAACTTTACCATTCAAATATTATAAAATAAAATAATGATAAAAATTTTAGTGATAGGTGAAACATGCAGTGATAAATTTGTTTACTGCGAAGTCCCAAGATTTTGCCCGGAGGCACCAGTCCCTATTCTAAGACCAATTGAAATAATTGAGAATGAAGGTATGTCAGGAAACGTCGTGAGAAATCTCAAATCAATTAGTTCTGAAATAAATATAACTCATATACATCAAAGAGAAATAATAAATAAGTCCAGGTTTATTGAAAAAAAGTCTAATCATATGTTCATAAGATTAGATGAGGGTGATCAATTTATATCTAAATTTGAAGACATAATTGAGTTTGATACTTTTGATATTATCATTGTTAGTGATTATAACAAAGGATTCTTAAGTGATGATGATTTAATTACAATATCTAAAAAATCTAAATTATCTATATTAGATTCTAAAAGAAAACTAAAATCAAATGTTACTTCTGACTTTACATTTGTTAAGTTAAATGAGTCTGAATATAATTCTAATCAAGATATATCATCTGATAATATCATAGTGACTTTAGGAAGTAAAGGTTCTATGTTTAATTCTAAAATATACTCAAGTGACAATCCACAGGAAACTATAGATGTTAGTGGAGCTGGTGATACTTTTACATCTTCATTTATTCTAAAATTCTATCAAACTCAGAATATTGAAGAATCAATAATTTTTGCAAATAAAATGTCTGCAATTGTTGTTTCTAAAAGAGGGGTAGCGACTCCATTCTAAACTTAATTTCCAATAATCTATATAATTAATATGGAACTTGTTACAACAAAAATTTGTATGGCATTAGACTTAGGAGTACACGGAAATCTGTTTGGTGGAAATATGATGTCTTTTTTAGATGAGGCTGCCGCTGCTTACGCTTGTCAGATCTGTGATTCAGCAAAAATGGTAACTAAAAAGATAGAAGAGGTGGTTTTCCAAAGCCCAGTTAAAGTAGGAAACCTATTAAAGATATACGCATCTGTTGATAAGTTTGGTAAAACTTCAATTACGATTAATCTAGAGGCTAGAAAACACAATGTCCACACCGGAAGGCAAAATCTAGTTTGCTCAACAAAAATGGTTTTTGTTAAGTTAGATGAAGAGGGTCTTCCTATTCCAATATCAGATAGAGTTAAAACTCGATATGAAGAAAGATTCAAAAAATATCGAAGAGGTCTACTACACCCAGAAGAATTAGAAAAGGAAAACGTGTAAAAAAAAGAGAGTCAATGACTCTCTTTTTTAGTTTAATATCTGTTCTATTCGTGAGTTACGTTCTTCTTGTAAAGAGTATTTCATCAACTGTGATTCTGAGAACCATTCGGTCACTTTGTCATTCATACTATTAATAAAAACAACATAATATTCTACTTGCCAACTTGATTCAATTGAAGGTATAACATATCTAGCATTAATATCTAATACTTCACCAACATACCAAAATTCTGGTATCTCTGAGTAGATAGTTACTTTAACTTCGTCACCTTTATCAAATTTGATATAACCATAGTTATTTTCTACTTTATTTTTCTTGAATATAGATAATAGTCTTTTTATCATTTTAATAATTGTTTAAGTTTCCAATCTCTTTCATCATCTGGATTGTTATGTTTTAACGCCGATTCCGGAAACCTAAGATTAGATGAATAAGTCTCAACTATGTAAACAGGTTCTTTTAACCCAGATTCGTAGTCGATTATTTTACCAGTAAATGAAACCGACCAGATACCATCAGGTTCAGTAAATATTCTAACAAAATCACCCTTTGAGAACTTTAAATTGTTGTCTGTATCTGATAACTGCGAGGTCTTTTGCTTTCGCTTCAATCTCTGTATCAAAGTCAAGACCAAATGTTTTAATTTCTTCATAGATGTAGTCAGCATGTGCGGTTTGTTTACCAGAATTATCTTCTAATGTTTTTGGCGAACTCATATGTGTCATTACTCTTGTAGACCAAGTAGAGTGAGCCAATTTCAAAGCCTCTTCCATTGATTGGTCTTGTGGACCATAATTAAAGTGATGTTGGTCAAACACAATTGGAATACCAATCTTAGTATGAACTAAATCATGTAAAATCTTTACAGAGTATTGATTTGGTGAATCATCATTCTCAAGAGTAAGTCTTTTCTTACAAGACTCAGAAAGAAGTGGAAACCTATCAACAAATCGTTGAGCCGCTTCTTCTCTCGTTGGTTGAGTAGTATTGATATGAATATTGATTGGATAGAATGTAGTTTGGTCTAAACCCATCATATCCATAAGTTCAGCATGTTTATTTAATTCTTTGATTGTTTTTTCTACAACAGATGGGTTCTCACTTGCCAAAACATTGAAAGGACCTGGGTGATACGAGCAACGAATACCATTTGATTTAATCTTATCACCAATTTTAGTCATAAGATTTTGTATTACATTAAAGTTTGGTAAGTCAGAAAACTCATACTCAGACATCCAAGGAAAAGAGTCTGAACTCAAACGATAGATGTAGATATGATTTTTAAGATTATAGTCTAATACTTTGAGAGTATCTTTAAGATTCTCAATAACTAACTCAGACACATAAGGTAATCCTTTAGCATCAAATGTTTTACGAACCATTCCTCTGTTTACTGTAATTTGTTCTTTCTTTTTAAGACCGACATTACAACCCATTGGAATGCAACAATACCCTATATTTTTCATCATAGTTACAAATATAAGGATAAATATTTAATATATACAATATGAAAGTTATTAAATTTACAGAGTTTATCAAAGAGGAATTATTGAATGATACTCCAGAAACTTATATCTCTACTTTACTAAGTCAACTTAAAAGAAAGATTGATAAGATGTTTGAGTATGAAGGATCGGATAGAGAGCCAGAAGAAGAAACAACAAAATCAATAAAGAAAGCTAAAGAAGACGCTAAAGATAAGTCAAAGATGTCTTTTAAAGACTTAGGTTTAAGATTAGAAAACTCTGAAATTTCTAAATACTCTAAGTTATATGATTCGTTAAGTGTAACATTTCAAGATGCTGATTTTATGTACACTATGATTATAATGATTGACTTAAAAGAAGCTTTACCAAAAGATCCAAACAAAGATTTCACAATAGACGATATAAAAAATTGTTATATCAAATTTAAAAAGTATGATATCGCTGCTAACTTTGAGATAATGGGTCAAATATCTAAAAACACAGAGATTAAGAAAATTTCTGAAGATTTAATTATTGACTTAAAGTTAGAGTTAGATGAAACATTTGATGATAATGATGAAGAATTCAAGATAGAAACTGAATAGGAAGGTACATTTTTTTAATAAATAATGTATGGCAATCAATATAATTACTTCTTATCAAGTAGCACAAGTTTTTAAAACTTCAAAATATTTTAGACAAAATTTAGGTCTTGTTATTACCGTAGATAAAAGTGGTAGAAGAGATATGAATAGAAAGGATGAGTTTGCATTCTTTTATCAGAATCAATATAAAACTACAATTTATGCTCAGGGTAATGTCGGTGACGTAAAGTTTTATGTAGATCACTTAATTAAAGACGATACATTTGCGCTTTATACAGGAGATACTTTTGAGGAATTTCTTTACACATTTGATAAAAAATTAACAAAAGAAAAAGGAATTGACCACTATATTGGATTCTTACTTAAAGATGTTGATTTAAAGTATGAAGAAAAAGTGAAAAATGAAGAACTTAGAAAACTAGAGCCTGTCTCAGAAGGAGATCCGGAAAAAGTGTTTACCAATCCAGGTAGTGTGACATATGCTGATGTTAAAGCATACTTAGAAAAGAAACAAAAAGAAAGATATAAAAATAATTTTTCATAATGAAACTGCAGAGAATTATAATGTTAAGAATGTCAGGAGATGACGTTAGATTTGTACAAAACAAATTAAAAGATTTTGGTTTATTTAAAGATAGAATTGACGGATATTTTGGACAAAATACACTTTTAGCAGTTACTAATTTTCAGAGAAGAGTTGATTTAAGACCTGATGGAGTTGTTGGTCCACAAACTTGGAGTCATATTTTACATCACAATCCAAATCCAACACCTCTTCAACTTGAAAATTCTAAAATGGAATCATTGAATAAAGTTCCTATTACGGTAAAAGATATTCCATTTGATGTGTCATATATCGGAGACAATGGTTTAGTTATTAACGATTGTTTATTAAAAGAAGAAGAGTTCATTAAAAAACAAACAAAGAAAAATACAATTTGGTTACATCATACAGCTGGTGGTTCAAGACCAGATTGGACAATAGGTGGTTGGGAAAAAGATTATGTAAAAGATTCTAACGGAAATTCGGTTTTAGATTCCAATGGTGTTCCTAAACCATTAAGAGTAGGTACTCATTATGTAATTGGAAGAAAATCTTCTTCAACAAATGAAGTTTTATGGGATGGTAGAATATTAAGAGCTATAGATGATAGATACTGGGGTTATCATTTAGGAGTAAATCACAAAAATAGTGAAGAGTTAAACTCAAAATCAATTTCAATTGAACTTTGTAACTATGGACCTCTTACGATGAGTAGAGATGGTAGATTTCTAAACTATGTTAATAAAACAATCTCAGAAAAAGATGTTGTAGAACTTTCTAATTCATTTAGAGGTTATAAATATTGGGAAAAATATACAGATAAACAATTAGACTCTTTATCTAAACTAATTACTTATTTACAGAACCGTTGGGGAATTGAAATTGAAAAAGGAATTTATAATGAAGACTGGTTTAACTATGATGAAAAGTGGTTTAGTTTAGGTGGTCTAAGAAGCCATACTCAAGTTAGAAAAGATAAATTTGACATCTTTCCACAGAAAGAGTTGATTGATATGTTAAATAGTTTATAAGAACTTAGAAAGTATCTCATAGATTTTTAATTTATCTTCATTTTCTAAATCATCAAAATCACAATTCATATCATAGTCTTCTTCCCAATAGTGAAGAATTATCTTACCTGTTGATTCTACATATTCAATAGAGTCAAATACAATAAAACTTATTGGCATTTTAATGACAATCTCAAAAATATCAATACCAATAGTTTTGATTATTTTGATAGTTTTCTTCTTTATTATTTTTCCTAAAATAACTTCCACATAGGTATATATAATTTTACATTTTTGGTTAAAAAATTGAATATTGAAAATTCTTAATTAATATATAGTTTTAAGACAAATAATTTTTTTATGATTAATAGATATAACGAATTTTTATTAGAAAACCAAATATATGATTTACTACTTGAATCTAAAGTAGTATTCTCATCAAAGTTTATAAACTTAATTAATAAGTTTAATAGTAACAAGATTTCATCAGAACTAATTAAAATAAACTCAAAGGATTATCCAGTACAATATAACTTTATTGACATAACGGATGAGAAAGATGCTGTTAGTTTTACACCAGATAGAAAAGCTCAAGAGCTTTACGCTGGTAAACCAGAAACTTGGATGGTTGTTGAATCAGGTAAGTATCTAACTCATAGTGATAAAAATAATAAAATATTTGAAGCACTTGGTTATAATAAAGAAGGTAGACCAAATTGGGCACCTGATATTGGAATATTTGGTACTATTTTATCTGAAACAATAAGTTCAGTTTCTGGAAAAACTTTTGTACTATTTCAAGAGTATGATGTTGAAAATCCAAGACTAACTGTATTAAATAAAAGTTGTTTAGAAGTAAATGATCCAGAAATAAAAGCTGTTTGGTCAACTTCAAGAAACAATATGAAAATTGGTAGACTTGTGAGAGCTTTACTTAGAAGTGCTAATGTGGCATTCACTGACAAAGATATCGAAGATTTTACTAATCAATATAAAGCAACTTACGATTTTGCTAAAGATGCTCTTAAACAATTTGATGTTGTTAAAGGTGATGATATTTCAAATTGGTATGATGAAGATAATTATCAAAGTGGTGGTGGTACTCTTAATAATTCTTGTATGGCAAGTGTCAATTCATCTTACTTTGACATTTATTGTAACAATAAACAAGTATCTATGGTCATTCTTTATTCAGAAAATGGCACAATCACTGGTGATAAATATGTTTCAGACAAAATTAGAGGTAGAGCAATTCTATGGGATGCTGAGTTTGAGGGAAGTCCTATTAAATTTATGGATAGAATCTACACCACACACGATTCTGATGTAGAACTGTTTAAGCAATTTGCTGAGAAAAATGGATGGTGGTATAAAACTTCTCAATCTATGGAACAATGGGAACAGATTACAGATGGAACAAATAGAAAATTAGGTCGAATTGTTGTACACGCTGATGATGTTGATTGGGATTACTATCCTTATATGGATACTATGAGTTACTTAAATTTAGATGAAAATGTTATTACAAACGATTCTGATTACTCTGGATTAGACAGAGAATGTAGAAGTACATGCGGAGACTACGACTCACTATAAAAGAAAAACCCAGTCAATATTGACTGGGTTTTTTAGTTTTTCATATCTTTAACTTGAACGGGGTCAAAACATCAGGCTCTTTTGCTTTCGTTTCCTTACCTTATTTCTAAGAGGTTTCTGCTCCGTTCCTTCTCCTGACTTACGACCTAAAAGTAGATATTACTTTACTTCTTCAAAGTCTGCGTCTTGAACCTCATCATTCGGATTAGAGTTATCCTCATTTGTTGGTTCTGGTTGAGAAGACTCTTGATACAATCTGGTTGAGATTGTAGACCAAGTCTCATTCAACTTTTTAGAAGTTTCCTCAATAGATTCAACATCTTTATCAGAGTGAGCTTTTTTGAGTGCGTCTAAGTCCACATTAATTGCTGACTTATCTTCTTCAGTTAACTTCTCACCGAATTCTTTCATTTGTTTTTCCGTTTGGAAAATCAAACTATCAGCCATATTCAGTTTGTCAACTTTTTCTTTTTCAAGTTTGTCAGCTTCAGCATTTGCCTCAGCTTCTGCTTTCATTCTTTCGATTTCTTCTTTAGTCAATTGAGAACCACCTTCAATACGAATTGTATTCTCTTTACCAGAAGCCTTATCTTTTGCAGATACAGAAAGAATTCCATTTGCATCAATATCAAATGTTACTTCGATTTGAGGAATTCCTCTCGGTGCTGGCATGATTCCATCTAAGTGGAAACGACCCAAAGAACGGTTATCTTTTGCCATAGGACGCTCACCTTGTAGAACATGAATTTCTACAGATGATTGATTGTCAGCCGCTGTAGAGAACGTTTCAGACTTACGGGTCGGAATTGTTGTGTTAGCTTCAATCAATTTTGTCATTACACTTCCCATAGTTTCAATACCCAATGAAAGTGGAGTTACATCTAAAAGAAGAACATCAGTGATTCCTCCAGTAAGAACAGCTCCTTGAATAGCCGCTCCTAAAGCAACCACTTCATCTGGATTAACAGATTTGTTTGGTTTCTTTCCAATGTAAGATTCAAGTGCTTCTTGAACTGCTGGAATACGAGTTGAGCCACCAACAAGAATTACTTCGTCAATCTCAGACGGTTTAAGTCCAGCTGACTTAAGAGCACTTTTAGCACAACCGATAGTTCTTTCAACCAATTTGGCTGTCATTTGGTCGAATTTAGAACGAGTCAATTGTTTAACAAAGTGAAGTGGCATTCCATCCTGAGCTGTGATATACGGAAGATTAATTTCACTTTGTGATGTTGAAGAAAGTTCAATTTTAGCTTTTTCAGCCGCCTCTTTAAGACGTTGTAAAGCCATAGGATCTTTTGATAAATCCATATTGTGCTCACTCTTAAATTCTTCAACCATCCAGTTGATGATTGCGTTATCAAAGTCGTCACCACCTAAGTGAGTATCACCATCAGTAGATTTTACTTCAAATACACCGTCACCGATTTCGAGTACAGATACGTCATGAGTACCACCACCACAGTCAAATACTAAGATTTTAGCATCTGTATTTTTCTTATCAAGACCATAAGCTAAAGCGGCTGCTGTAGGTTCATTGATAATTCTTTCAACTTTAAGACCAGCGATTTCACCAGCTTCAATAGTTGCAGTTCTTTCAGCATCACCGAAGTAAGCTGGTACTGTGATTACTGCTCTATTCACTTCGTGACCAAGATAATCTTCTGCTGTCTTTTTCATTTTTTGCAAAATCATTGCTGAAACTTCTTGAGGTGTATAAACACGATCGTCAATTTTCACACCTGGTACATTACCACCAGCGTTTGTAACTTCATAAGGTACTCTACCTACCTCATCTTTACATACTGAAAAATCTTTACCAATGAATCGTTTAATTGAATAAACTGTTTTCTTTGGATTAGTAACTGCTTGACGCTTAGCAGGATCTCCGATTTTTCGATCTTTGTCGGTAAAACCTACAACAGATGGTGTTGTTCTTTTACCTTCAGCATTTGTGATTACGATTGGCTCACCGCCCTCTACGACTGCGACACAGGAGTTTGTTGTTCCTAAGTCAATTCCGATTATTACATCTTTTTTACTCATAAATTTTTAATTTTTTAGTAATGATTATATCAATTTATTTGCCAAAGTTTATTTTATGACAAATTGTCAGTTTTTCTGACTTTCTTAATTTTATATTTTCTTATGCCAAAAAAGTTTAACAAAATAAAATAATATTGTATAATAGTATGATTAATGATGAAAGTATTTGTTGGTATTTTAATAATATGAGAACAAAAGGTTTTGTTCCATTATATTGCGAATACGGTGGTTATATAGATGATAGAAATCATATAAAAATTTACTACAATCATAAGTCGGGTAAAAGGTCTTCATATAGATTTCTAAAAGAATTAGTAGTTCAAGAGATAAGAGACTCAAAGATTAAATCGATATTAGGTAATTAATATATAATTAATGAAGTTCATAAAAGAATGGTCTGAATGGAATCCTGATTTAAATAAAAAGGTGAGAGATTATGTTGAGTTAAATAAAACTCAACTTCGTAGTATGTGGGATGATGAAAAATCAGAAGAGGAAAATGAGCAATTTCTTATTGATTACTTTACAGAATATCCCGATGAAATGAATTCAGTTATAAATGTAGATAAAGTTCAGACAGTAAGACCAGTTACTGGTATAAAAAACACAGCACCAATTTTACAAAACATCGGTGGTGTAAAAGATTTCAAGAGTTTCTAAACTAAATGTGATTTGATAAGTAATACCGGACCTTCTGTCCACACTTGTTTACCTTTTTCTGTACTGAAGTTTTGGTCATAGTTTAATAATTGAAAACCTCTAACTTTTGGATTAAAAAGACTGTTGTTTATAAAATTAAAACAATCTTCACCAGTAATTTCATTTGGTCTTTTCCAACTAAATTCAGCATGTCTCATTAAAAAATTATCTACTGATTCTTGATCTTTATTAGGTATTTCTGAAATTTTACTTCCGTGAAAACTATTACCTAAAGATTTTAATTTAGTCTCAATAGTTCCACCACCAATCTGATTCCAACTTGTATCTAAGTCAATTGAGTCTAAAAAATGTTCAACTAAATAGATGTCACCTCCCCATCTGTCATAATCATTACCAAATGATTCCCAAATAGTTGATTCTGGACAAACCGCAATTTTTGTATTATCAAAAGGTATCATTTCATAGACAGCTTCTCCATAAGTACCAGTCGCTGATCCACGAGTTCCACCTATAATACATCTTTCATATTTAGGATAATCTTTCCAACTTGGTAGATTTGATAATAGGTCTAAATGAATGTTAGTATCTTCAATTGAACTTCTAAAGTCACCCTTTAGTGGATCTACTAACAAATAATCACCTAAATTTGGCATACCTCTGAATATTTCAGTTTCAGCTTTAGTCCAGTTTTTACAATTCTCTTTTCTAATCTGATCAAACTCTTTTTCAGTTATAGATTTAGTTCCGAATGTATTGTAACTCTCAAATATTTTATAAGACTTTAGATATTTCACTTACTATATATAAAAAAAGAGAGTTAAAAACTCTCTTTAATTATCATCTTCAGATTCTTCAGGGTCTCTAAAAAATAGAGTAGAATCTTTTGATTCTAACCATTCTCTAGCAATTTCTAATCTCTTAGTTTGGTTTCTAATAAATTCTTTAGCCATCTCAAATGGTTCACATCTTTTTAATGAGGACTCATAGGATTCCATATCATCATAGATATCCAATATCTCTTCTTTAGACATTTTCTTTAATTGTTCTGCTTTGTCCATATTCATAACAAAAGCAAAGTTAGGATTACCAACTCTATGATTTATAGCATAATCTCTTTTACTCATACCAGAATTAACAAATTCTTTATAAGCTTTATTAATTTCATCAACCTTATCTCTTAAATCCTTTTTAACGATTGAGATTATTTTATTAATTCTTTCGTGTGCTTCTTTTTCATCTTCTGGAACTTGAGCAATAACATCATCTATCAAATCATCTAAGATATAACCAATGATAACATGTTCTCTGTAAATATCATTTGTAAGTAAACCGTGTCTTTGGAAATACCAATCAGTTTTAATTTTAACCATATGGTCATTATCAAACTGAACAATCCATCCTTCTTTATCTACTTCTGATTTTGACTTTTCAATCAAATCATCTAAAGTATTATCATCCTCAAACGGAGAAATTTTGATAGAACCAATCTTATCTAAATGTTCTTTTATATCAATATGTCTACCAGTCTTATTATCTCTAAGTCTTAAAAGAATAAGCTCTTCTTCTAAATACCTAAGAACGATTCTATTATGTGGAGCAACATACTCAAATATAGGAACAATATTATTATTTAGTGACCAATCAACAAATGACTTAACATCTGGATTAGTTTTGTATATCTTATTAATACCATTCGCTTGATCGTTATCAAACCCCATTTTAGATTTACCAACTACTTTACCGTTTGGTAATTTCACAAAAGTAGCAATTGAACCATCTTCTTTATTATTTACATATCTGATTTTGTAATCTTTAACAACAGAATACATAGAGTTAGGAACTTGATTCAAGTTAAAGAACTTTTCAAGTAGTACATATCTGTTATAAAGAGAACCATCTTTATTGAATACAAAAGTAAGACCTCGCATCTCAAAACCTTTTAATTCTGGTTTTGATGGAACAGGCATATCAAAGTCTTTGTATTGAGCTAAACGATAGTTAAAAACAGAAACTGGGAATCCTTCAACTTCATATTTTGACTCATAAAATGTAGCATCTTCTCCAGAGCACATTTCAACTGATTCCTCATAAGTAGGAATTTTATTAAGTGAAACACTTTCGTTTAGGAATTCTATGTAGTTGAATATTTTCATAAAAGCAAATTTAAGGAAATTTACTTATATATAAAAGAAGACTATTGATTATCTTTGTTGTATCTATCGATAACTCTTTTTCTGAGTTCTGTTGTTGAGAAAGAGTGTTTTCTTGAATTGTAATAAATTTCGATATGTTCTAAATGTTTACCGGTAAAATCTTTGTCTTTGTATTCATCACCAACAACTCTAACATTAATTGGATAAGAGTGTAGAATATCAAGTAAATCTTTTTCAGTTGCATAAACAACTACTTCATCAACATATTTACAAGATTCTAATTGAACAAATCTCTCAAATACACTTTGTATAGGTTTATTTTTTTCTGGTCTATCAATTGTAGGATCTGTTTGTAATCCAACAATAAGATAATCACAAATTGACTTAGCTTCTTTTAACATCATTATATGACCAGCGTGAAAAAGGTCAAAACAAGAACAAGTAAAACCTACCTTCTTCATATTTCATTTTATTTTTATTATTTTAATTTCCGAAAAGTTGATTTAGTTTAATTTCTCTATCAACTAAATTTTTATTATTAGAACCATAAACATCTACATAAGACATTGAAATTATGGCATCAAATTTTTCTATATCTCTGTCTTTATAATCTCTAAAACCTTTATCTTGATTTACTGATATGTCCAATAATTTACATCCAGTAAAAACCCAATAATAATATTTAGATTTAGAAACATGTATTATATCAGGAAGTTCAGTCAAATTTTTAAGAAATTCTAAATCTTTGACTGGTCTTACTTGATTATCATAAATATAGACTGAGATATCAAAATCAATTTTATTTTTCTTTTTTAATTGAGATATCTTTTCAGGAAATTCATAAAAGTTAAATTCTTTATCGTCTATATGTAAGTTCATCTATTTGATTAATTTGTCGAGATTTGCGGTTCGATTGATAATTTTATCACCACCGATTAATCTTTTGATTTGCTCTACCGCAAATTTATATTGTTTTCCAGAAGATACTGATTTAGCAATAACTGGATAAGTTCTATTTTTTGTTTTAATATCAACAATTTCATAGACACCATTTGTTCCATAAAATTGCATTCCAATGATATTTTGTGTGAAACCAAGTCGTCTACAAATTGTTTCGTAAACACCTACAACTGCTTCGGTTTTTTCAAGTGTCTTAACAGTCATTTTAGCTCCATAAAAAGCTTTTGTATAACTAATTGAACCAAAATCAATTTTAACATTTTCATCTTTTTCAATCTGAGCAATTGCTGCTTTGATTTTATCCTGTACCTGCTTAATTTTTGTCTCGTTTATCATAATACAAATATAAGAAAAAAACCTTAAATTTCAACTAGATTGTAGATTTATTTATAAAAAAACCTCACCGAAGTGAGGTTTGACTTTTGTGTGAGGATTAACGGTTATTACCTCAACCTACTATCTGATACAAGCTTGATGTATCCTCTATTGCCAGGGCTAATAGTACGTGCTATTTGTATACCGGTCAGTCACCTAGGACTATTTACACTACACTAATTAATTAGTTTTGAGTATCCAATACTTTATCGATATTCATTTCTCTAACTTTAGCTCTCATCCAAGAAGGATCATTTTCTAAATCCTGCTCAGTGATTCCTAATTGGTTCATAAATACTTCTAAAAGATATTCTTTGTTCTCATAACGGTAACTTGGTCTTTCAGACATTACCTCTTCAACATCATAATCAATTCTTGACATATATTAATTTTATTTTTTATTTATATTGTTTATATTTATGAAAGTTTATATATAGTTGATATGGCAAATAGACCAATTACAGAAAAAGAAAAACTAGCTTGGAACTTCGCAAAACAAGCACATAAAGGTCAGGTAAGGAAATTCATAAACAAACCTTACTTTGGTGCACATGTTGTTAAAGTAAATGGTATTGTAAAACAATACACAACTGACGAAGACTTACTTTGCGCGGCTTTACTACACGATACTTTAGAAGATTGTTATGAGGATCCAGAAGTTGGATTAGTTGAACTGAAAGAACTTTTTGGAACAAGAGTAGGTAATTTAGTTTGGGAACTAACATCAGATGGCGATGAAATTGATGATAGTTATGATGGTAGTAAAACAGAATATCTAACCGATAAAATGATTCATATGTCAGATGATGCTCTTATCATAAAATTAGCAGATAGATTACAAAATATATCTGATGCTTTTACGGCTACTGAAAGATTTAGAAATAAGTATTTTCAAGAAACATCTGAGATATTAACAGAAATACAGAAGAACAGACAGTTTAATAGAATTCATCGATTATTAATAGGTGATATACAAGCTAAACTTGACAACATAAGTTCTATATTCAGGATAAAAAGATTTGATGAAATATGAAACATTTAAAACCGTATATTTTATTTGAGAACGTATACAATCATGATTTAGAATTAGATGTTAAAGATATGTTTCTTGAACTTGAAGATTCTGGTTATCAAGTTGATATTGATATGAGACCACAAGGAGTTGATATGTTTTGTGTAGAAGTATCAAATGATAATTTATTCCAATGGTCAGATGTTAGGGAATATTTTGAAAGAGCAAAAGATTACATTTGCTCAAATAATTGGGAGATAACAAATATTCATGTCCATTTTTATGGACCATATAGTAGTAAAATTAAAGAATTTATGAGCTTAGGTGGTTATGATAAATTCATCAACTATGTAGATAATGAAGAGTTTATCAATAATAATAAGATAGAAGGTGTAGCTTTCATATTTGACCCGGTGATATTGAATTAAAACAAGTATCAATAGTATTTAGAAAGCAGTCTTAGCCGCTTGATATTGTTTCTCACTTAAAATTTTTACTTGACGACCTCCGACTTCTACTTTTTCTAAAAACTTATTCGTTTTAAGTTGTTTTTGTAAAGAAAGAACAAAAGAATTATCTCCTTTATATTGTCTTATTTGTTTGTTTAACTCAATTTTTTCGTTTAGTTCCATGTCACTTAATTAGATTTTACAAATATATAATAAAATATTTAAAACAAAAAAGAGTTAGATTAAACTAACTCAATTTTTTCTGACCAACACTCTTTCAATAATATACTTTCGTTTTTAAGTAAATCTTCAATATTACCTATCTTAAAGTTTTTATAAACACTGCGGTTTTTATAGTGAAGCTTTACCATAAGATAACCCAATTCGGTAATGTAAAGTTCTTTGATTGTGGCCTTTCCGTCAGGTGTGTCCACTTCAGAGTTAATGATGTTTTTCAATTCATTAATATTAATTTTATATCTCTTATTTCAATAAAATAAAAGTATCATATATATTGAGATTTTTACAAAAAATTACAACTTTTAGATATTTTTTCATAAATTTTTTTTGTGATATCAATTCACAAAATTATTTACCTAAACTTTGAATGAGTTTAGACATATAAAAAAGAAAAACTTAACAAATGCAAATTCTATTAACACCAGAAGACTTAGTACGTAGATGTGTGTGGGATCACTATGTTTATTACATTATAGGTTCTGACAAAGAAGCAGAGAAACTTCTAAAAGAAAACAGTCAAGTTGAACTCACAGAAAGAGACGCTTTAGTTATTGGACTTCTAAAAGTAATTGAAACAGATAATCTTATTTTCAAGTTCAATACCTATTTAGTTGAACTACTTACAAATAAATCAGCAAAAGAAAAAGAACTATTACTAGTTAGAAAAAAGACTTTTGATACTGCTGTTGAGAAATTTTTGGATAAATTTCCTGACTATTGGGAACCAAATACTTCTTATACAAAAGCTCTCAAAGACCTCGTTCAATATATTGAAGATATTCGAGTTGAGGTTGATAAATTAGAAATTCATAAGATTGTAGATAAAAATGTTACTTATGAATTTTATAACTCTAATACAATTAAAAAATTATTAAAATTCAATTATTAATATTATGAAAGAAAACAAAACAGAAGAACAAAACGTGGTAGAAGAAAATCAAGTTTCTGATAACTCTGATAGATTAGAAGAATTATCTAAATTGTTATCTGAATCAGAAGAAAAGTATGTAAGACTTTATGCTGAGTTTGATAATTATAAAAAAAGAACTCAGAAAGATAAAGAAGATTTGATGGTATCAACTAAAGTCAAGATGTTAACATCTATTTTAGATATGGATAACGACCTTTGTTTTGCTATCAAGTCTATAAAAAATCCAGAAGCTAGTGAAGGTCTAAAACTAATTTCAACTAAATTAGAAAGTTTTCTAAAGTCACAGGGTATTGAAGAAATTCAAACTGAAGTATATGATGAGGATTTACACGAAGTTATCAGTATCATGCCATCAGAAGTAGAAAGAGTAGTTGATATTGTTTCTAAAGGATATACTCTAAATGGAAAACCTTTCAGATATCCAAAAATTATATTGGGTAGAAATGCGTAAATCTAAAAGTATTTCATTTTTTGATATAGCTCAAGATGAACTTTACAAAAGAGAATTGTTCACGGTTTTAAGTAAAGGAATTGAGACTAGACATCAAATGGAATTTTTAGAATTACTTGATTATGTAATAGTAAAAAAGTCACAACTATTCAATGTTGATGGACTACTTGGTGAATTATATGAAGGTGAAGATAATATATCTGATTTAATATTACCATCAATTAGAAGAGTCTTCAATAAAATATATGTACAACCACCACCGTTATTTTTAGATAATCCACTTAGACTTGAACTTTATCAACTTTCTTTTGATATTGATGAGTTTATAGATTATTTCATAAAGATGATAAAAATATCCAAATCTTGTTTAGATATTTTTGAGTACTTAGATAGAACATCTCAAACCTTAGAGTTGATAGTAGATAATTATATCGCTAAGATTGTTAAATCAGTACTTGATGCTAGTGATATAAATAAGGACATTGAGAAATTTCAGAGAGATAAAAAAATTAAAAAATTGATAAATGATTGATTGGTATGTTGAAATATCAGATTCATCACCTGAATCATTTAAGTCAGATTTGTTTTTATCAAAAGTAATCGACACCGCAAGTCCTTGTATGGATTATTTTTGTAATAGACTTACTGAGATGAAAGATTGGAAACTTGAGGATGCCAACAACATCTTTAAGGAAATAATAGAAGAGTTACCTATTTTAAAATCAAGAGTCTACAACAATGAGTTTATTATAGATTATAATAGATATGTTGTTATCCGATTGACGGAAACACCTACACAGATATATAGAGAATCAAAAATTAGACAATTATTATCATAAAAATAAAATTAACTTATGAGTAAAGATTATTATCAGGTACTTGGAGTAGACAAAGGAGCATCAGAAGATGATATCAAAAAAGCTTACAGAAAAGCTGCTATGAAATACCATCCAGATAAAAACCCTGACAATCCAGAAGCTGAGACTAAATTTAAAGAAGCGGCTGAAGCTTATGATACACTATCTAATAGTGAGAAACGCCAAAACTACGATAGGTTTGGAAGTTCTGGTAATCCATTCGGTGGTGGTAATCCATTCGGTGAACAGTTTGGTCACGGATTTAATATGGATGATATATTTAGTCAATTTGGTGATATTTTTGGTAGTGGATTCGGTGGTGGAAGAAGACAACAACAAAGAAGAAAAGGTTCGGATTTAAGACTTAAAATTTCTGTTACCATTGAAGATATTCTAAAAGGAACTACTAAAAAAATTAGATACAGAAGACAAGATAGTTGTCATAGTTGTAACGGAGCTGGTGGTACAGGAGTAAAAGATTGTTTACCTTGTAATGGAACTGGTCAAAGACAAGTAGTACAAAATACACCATTTGGACAGATAAGAACTAATACCACTTGTCCTGATTGTCAGGGTGCTGGTAAAAGAGTACAAAATATCTGTGGAGTTTGTCACGGAAATGGAACAGTTTTAAAAGACCAAGTTGTTGAGGTTGAAGTTCCAAAAGGTGTTTCAGATAATATGCATCTAACAATGCATGGATATGGTAATAACATAAAAGATGGTAGTCCAGGTGACTTACATATAGTTATTGAGGAAATCAAAGAATTCTACTTTAAAAGAGAAGGAGCTAATTTAGTAGTTGAAAAAGATATATCAGTTTTAGATGCAATATTAGGTAATCAAGTTTCTGTTAAAACACCACACGGTGATATTTTAATAACAGTGGATCCTGGAACTGAGTCAGGTCAAGTAGTAAGAGTTACTGGTAAAGGTGTTCCAGATATTACTTATGGGACCGGAGACCTCTTTATAAAACTATCTGTTAGAATTCCTAAGAAAATAGATAGTGAAGAAAAAGAAGTTTTAACAAAACTTAAAGAATCTAAGAACTTTCAATTGTGATGGTGAATCCAAATGATAATAATGTTTTTATTTTTTGGGTAGGTAAGGAATATAAAGTAATAAAGTTTTTAAGAGCTCTTATCTACCATCATTCCGCTGGTGGAAAAAATTACACCGTTCATTTTATAAATCACGAAAATATAAAGGATTATGTTAATCGTATTCCTGATTATTTTTGGAAACTATCTTTAACACATCAAGCAGATTGGTTAAGAGTTCAGGTAATTTGTAAATGGGGTGGTCTTTGGTTAGATAGTGATACTATTGTTATGTCAGATTTATCAGAAGTATTTAATATATTAAAAACAAAAGAAGGATTTTTAATTGACGAACCAAGAAAAAAAACATCAATATTAATAAATGGTGTTTTTGCAAGTAGACCATCAACAAGACTGATGTTAGAATGGAAAAATAAAATGGAAATTTTATTAGAAAGTAAGTCTAAAATTAAATGGACCGAAATTGGTGAGCATATTCTTCAGAAAATAAGGTTTCAACATTCTGGATACTTATCTGAGTATTTAATACTGAATGCTAAAGAAACAGTATATCCAATATCTTGGGGTGAATCATATAAAGAATTTATTGAAAAGCCTTATGAGAATTATAAAAATTTGACTAAAGACTTTCAACCTTTTGTAATGGTTACTAGTTTAATTTATAGAGAAGCTGAAAAACTATCTGAAGAAGAAATTTTAACAAAAACTCCACTGTCATACTTTATAAGAAAGTCTTATCAATCTTAGATGTAAGAAACTTTGTGTTTAGATTTTCTAGTGTAATCTTTAATAGATTTATGTGCTTTATGAGTAGATATCCATCCAGTGGAATTCTCAAGAGACATTTCTCTAGAAGCTTTTCGAGAAGCTTTTAATGAATCTTCTTTAGTAAATTTTCCAATATTTAATATCCCTGTTTTCATATTACAAATATAGTCATAATAAGTAGATTCACCAAATTAATATATAAACAAAATTAAAAATATTTTATGGCATCAATAAATGGTTACGGTGATGAATATGTACCATATCAAGGTGGTTACACGATTGAAGAGTTTATAGATTTCGTACAGAATGAGCTCACAATTCAATGTGCACTTCCAAAGACTTTACCTGATGCAAGTGTCAGACAAATTATTGAGACCAGAGCTTTACCTTGGTTTTATCGTCAATATCAATTCGCTGTCCAGAAGATGTATTTTTTAATTAGAAAAGAAGCTTTCTTTGCTGAGGAATTTACCAAATATAATTTTGTTAATGTGCCTTGTGAAATTCAATCAGTTATTTATTTATATGAAGTAAGAGGTGATAGTCTTTTCCAATTAGGTATCAACACACCAAATTTATCAGTGAACTTAGGTGTTACCAACCAACCTTACTTATCATCTTATGTTACTACGATTGGTGAATTAGGTGTCTACAAAACCATATTAGATTCGATGTCAGATATGTTGAATCAGTTAAATAAATATACTCTTAAGTATCAATTCAATCAACTAAATCACAGACTACATATACTTACAAACGTTAAGTATGATGTTATAATGGAAGCTTATGCTAACATACCAGCTGAAAACTTATTCAGAGATGATCTTTTCTTTAAGTATGTAGTTGGTTACTCTAAAATGCAGTTAGGAAACTTAGTGGGAAGATATGACTTTACACTACCAGGTGGTGTTAAAATACAGGCAGCTGATTTAGTGACTCAGGGAAAAGAGGAAATTCAACAAGTAGAAGAAGAAGTAAAAGGTCAATCATCCTCTGGTTGGTTCTTTATGGTGAAGAAATAATTACTTATTAAACCTATTGAAAGCCATCGGTGTAATTTTCTCAAACTGAACATTGTTAATAAACTCTTCTAAAGTTCTACAGTTAGTATAAGACATTGCTGATTTAAGATAATCTGTAAAATTCTCACACCAACCTTCTAATGTATATTCTACTTTATTGTACTTTGTAATACCTTCTCCGGTTTTAAGTTGAGATTTATTCCAAGATTTCTGAACTTCTTTTGTAGACATTCCTCTGTAATATTTATAAACATCAATATCTTCGTCGAAATGAGTTTTGGCTCTATCAGAGTCAATAACATGATAAATGCCATTTGAGTCTTTGAAGAAGTTATCTCCGCAACTTTCTAAACATTTATTAAACACACCACCTAACATTACATAGTCTGCACCAAGTGCCAGTGCTTTTATGATATCAGAGAAGTTTCTAAATCCACCATCAGCCACAATTTTAGTTGGTTTGTCATAAACGTGTTTCCAATCAGCACACTCATTGATTAAAGAAGCCATTGGATAATGAATTGAAACATTTGCTGATGTTGTACAAGCCGATCCACCACCAATTCCAACTCTTACATAATCCACTCCAATTTGACAGTATCTTTTATAAGTTTCTGGATTAGCAATATTACCAACCATTAATTCTATCTTATCACCAAAAAACTGTTTGATTAAAGCAGCTGTATTAAACAACTTCTCCATATGACCATTAGCAACATCTATAAGAATTCTCCTAGGTAGCTCACCGTGATTATCAATAATCTCAATTATTTCATCTAAACTATAAGAATAGAAATAGTCTGGATTTTTTATAGTCTCCCATTTTACGTGTCTTGGTAAACAAACGTTTATATTATTATCAACAAATTGATTAATATTAGTTTCATCAACAACTTTGTCCATAGGAGCTGTAAATAAAGGTAGTTTACCATCATAAAGTGGATTAATTTCACTTCTAGACGAAATACTACTCAAAACCGCAGGCACTATTGAGATATCATTCCAGTCAAATTTCATAAATTTGTATTATTTTTTAGTAGAAGATGTATTTTTCTTCTTTGATGCAATAAATAGAAATAGGATAAAGTCTTAACTCATTTTCAGACTCATCAATAACAAATCTCATTGCACCATCAATAACTTCTTCATTTGTTACTTTTACAGTTACATTATGAAGACCATTAAAAATAGCCCAATTTACATCATCTGATTCATCAATTTTGATGAAATGATTTTTACCAAGTATTTTACCCATTTGACCTTCGTCAAAATAAGCCTTTTCGATAATTGATTTAAGTGATTCTGTTTGATTCAGTTCTACTTTGATTTCGTGTTTAATCATTTTAATTGATTTCGTTAAATTATTTACATTGTTTTTATGTAGTATGAGGGGTAAAGTTTAATATATAATTTATAAATTTAATCCGACTTAGGACCGGAGTAGTTATATCCTCGACGGGTAACTATTGAAAACACCGAATTCGCTCCTCGGTGTTTTCGCTTTTAAACAATTCTATCCAGTTTATGTTGACGTTTAATTTGTTTTTCCCAATCAGGTGAAGGAAACAATGAAAGTGGATTTCTATTTGACTTCATATTATTCATTAGACTATTCTCTAATCTCCAAATAACTCTAACACTCCAGTAAGTTGAGTGCTCTACATATTCTACAATCACATATTGATATTTACCATCACCTAAACCAACCATCATACCTACTGGATACCATTTCTCTAATATCTTTAATTGTAAATCTTTAGGTGTGGAATTAAAACGCATCTGGTCAACTCTATCACGTTTATGATAGTCCCACCAAATTAAAGCTTTTTTTCCAAATGTACTCATACTAATTCACTTAAAAGTAATTCTCTTAATTCAGATTTATCACATATACTGTGATTCTGCACCATAAAGTCAAAATGAGCCGTAACCGTTCCATCATTAAATTTTGATGTGTAAGATATTCTATCTATTAATGTAGTAAATTCCCACAACTCAGATTCATCTGAAGAGTACACATTCCAATTTACCACTTCATCTTTTTGTTTGTGTATTTTAAATTCTAGTAGTTCTTCATTTCTTAATTTTATATCTGAAAGTATTTTATTATATGTAGACAGTGGTAGTCTTAAAACCAACTTGACTGGTTCCATACTCCACCAGGTATCATCTTTTATTTGATTCTTCCATTTACATGAAAATCCTTCATTATTATAATAAAACTTCATAATACAAATTTACATCTTTTTTAGATTTGGACAAAACATAATTTGAATTAAAAGATATATAAAGAACAAAATATTTACCTAAAATGACAGAACATATATTAACAGAAAATCCTAACAGATTTGTACTTTTTCCACTCAAATACAATGATATTTGGGAAATGTACAAAACAGCTGAACACTCATTCTGGACTGCAGAAGAGATTGATTTAGCACAAGATTTAACCGATTGGAACGAAAAATTAAATGCAGATGAAAAACATTATGTTAAAAACGTATTGGCTTTCTTTGCGGCATCTGATGGTATCGTAAATGAAAACTTAGCCGAAAACTTCCTTAAAGAAGTTCAATATCCAGAAGCTAAATGTTTTTATGGTTTCCAAATCGCAATGGAAAATGTGCACTCTGAAACTTACTCTTTATTAATTGATACTTATATCAAAGATTCCAAAGAAAGAGACCATTTATTCAATGCAATCGAAACAGTTCCTTCAGTTAAGAAAAAAGCTGAATGGGCTCTTAAATGGATTGATTCTGAATCATTTGCTGAAAGATTAATTGCTTTTGCTGCTGTTGAAGGTATATTCTTCTCTGGATCTTTCTGTTCTATTTTCTGGTTAAAGAAAAGAGGATTGATGCCAGGATTAACATTCTCTAACGAGTTGATTTCAAGAGATGAAGGTTTACATTGTATGTTTGCTTGTTTATTACATAATAAACACATTCAAAACAAAGTAAGTTCAGAAAGAATTCAACAAATCATTTGTGAAGCTGTTGAGATTGAGAAAGAATTTGTAACTGAGTCTTTACCAGTTTCTTTAATTGGAATGAATGCTAAGTTGATGCAACAATACATTGAATTCGTTGCTGATTATTGGTTAGTAGAGTTAGGTTGTTCTAAAGTTTATAATGTTGAGAATCCTTTTGACTTTATGGATATGATTTCTTTACAAAATAAATCTAACTTTTTCGAGAAAAGAGTATCTGAATATCAAAAAGCATCTGACAAAGCTATTGACTTTGACAACTTAGATGATGATTTTTAATTAATCAAATATGAAGATATTACCTTACATGAATTCTAAAGAGATTTCAGATCTCATTACATATATACACAGAGACTGTGAAATGTTAGAAATAGGTGGTGGTAATAGCACATTATTTTTTTCAAGATTAGTTAAAAAACTGGTTACGCTTGAACATAATAAGGAGTGGGCTGATAAGATAACGTCACTGATGAAAATTTATTCTAAGTGTGATTGGAAAATAAATGTTGTTGAACCAAGTTTTCCACAGTCTCATCCATTTGACCCGGCGAAACCAGGTCAATTTGATAATTATATTAATTATATTAGTAATTTAAGTAAAGAACAGTTTGATATTGTACTTATTGATGGTAGAGACAGAGTTAGGTCCACTATAGCATCAATACCTTCACTTAAAAAGGGTGGTGTGTTACTGATACACGATTTTTGGAATAGACCAAAATATCATAGTATATTAAACTTATCGGAATTAGAATTAATAAAGGATGAAAACTCTTTTAAAGATTCAGAAAATACCTTAGCAGCATTTAGAAAAGTATAAAAAGTAAGAACCCACACTAAAGTGGGTTTTTTATTTTTTATATATAATTTATGAAAATTTTAAGAGCAAGATTAAAGCCGTATGGAGGAAGTTCAGAGTTTATTTCTGTAGCTTCTAAAATTAAATCACTTATAGATAAAAATCCAGAAGACAATTTTCATTTTGTTATTGATGATAATGGTGTAAAAACTGTTAAAGAGTTTGGAGTAGATAACATCAACCAAGATCTTGTTGATAAAACTTTACCAATTGTAGAAGATACTTACTTTGCTAAATTCAATTCAGATGGAACAATCAATGTTGTTGTTGGATTAAAAGAATCACTTCCAAGAGAAAGAACTGTTCAACAGTGGAATAAGTTAAGAAAAATGACAAAGGGAGTTGATATTGGTGATAGAGTCTCTGATATGAATAAACAAGGTGCTAATATACAATATATTCAGAATCCAGTAGATACCGGAATTGAGTCTTATGAAGACTTTGAGAAACACAACAAAAAATTCATACCCAGTTGGAACTTAAAACATTTATTATCACCATTTTCGGGTGAAGGAAAATCAAAGAAAAAGAAATGAAACACTTAAAAACATATAACGAATCCGTTGATGAAAAATTATCATTTGATGACCTATGTAATTTTTCTAAAGAGATTGACGGATTTAAAGGTGATGAATTTGGATTTGAAGTACCTTATGAATATGGAACTATGACAATTAACAAAGTATCTGATTATAAAAGTGATGTAACTTGGTGGTCAGGAGGTGATTCTCAAGATACTGATGTTTATGATAATACATTAATATTGAATATGTTGAGAAAACTTTAATAAAAATCAAAGAAAAAGAAATGAAACACTTAAAACGATTTAACGAAGCATCATTTGATAGAATTGAAGAATTCATTAAAATGGCTGATAAAATTATCAATCTTGATAAACTTTCTAATGAAGATATTCTTTCTGAATTAGGTGACTTATGTAATGAATTAACCTTTACATCTGACGAACTTCAACAAGTTATTGATAGTGGTCGTATATCTGATCCTAATAACTTCTTAGAAAAAATAATAGAAGAAATAATATCAGAAGAAGAGTATTTAGAAAATGGTTATAAACTTAATGATAGACAATCTGGTCTTTATGTTAAGATTAAATCTCTTTTAGATACAGAGTATTCTGATTTAAGTAAAGAAGAAGTAAGTCAATCTTTTCATTATTTATTATCAGATAAGATATTTAATTCAAAAATTTTTAGATAATTATGAAATACTTAAGAAAATTTAATGAAACTTATTTTGACTTGGCAGATGACATTGCTAATGATTTATTACCGCAACTCAAAAGGATGAGAGCTGATGGTCAAATAATAACCCCTGAATTTTTTGAGAATTATATGAAAGAAAGAGGTGCTAAATTAGATATGATTGACGCAACTATGAGTTCTTTAGTTAGTATGGGGTTTGACTTTGATATTGAAGATGAAGAAGAAATTTCAGATGAAAATTTTGATATTAAATATGTTGAATCACTCTCTTATAGTGGTGATGATGTGACTAAGATGCCAATAATTGGTAAAGTTACTACTAAACCAATTGGTCCTTTTCCATCAGCTGAGTATGATGTTGTTGAAATAATTAAAGATAATGGACAAGATGTTTATGTATGTAACATTTGGTACAAAGAGTGGAAAAGGATTCCACAGCTAATTCACTCAGAGTTAGTAGAAAAATATGAATTAGTAAAATAATATATAGATTATAGAATTAAAAAACAATATAAGAATATGCCAAAGAATTACAAAGAAGTAAATATAGGTAGTAGAACAGTACTTCTTAAAAGTGCTTATACCTACGGAGGACAGATATTAACAGTTACTGCTTCAGCACCATCAAAAGAAATTGTATATGATTTAGGAACAATTTCTGAAAATCCTACATATGTAGAAGTACAGGCTTCAAGTAGTGATGGTAATGGAGAAGGAGCTGTTCTTACCCTAGAGTTTAATGCTGATGATTCGTATGTGGTGAATGATTCGGTTTTTTATACAGATTGGAGATTTATATCAGCTAGTCCTTATTTACAATTATCTAATCCACAACTTATTTATACTAATTACTACAACTATAATATTGGTGAGAATTTAATAATTGATATGTCAGGATTTAGTCAAGAAAATGCGGGTAAAGATATACAAGCTACAGTTACTTCAATTTATCCAGATAGAAACTATGGTTCATCATTCAATCATCAAATTTTATATGATAGATTTGATAGAAAAGTTTATACTAGAATAATTAATGATGATGGTACAATAGAAAATGTTGACTTTAATGGAGTTGCTTATATACCAACTGAATTACCTGAACCAACTGAATTTATTGACTTTGAAAGAGTAAGTTCAACAGAATTATTATTTACTTATAACAACGCACCAGGTGTTATAGTTTCTGTGAGTGCCACTTTTTCAGAAAATTCTACATTAAGAATTGATAGTAGTTCAGTATATCAAACATCACTTAGAGTTATTACACTTGACCAAATTGAGTATGATGTGACTTATACGTTTAACTTAGAGTTTACAGATATACTCGGAGTCTTAATACAAGATAGTGTTGAAGTAACAATTCCAAATCCAGGAGGAACAGGTGATAACTGGTCTTATCCAAATTATATAGAATGGACTGGTTCACCTTATTTCTTAAATGAATCTTATCATGTTGCTCTTTATAAGAAAACTGAAGTCGAATCATTTGGAGTTACACCAGGCAAGATTATATCTCGTATTGGTCTACCATTCCACTTAACATCAGGAGGTGCTGGTAATGTTACACAAGAAGTTCTTAATGGAGGTTTTGTTGTAGCAGCCACTATAATAACATCAAATGTCGAAACTATATCAAATACTTGGATTCAGAATAATTTAATTGTAAATGAACAATTCAATACATCAATACTTGATATTAATTCACAAAGAAGATCTGGTATTGTTGAAATCGTAAATGGTGAGAGATATGTTTTCTTTCAGATTGAGAATTACCAATGGACCGGAGAAGACAATATAGTCGTAATTTATTGGATGAGTGGTGATGGAGCAACAAATGGAGGTTACAACGGTGGTTATATAACAAAATTAATGGATGGTTCTGAAGAAGTTTTAGGATTTAGTGCTACTACTGAATGGCAGGGTTCTGAAGGTGTAGTCGGTGAGAAAGCATCCATAGCATTTACAACATTAAGAGAACCAAATTAGAAAAGAAAATACTTAAAATTATTTGAATATGGCAAAAGATTATAGAAATATTAAAGAAACATCAAGATTTGCTCAAGTACTTGAGGGTGATATTTATGGTGGCTGGGTTACCGCACTAACAGCATCTGTGCCAGAGGGTACTTTATTTAGAGAAATTGTTAATGGTGGAATTGATACAACATTACCAGAAGTAAGACACGAGGTACTAGGTATATCAAAAGGAACTGGTGATAATGCAACATTTTATGTGAATTTAGTAGGGGTTGACACTGAGCAAAGCGGTGGAACTTTAGGTGCCGTAACTACTTGGAGTATAGAGAGGTTTAGTCGTGCAGGTTATAAGTTTGATACTACATATTCAACAACAACTTCTGGGTCAGGAATAGGATTCAAAGCTATATTATTACTCAATCGTTCAGGTTTGGCGGTTGATATTGCAAATGTTATAAATTCTGGTAGTGGTTATGTCATAAATGATTTGATTGATTTTAATATTGGTCAGGGAAATACGGAAGATCCAAATACATTTCTTATAAAGGTACAGAGTGTAAATAATATAGGTGGTGTCACTACATTTACATCATACGCTCTTAAAAGTGTTGAACCTTCTATACTTACTATACTAGCTGATGGTGATAAGGGAATAGACATGTTTGAAGAATTTCTTAGAAAAGATGGAACTACTAGATATCACATTGACGAACCAATCAGAATAAGTGGTCAACAATTACTTGAAGAAAGCACAGACTTTGATATTAATTGTATTGTAACTGATATTTCTTATGTTTCTCATATTCCAACAAGTAGAACAAAAGAAATACCTTTCTATGATAATCACAATATACAACTTCTTTATGATAGATTTGATAAATTACATTTTGTTAAAGTTATAAATGATATAGATCACTCACCAGTACAAGGTGATGGTACAATTGTAATTCATGATTTTGATGGAAATGATTATACACCTGATGCTCTACCTCAAGCAACTGAATTTGTTAATTACACAATAGAACAAGGTAATACTGAAAATGCTAAAGTAATATTCAATTTTAGCAATGATGCGGATGCTAGATATAATTTTACAAAAGCACAGGTACAAGCTGATGTAGAAGTAGGTGTAGTATCTACTTACGTATCAAATGGAAGTGTGGTTGTTGAGTTAAACAATATATATGATCCACAACCATTATATACACTACCAGATATCGAAATTCCTATTTTTATTGATTTTTATGATGTTTTAGGCTTCAATATTCAATATAATGAAAATATTTAGGACAAGAATCAGTAGGTACTTCTAATAAACTTTATTTAGCATTTACTGAGAAAAAAGTTTAATCACTTAGACTGTGATAATATCTCTTTATATTCTGCTATTAGTTTACTAAAAAGAGGCTCATCAAAATTTTTCATTAGGTTAATAAGTTTACCAATACCAGACTCAGCTGGTGTGATTTTACCATTTTTAATCTGAATCATTTTGCTACGTATTTCTTTCTCTAATTTAATAAGTTCTTTTTCTGATGCCATATTCTTTTTTATTTCTACAAAGATACAAACTCTTTTTTAATTGACAATGTTTAATATATACCTTTATGAAATATCTGAAAAGAATTAATGAAAGTAAAACAGACTATGATTTTATTTACGATTGTTTTGCTGAACTTATAGATAACGGTGTAGTTGAAATAAGTGACTATCAAACATACGTTACTATAAATGTAAAAGTTAAATCAAAACCTGATGATAGAGTTCTAAGAAGAACCACTAAGATTAAAAATTCTGAGTTACTTAACTTTATAAATTACACAAAGTATAATAGTAATTTACTACAAGAAGTAGAAGTTGCTTTAAATAGACTGTCTGAAAGGTACCCAGAATATAAATTATCAACAGAAATATTTGTTTCTTCTATTAATATACAAATATTTGCAACTGAAGAGAAAAAAGAAGATTATCCATTCTAATGAAAATTAAAAGTTACATACAGTTTATCAATGAATCAATAAACGGCTATAAGTATGGTTGTGTAATGGTTGAAATTCCAATAAGCAATTGGGATGAAATAACATCATCAATTGATACTGAAGATGTTTATCAAGAAGAAGGTGACTCTACTCACAGTATACAAAAAAATCCACATGTTACTATACTTTACGGTCTACATGAAGAAGTAACAGATGAAATGGTAAAATCAGTATTCGATAATTTCAATAGTGATATTAATATTGAAGTTGATGGTATTGATATCTTTGAGAATGAAAAGTATGATGTTGTTAAATTCAATGTAAGACCAGATGGTACTCTTTTAGAGTTACACAATAAATTATCTGAGTTTCCTAACTCAAATGAGTTTCCTGATTATAAGCCACACATCACGATTGCTTATGTTAATAAAGGAACAGGTAAAAAATATGTTAAATCAGATTATAAATATCAAGTAAAAAATGTGACTAATATAGTTTATTCTAAACCAGATGGTACAAAAACTAAATTTAGTATCTGATGAAATACCTAAAGAGAATAAATGAAAGTTTGAATTCTAAAACTTTAACTAAAGAAGAAGTTATCCAGATACTAATTAGAGATAGAATGAGATACTTAAAAAAATATCAAATATTTGAGTCAAATAACTCATATGGAATTCACGATTGGATCGAAGATCTTAAGTCTTGGGAATGGAGTAGAGGTGGTTCACAACCAGTTACTTTTCAGTCTGTAAAAAAATGGTCTGACCATTTTATCGGAGAAGGTTGGTATGATAAGATTGAGACATTAGTTGATAAAATGTTTGATTCGATTGATAAAGTCGATGTTGAATATATTAATGATAGAATGTATGATGTTTATGATTTACTACCTTCAGAAAAACAAAAGTATACAATGTGTTGTATAGCTTATGGTGATGTAGAGAATTATGAAAAATCATCTCAATATAAATATAACGGTTTACTTTCTGTAAAAGAAACAGATGATAAAACTAAAATGAGAATTATTATAAGTATCATAAAAGATATAGTTTTTCCAACACTTAATATTGGTTCTTATCCATCCTACTTTTTAAGACAAAGTGATGAAAGTTATTATGTTACTGATAAGAAATGGCAGTGTCAAAACTTTAATATAGATGATTACAAAGAAATGGGTATTTATGCTGGTGCTACTTTTAAGGGTGATGAGAAACGTAGTGTAACTATCACAGAAAGAGATATTAAAGAATTAAAAGAATACTCTATACCTAAAATTTTAGAAATGTATAAACCGTGTGTCACTATAAATATAGGTGGTTATCACGATTCACACACAACAGGTAAAATGAATTTATTAAAACTAGAGTCTGACTTAGATGAAGTTCTTCCAACAATTTTACCAACTTTAGATTATGAAGAAGTAATATTTGATGTTTCAAGAGGTAATAGAGGATTTGATACTGAAAACTATGAAGTATATGACTACACTGTTAAAATATTACTCAATTTATAAATGAAATTTCTTAAGTCATATAAATTATTTGAGTCTAATACCCAAATATTCGCTAATCCAGAAGATATAAAAGATATTTTAATTGAATTATTAGATGATAATATTATTTCTAAATGTGAATTTATTGACTCAGGATATCTTTATTTTCCTTATATGTGGACTAGACAAATTCAATCTGACTTATATTATGATATGACAAGTTATCCAGAAAATTGGGAATTTAGAAAACCAGATGAATTACTTGGCCAAACATGGGAAGAACTTTTTTTAAATCCTGAATCACTTACATTTGGCAATCCAGATACCCCTCTTAACAAAAAAATACTTGATAATAGAAAAGAATATATCTTTTTAGATGATGTTAAAAATTCAGTATCTAAGATAAGACAATCTGGATTAACTAATAAAACAAAAGATGAATTATTTATTGAAAATATTGAAAATGGTAAAATCAAAGCTTATCCAATAATGATGTTTTCAATTGGTGATTTTGATAAAAAAGATTTACCAGAAATTGTTGATGTTCTAAAACGAGTTTATCAGGCAACTGAGTTTAGACCACTTTTAGGATTTTGGTTAGAAGATTATGTTGATGAGGAAAACGGTGATGTAGTTACTTTGGCAAGAGGTGAAGTAGAGTTTATCAAATGTAGTGATGAATCATATAGTGTTCTTAAATCTAGTATGGTTTCAACCGATCTAAGTAAAGTCATCACGCATCACTTTTTATAATTAATATATAGTTTATGGCTACAACAAGACTTTTTGCTAGATATACAGGTGGTGGAACACCTAGCGGAACTGAAAGATATGGCGATCTTTTAGTTGGAGTTGATGCGTCTAATCCTTACAATTCAAATTACTCTGGAGTTAAATGGTGGAGTGGAGCTGATGAGGATTTAGGATATATTATTGCAACAACAGTTGCAACAGAAGACCAACCAACACCAAATGATGGTAATACAGGTAGTGTTGGTTTTTTTAGAACGGATAATTTTGATGATAATGAGTTTATTGATTTAGTAAAAGTTGTATCAGGTTACCAAGCAACCTCTGCTATAGACGCAAAAACTTGGTTAGAAAGTAATGGATACTGGACAAGTTATAGTGATATTGCAATACCTGTCTTATCTTTAGATGCTGCTGATTATACAAGTGGTGATTGGATAGATTCTATTGGATCAAAATCATTTGTATTATACAACTCACCCACTTGGTCTGCAAGTAATGGAGGTTATTTTAACTTTAATACCTCGTTATCACAATCTGTAAGATGTTCAACAAGTTTACCAAGCTTAGGTACTTGGTCAGTTGCTGTTTGGCATTATTATACAGGAACAGAGACAGGTGCTGCTCCTTGTATCGTAACTGAAACCTTTATTGGTGGAGGTATAAATTATTCACTTGGTAAAAATCTTGCACCATTTAGTGTGGGATTCTTTAATGGTAGTTGGAGAATTACTGATGGTTATTCATTAACTCCAAATAATTGGTATTATATTGTTGGAACTTATGATGGTTCAACTATTAAATTATACGTTAATAATACATTAGTTGATAGTACTAATTATACAGGAACACCAACATCATCAGGTGCTGGTATACGATTAATGGAAAGATGGGATTTATCTGATTATTGGGGTGGCAGATTAGCCACAGTTGATATCTATGACAAAGCTTTAGGTAACTCAGAAATTGAATCTATTTGGAATTTAACTAAATCAAGATTCGGTCTGTAATCTTACAAAATTACAATCTCAAAATAAAACATATTTTTATAGTAAAATATAATAATATATCTGTGTAAAAAACAAAAAACTAATTAAAAAATAACTAAACTTTTTCAATTAACATTGATATAAATATTATCAGGATAAATTCCTGAATAACAAAAAATAAAAAGCAATTATGGCAGAATTAGATGACTTATTTAACGGCAGTTTGGACACCAAAATGGACTTCCTTAATGAACAAAAAGCAACAAACAACGACGGTATTTATCGAGTTGACCTTTCTAAATGTAAGGACAAAAAAAGAGGATGGAGATCTGTAGTAAGATTTCTTCCTAACTTAACACAAGAAGGTAAAGTTGGTCAATCAGCAATTGAGAAAATTACTCACTATGTTGATATCAAAAATCAAAAAGAATTAAGCGGATGGTTTGACTCTCCAAAGAACTTCAACGAGAAGTGTCCTTTGACAGATTTGTACTACACAATGCAAAATTCTAAAAACGCAATCTTAATCGAAAAATCTAAGATGTTAAAGTATTCTAAGAAATACTACTCTTATGTTTTAGTTATTGAAGATGAGCAACAACCAGAATTAGTTGGTAAGATTTTAATCTTCCAATATGGTAAAACAATCAAAGATAAAATTCAAGCTGAGAAAAACGGAGAAATCTCTGGTGTTCCTTGTAATGTCTTTGACTTGGCAGCTGGTAAAGATTTCGTACTTGTAGTAAAAGAAATCCAAACTGGTGATGAAACATACCCTGATTACAAAATGAGTATGTTTAAGCCTGAGACTTCTTCTCTTCCTATCTACTTTAAAGAGAAACAAGCATTCAAGAATGCTCCTCTTAACGAAGGTAAAATTGAAGCATCTGTTCAAGGTAAAATCAAAGATTTCTTATTAGACCGTGAGCATCACTTAGAAGAGTTTTCACCAAAATCTCTTACTGAAGAACAACAGTCAAAAATTACAGAAATCACAAATTTCTTGACTGGAAAATCATCTGGTTCGTTCAACGCAGCGAAACAAGAGTCAAAACCATCTTCTGATGATTTCGATTTTGATGATAATTTCAGTTCAACTTCGTCTTCAAACACTAAATCAGTAACTGAAGAAGAAGATGATTTCTTCTCAGATTTATAATAGTAACTCTGAAAAAATTAAATCCCATAGAAATATGGGATTTTTTTTTATATACTTAAACAAAAGAACTAATTCTTATATAAATAGAAGAAAAATAAAATTTACCCAGATGAATTTAGCCAATAAAACTTTCAGAAATAATAAAACAGGAGAAGTTGTCAAAGTTATTGATTCTTTTGAGAACATCGCAATTCTCGAAAATAAACAAAAACTAGATGTTAGGACTCTAACTGATACAAATCACTTCACCGAACAAATAGACCCTCTTAACTTTTTCAACAACCAAGGTGCTTATAATATTTTAGCAGATAAAATAAAAAATATCCCAACAAATATGATGCAAGATGATCCTGAAGAAATATCTTCAAGATTTGGTGGAGAACTTTCACCGGCAGTAAATGAAAGTGCTATTGTTATGACTACTGAAGAAGATGAAAAAGCTGAACTGGCTAGAAAATATGGAGCTTCTATTGATAGTTCACCACAAGTAATGAATCAACAACAAGCCTTTGCTAAAATTTTAGGTGAAGATTCAGAAGATGAATTACCAGTTGTAACACAAAGACCTCCAATAGTCGATGAGCCTGTGATGAGAGTAGAAGTAAATAGAGATCCTACCCCTCAAGAAGTTAATTATAATCAACCAGAAGTTACTCAAACACAAACTGAGGATCCTATTATAAATATGTTTAAGAACGTAAAAAGAATAAAAGATTTTTCAATTTCACTTGAAATTAAAAACAGAATTCCTCGACCTGACTTTATTGAAATGATGGAAGATTCTTATAACACTAGTATTATTGATTTCTTAGCATCAGAGTTTACTCAAAATATTTTGTCAAATCCTCAAATGATTGAAGATATGATTAGACAAAAAATTAAAGAAGTTGTATATGGAGCTGATACTACTACAACACCTGTTAATCCACAAATAACAGATTCAGTTACACAAGTTGAAAAACATGAACCACTTTCTTTTGAGAAAGAACCGGTTTTAACAAAAGATATTGAGACTCCAACAAAACCAAAAACTACTAGAAAACCTAGAGCTAAAAAAGAAACTTCCAAATAATGATTGACGAAAATTTTGTAAATGCGGCTGTTAGAATAAGAAGAGAATATCTTAAAGTAAATTCTAATTTAGATTTATATAAAAGAAGAGCTAGAGAAATTACCGCAAATATTGATAATCTAATTCACAAAGTAGAAGATATTCAAGAAAATTTTGCTGATGATAGAAATTCTGTTGAAGAAGCGGTCGGTGAGTTAGCAAAGGTGGTTCAAGAATTTGAAATTGAAGGTCAGAAACTACAGAAACTTGTAGACCCACTTAATAAACAAGTTGAAAAACTTGGTCTTGAAGAACAAGAATTGTGGAGAGCTATCAAAATAAAACACGGAGATATACCCGAAAATGTCATTATAGAATATGTCAAACAAAGACTTATTAGAGAAAACCTTTCTTGAGAGAAAGGTTTTCTTTTTTTATATATACATTAAATTCTAACCAGTAGTAATGTCAAAAGTAAGTAAATTTCTAAAAGTAGACAAGAATGTTTTGATAGAATATATCTACGACGATTCTAACATCTTATCAGAGTCTTATGATATATTAGTAAACAGTAAAAATCAGTTGAACTCTTATATGGCAACTGACGCATCTGCTACTGGGAATACAGTTGGTAATCAACTTTTCAAGTTAGATAATGTATCAAACAGATTTGGTAAAATAGATACATCATTTTACTCATTTTTACAAATTAAAAACTATGGTATATCATCACCAACAAAACATGATAGTGTAAGAGTTCACTTACCTATTAACTGGACATTTGGTGAATATCTTGGATTTTATATGCGAGTTTTCGCTTATGATATAGAAAATCAAAGAACATACGACTTAAGTAATTTTTATTTTGATATGACTGATATCAGTCAACAGTATCTGATGAACTTTACGTCACCACCTCTTTTATTTCAGGAGAAACTTTGGGGTAAGAACATAACAATTCAGATTCCAGCATTAGGTGCTGTTTCTAATCAAAGAGTAGATAACAGACCAAAAGAGAATAGTCTAAATTCAATATTGTCTGATGGAAACGGTTTCAATACCACTACACCTATTTTCATTGATTTTCACTTTATCAATTCAGTTCAGACTATTAATGCTGTAACTACTTACTTGTTATCACCAAAAGTTTCTACTTCTCTTCCTCAAACTCCAGAGTTCGAGAGTTTAGGTTTAATGATTGAACAAAGTCCAAATGGTGATTTCTTTGAAATCTACGGTACTTATAATGGCACAATCGCGGGATTCAAACAATTTATTGATGACTCATATTACTTAGGAAATAGATTTTATGTTCAATACAACATAACAATGTATGAACAAAATATTAGAGGAAAAACTATTACAACAGTTGTTACTGAGAATTTTAATGAGACAATTGAATTTAGACCTATTATAAAGTATTCAACTACGACTGCTATTATAGATGTTGAAATGAGATTAATAGATGCTGTTGATGATTCATACATTATAAGAAGAGCTTCTTATGGTATGTTACAGGATGAAGTATCTAAATATTCACTTAGGTTAATTAAGATTAACTTAAATAAAGCATCTAAACCTAAAATTTATAACATTAAAAATGCTATAGATCCTTCGTTGGTTGGTATTGGAAACTCAATGGGTATGTTGAAATTAAAGAATTTACCACCGAGACCTCCACAAATAATATCACCAAACTCAGCCGCTACTATATTAGGAACGTCTACAAACATATTACAACTATCTCAGTCTATGCAACAGTCATCACTGTCACCAAACGATCCTAATGGTCTTATATCAAATGCAACAAGTAACATATCATCACCAACAACCACAATGACACCGATGTCTCAAGGTGGATCAAATGTTGTTGTTGAAACAGTACAGGTTCCTTTTCCAGTATTGGTTGATAGGTTTAATGTTATTGCTAAGTCTGAAAATGCGGTGTTTAATTCACAAACATTTTTTGGAAATGGTCAAATTCAAGTTCTTTTATATCCATTTGATAATATAGTAAGATTCTCAATTGCTACTGGTTTGTCGACATCACCACAGTATTTTGATATGTCATTGTTTGATGAGATTAAAATGGTTATTAAGAACGATAAAACAGAAGTATCAGCTCCACTTTATATAGAAGCTGGTGTAGTTGACTTAAAAGGTGGTCAGTGTGTATTTAAATTACCGCAAAGTAAGTTTAAGGACATAAAAGCAATTTTTGATTCCGGAATTAATGTGTTTTATATTATTGGTTCTAGTAAATCCAATACTTCAGTTATTTATACCGGTTTATTTAAAATATTTGATAATAAAGTTAACGTTGCTGAGTTGAATAAACAAGCAGCAGACTTAAATAAGAAAACACCTCCAGCGACATTAAATCAACAGATAATTTTAGATGATACTATAAAAAGTGAGACTCAACAAATTATTAAAGAAACTGGAATAACAAAAGAAAATTCACCATTTAAGAAATCAACTGGATTAGTTGACGCACAAGAAAAACTAAAAAAATTAAAAGGTAAATGAGATTAAATAGTCAGAGTAGTCAGTTTATATTCAATTTGCCCTCAGATTTTCTACCATCAGAGATTCTGGATACTTATAAACCTATATTAGAAAAAAATTGGATTCAGTATGAAAATATTATTGATTACTTAAATTCAACTATCAAATCGGTAAATTTTCCAGGTATAAGTTTTGATATGCCGAAACAAATATTAATTAGAGGTAAAGAAAGACAATTCAAACCAGCTAAAAACATTCAAGATATAACAACTACTCACGATTTAACACTTACTTTTAGATCAGTAGACTCTGACTTAAATTATTGGTTAATGTTTGATATAATATCTAAACACTATTTAGATACAGAAAACTCTTTTATTTATCCGTTTACAATAACATGTGTTGATATACACAGAGATGCCATTTATGTAATTAGATTCTACGAAATAATTCTAAAAGGTCTTTCTGACCAAGACTTTAACTACTCACAACAAAAAGTAAATGCTCAAGATTTTACACTGACATTCCACTTTAATTTCTACGATATTGAGTTTGTATTAGATAAGAGTAAGGTATTAGAATTAGGAGAAATTCCTGGAATCATTCAGAGATTCTAATAAGTTATCTACAAATTTAAGAGCACTATCTATAACTTGATGCATGTCATAGTATTTATATTCAGCTAATCTTCCACCAAAATAAATATTTTCTATACTCTGTGAAAGATTTTTATATTCAGTGTACTTTTCATTATTTACTTTATCATTAACTGGATAATAAGGTTCTTTTGTTTTATTATATTCCACTGGATACTCATAACTAATCCAAGTTGAATCTGATACAGAGTTCTCAAAGTGTTTATGTTCAATACATCTAGTATACGGTACTTCAATATCTGTAAAATTCATCATAGCAATTCCTTGAAAATTATCAGATTTAATTCTTTTATGGTCAAATTCAGTAGTTTTATATTCTAGTTCACCAAATTGATAATCAAAATAAGCATCAATTGGACCGGTATAAATTACTCTCTTTGATTGTGAGTTCCAATATTCTTTATCTTTTAGGTAATCTACTTCTAATTTAACTTCGATGTCTTGTAACAACTTCTCAAAAATTTGAGTATATCCACCAATTGGAATACCTTGATACTTATCATTAAAGTAATTGTTGTCATAAGTAAATCTTACCGGAAGTCTTTTAATAATTTCTTTTGGAAGTTCAGTCGCTGACTTTCTCCACTGTTTTTCAGTATATCCTTTTATAAGCTTATAATAAACATCTTTACCAACTAATTTTATTGCTTGTTCTTCAAGATTTTGAGGTTCCTCAATTTCTTTAGATTGCTCTTCAATAATTTTTTTAGCTTGTTCAGGATGAGTTATATTCCACAATTTAGAAAATGTCCACATATTAAATGGTAAAGAGTAAATCTCATCCTTATAATTTGCAACCGGTCTAAGTGTGAAGTTGTTGAAGCTTACAAATTGGTTTATCCAAGACCAAACATTTTCATTTGATGTGTGAAAAATATGAGGTCCGTAAGTGTGTATGTTTATACCGTCTTTATTTTCAGTATAACAATTACCACCAATGTGATTTCTCTTTTCTAAAACTAAACATTTATATCCGCTCTTATTTAGTTCATAAGCACAGATAGCACCAAAGAAACCAGAACCAACTATTACAAAATCAAATTTCATATAAATATAAATTTATTAGTTTTAATGTCTTTTGGATGAATATCTTTTGCTGTATTGTTATAATATAACCAATTATTAGGAGCAATAGTTATTTCTTTATCAGTCAACCAACTTGACCACCAAGAGAATGATGAGTTTGATATAATTGAAAAATTAGAAAAGTAAAGTGTCTTAAAATCCGTTATGACTTCATTTGATATAGCATCAAAGTTTGGAAAATAACTTTTAGAGAGTTCTAAATCATCAGTCACAACAACAAAAGATAAGTCACTTTTAATCTCTTTGACTTTTTCAATAGCTCTATCAAAATACTCTTTGGGTAATAGTGAACCATTAATTCTATAATCTCCTCCTCTTAAGTGAATGTAACAATATTTAGATATTGGATATTTATCAATTATACTTTTTGTTTTACTATCTAATGTTGGTTTGAACCACATTTTCACATCGTCTTCGTAGTCTAAAAAATATTTTTCAGTTTGAAAATAACCAACTAAATTTGTAAAGTCTGAAACAGAAAAAATATTAGGATCGTATGTTTGGTCAGCACTTTCAATGTAATTATGTAATATTTCACCATTTTTTTCTCCTAGGTCTATATTCTCAAAACACTGAGAAATAAAACTTTTGTGAGGTATATAAAAACTATAAGAATTTTTTTCAGCAACTATTCTACAGACAGCATATTGAAACATATGATTACCAAGTGCTATATTTTTATCATCGGTTAATGGATTAAAATTGACAGTTATCATATATCTTCTTTATCATTTTCATAACCAAAATATGGACCGGTTTTAATCTCATAAAATATGGTGTTTTCTTCAAGTGTAGTGAGACTATGACCTCCATTATATAAAACTATACAACCACCATCAGTTATGATAATTTCTTCTATAAAGGTTTTATCAATATCATATATCATTGCTTTTATTTTACCTCTGTGTACAATCCATGCCTCTTGTGTTATAGTAGTTTCTCTTAAAATAGGTTTATGTTTATGTGCCTTTACAAATACTTTATCATTTAGACTTCTAGCACTAACTTGTAAAAATTCACTCTCCGGACTAATATCTATTCGATAAGAACCAATGTCTTCTAAAGAAATAACTGAACAAATCAGTTTTTCAGATTCTATTTTTGAGTAAATTTTCTTCATTTTTCTTCATTTTTTATTTGAAAAACTCTATCCTCTGATAAAGTTTCACTATATAGTATGGCGAATAAAGCGAATCCAGAAATTCTATGTACTAGATAACTACACTTTGATAAAAGATACATTTCTGTAAATGTGCTTTTTATATACTCATCACTCTTTAGATTATCAAGTTGAAATTGATAATTATCTGAAGTCTCCAACTCACACCTTTTTATATTTTCTATATAACTAATTTTAATATCATCCAAATCTTTTTTTATTTTTTCAATTGACTCATAATTATCAGAAGATATAAATATGTTATCAATAGAACTGTTGTCTTTTAATACCTTTTTTATTTTCATTAGAAAATCATCGTAGTATAAATTTCCATACTCATTTGTGTGATATTTATTCATATCTGTCAATCTTATGTGTACACCCAATGTATTTTTATTTATATTAAAACTATTTACATAATCATCTACAGATGATAAAAACTCTTGTTTAATTCTAATCTTACTAAGTAAGGACTTAACAATATCAATTGAAGAAAATGGATTAGAAAGGCTCAAATACTTATCATATTCAATAGTAATATTATCATCTTTTATTTGAATATATGAGTCATCATCAGTCATCTCATATATTCCACTGAATGATTCAATTATATAATTATCCTTTTTATTTATATATATTGAGGAAGGACTCAAATTAAAAGCCTCGACATCTTCTAAATTTGTCTCTTTTATAAGAATACAAATACCCATGTGTAGTTGACTAAATAAACCACCTACTGGAGGAAGAATAATTCTAAATTTCACTTTAATTTATTTTTTTGATTCGTTAATGATTAAATCTCTCCAATATGAAAAATTTAACATTTCTAAATTATAGAAGTTATTCTCTAATTTGTTTGTTATTTCTGAATATTTCTGAATTAAAAAATCTTCTGTGATTTCAGACCAATCATCTACCATAAGTATAGGTAGTTTATCTTCGTAAAATGAGTAGTTTACATTTCTACGAGTAATAGGAATTGAACCTATGTATAGAACTTCCCATAACCTATGTGATTCTAATCCATTACCCACCGGACATAAAACAAACTTATGTTTGCTAATCTCATCAACAAAATACTCATAAGGTTCTGTGTGTATAGGTGGAAAAGCTTCTGTAGGTGGATTAAGTTGTTCTTCTGTAAACATTTTTTCTGAAAATGTACAAAATGGTTTACCTTCAACAGACTTGTATGCAGATATTCTTTCTGAGTAATTATTAGAAATCTTAAAATTGACAAAAAGTAATTTATCTGAATACTTATTATTTTTTTTATTTAATGTATTGATTATTATTTCTCCTTTGTTACGGAAGTGCATTGCATTTTCAACTCCAATTGGTATTGAAACTATTTTTTCATGTTGATATTCTACCATACAACCAAACCATTTATGTAAGTTTTCTGGAATTAGACTCACATCAGCGTGGTGATGTGGTTCAAGTGTATTTACATATCTCGGATTGTCAGTTATATATCCATCACTATTATGTGTTATTAAAATAAATGGTTTACTAATTTGACAACTTCTGAAGAACTGATTTACATCGTGAGTTGCACAATAAACTATATTCTCATTTTGTAAGTATATGAATTTCTCACCTTGTATAAAGTCCATAATTTAAGAATTTTTTTAGATTTTTACTATGTAAATGTAAATTAACTATAGGAATTAATTCATCACCAAAATATGGTTTTGTATTTTTCCAAAAAAAATTGAATTTAGAAACATCAAATATTGTAGTTTCATTTACAAAACCTTCAGTTTCTCTTGGATTATTTCTTGTGTCAATTCCACCTATGTATTGACCAATAGCAGCTCCATCAAACACACACTGTAGCTCTTCATAAAAATTTGAATAATTAATTTCACCAGAATAATTTATTCCGGTAGTACTAATTAATTTTGTCTGTTCTACATAAGATGGTATTATTGGTAAGTTTGTGACAATATCTCTATTTGATATAAAAAAATTATACAAATTTGTCATATCATTAACACTATTGTTATTATAAATGTGTTCTGATAACCTTTTTGTTATAGTTGAATCTCTAAACCAAATAACAGATGGTATACATCTTTGTTCTGAATCAACAACTAAGGCCATATCATAAGATTGTGATTGTAAAAATTGTTTGATGTTGTTTAAATCATTGAATATCAAATTATCATTTTCTATGTGAAAAAAAGATTGTACGTTGTTATTACGAGCATATGAATTTATCAAGAAGAATCTTGTTGAAGTTCTTATCCAAAATCCATCTCTAAAAGAATTGTCATGTCCAATAAGATTAAAATTATTATAATAATCATCTAGGTAGTCTTCTGCTTTTACTAAAATAACATCTTTGTGTTCGACCTTGTCGAACAAACAATCACTTAATATTAGATGTATTTTTAAGTTAAATTTTTTTAGTTGAGTGATACAATCATTTATATAACTCTCAAAAACAGTACCAGTGTGAACTAATATAATATCTATCATAATAAACAATTATTTATATCTTCTATCGTATCACTAAGTAATTGTTGATAATTATATAGACAACTATTAGATCTTAGATAGTATTCGTTTTTTTTCTCATACTCATTGAATTTATTTGTATTTTCAATTACATAATCTTCATATTTTAAGCCAAATGCGTTATAAAGATCTCTTATAAAATCATTCACAAATACTTTTCTACCCGAACCAATAATCTCATGTTCTGTTGAAACTAATGATTTCTGAACTACAAACTTTGGATGTATAATATCTCTATAAAAATAGGTATCACCAATCTCTACTACTTTTTTATTTATTATTGAGTTAAATATTTTTCCAAATAAGAAATTTTCACTTCTATACGTTGAATTAAAATTGAATGGATAAAGTATTATAACATTTGAGTATTTAGACTTATTTGATATAATATACTTTGATAACCTATATTTAGACTGTAAGTAAGATGTACTATAGAAATTAAAATTTAAATCTATAGAAATTTGACCATCATATTTATTCCACAATTCACAAGATGAGTAAACTATAATATTTTTAGATATATCTTTAAGTTTATCTACTATCTGTAGTGTCAAGTAAAAGTTAATGTCATCATGTAACTTTATATCAGTAATGAATTTTCTAGATTCACCAAAACAAATATAAACTCTGTTCCAATTTTGTGAGCAGATGTAATCAAAGTCAATATCTCTTGATGAGATTTTAACAAAATTTTCCTCAGGGAAATATTGTGATAACTGAGATGTATTACCTATTAATAAATTGTTGAAATTCATTTATGTTATATATATTTCCATGTGAGTAAGGTAGGTTTAGATGGCATTTTTTACTGTCTTCTAAGAACATCTCTACACCCAGATATTTGATACAGTGGTCTCCCCATCTATAGATGTAGATTCCATTAACTTCATCAACATGATTGAAGAAGCCTTTATATACGGATTCACTAAACCAACCAAATTTAGCAATCTCAAAGTTTGTATAGTAAACATTATACTGTCTAATTTCATCTATTGGAACTTTAATTACATCAACGGTTTTAGAATATTCTTTACTTGTTTCCCAAAGACCTTGTGACACAAGTGGATTGTCTGTTGTAATTTGATTGTAACCGTAGATAAATCCACCATTTTCCATATGCTTGAATATATCAAAATCTACAGTTTTTGTAAAATATGAGTCACAATCTAATCGTAAATAGTAATTGGTATCTTGTAGTTCAGGAATAAGATACATACCATATGAGTAAAATCTACACATATGTCTATAACCTATTCCAAATCCTCTATCAATACCAGGAACCATAATTTGATCAGGCACTCCCACCGTTTTAGATTTATATTCATCGGTCTCAAAGCTGATAAGTACAGTGGTAAAATCAACACCAGAATATTCTTTGAGTTGTTGAAATGTCTCATCACTAATTGGTTCATCATGTAAAATATAAATAGGGTAGTTATTATTAGGAAGAAAGTTAGCATTCAATAGTTCTAAACTTTTGAATAACATTCCTATCTCTTTAGGATCATTTTTTAGAAGATAAATAATTCTGTTCATTTTTTTAATTGTTTTTTATAAATTGCTTATTAAATATTCCATTCTTTTCTCATATGAGTGATTATCAAAGATGTAATTTCTAGCATTTTTAGATATTTCATTTCTTTTCTCATCATTTTCTAAGTAGAATTTGATTTTGTTATCTAAATCAATATCATCAACGTACATCATTTCTTTTATACTTTCATTATAGTCCATAAATTGTAAAAAGTCTTCGTTAATATTTGATAACATAAAAGTACCCGAACCTATTATTTCCATATTCTTAGCATTCAAATCGTGAGACATAGATTTATTGAAACAAATTTTTGATTTTTGCATCTCTCTAACATAATTTGGACCATAAAGTTGAAAATGTTTCATACCATATTTTTCAATATAATATTGTCTATCTGGATTTAATCCACCAATAAAGGATATGTCGTGTACTTTTTCTGTCTCATAATCAACACCATAGTGTTTTTTAGAAATACCATAAGGTAACCAGAATTTTTTAGCAGATGTTATCATTTTATCTATATCTCTCTTATTGTTAAAAGCAACATAATCAATTTTATGATAATTAATAAAGTCAGTAAAGTCAATTAGATGAGTATCTATAGCCCAAAATAATTTAGGTGTTTTAATTTCTCTCCAATTCCACCACTGCCAATTACTATATTGTGGATAGTTTTCAGTTATGATTATTAAATCATAATTATGAGCTATATTAGGAATTTCGGTTTCTGGTATAATACCATTTTTACCAGCGATATCAACTTGATATCCTAAACTCTGAAATGCATAGTAAAGTTCATAACCATCTTTCCAGTCACAATTGTCTCTTCCTGCTAAGTAAATATCTGATATAAGTATTTTCATTTTCTTGAATTATTTTTATTGACCCACACTTCTTCACACCCACTATTAATATTAAGTGTTGCGTCTAGTTCAAATCCTTTAGATCTAAGTATTTTTCTACAGTTCTCATCTTTCTCAGGGTAATACCTTGCCATTTCAATTAATACTATGTAAACAGGAATACTCCAATCAAATGTCTCTAAAACTTGCAACTCACCACCTTCAACATCTATCGAAAATAAATCTACTCTTTCTATATTTAAGTCTTTTAGTAAATCAGAGATTGGAATTGATTTTACTTGATAGATATTATTATCTATATGATTTCCAATTCTATGATTTTCATGCATAGTTTCAACCACACCACCAACAGCACCATCACCAACAAAGTCTACATATCCTTCTTCTTTAGTAATAGCATAATTAAAATTATGACATTTTGGTCTATTTTCAATTAACCGATTGTATTGATTTGTAGGTTCTATCAAAACCCCGGTCCAATTTAAATTATTCTCAAAAAAGTGTGTATTTGAATAGCAAACACCATCCATTGCACCCAACTCTATAAAAAATCCATCTCTGTAATTTAAATACTTATCGTATAAAATTTGGTCTTCACCTGACTGACTATAAAACATATTCTATCATTATTTTTCTTTGTTCATCACTATTTAACCAATTATTCCATTTAATATATCGTTCGGTATCTATACTAGTCACTTTTACTTCAATATCAGTTTGTATCAAATCATTGAAGTTAAGTATTTCATCAACAATCAAATCAGAAGCATAAACTCTCTTCACATTTTTGGATAGTAAAGCACAAGCTATACCAAAGCTTGATACTCCAGAAGTTACTATATTCTTTGCAGATAACATAATTTCTATTGTCTCTTGTATACCTAATATACGAATATCAAACTTTTCAATTTTGTTTAACTCAGCTATGACAGGATTTTGATAGTCTTCAGTTAATACAATTACTTTATTATAGTTTTCTGAGATTTTTATATAGTAGTCGAGAGGATTTTGTAAGTAGTTTGATACCACCGAGCAATAATAATCTTTTCTTGAAAAGATATCACCACTTCTTATGTGCATCACAACAGTATCATTATCTAACTCTTTTACGTTATCAAAATTTATTTTTAGATTTGGATAGATATATTCTTTACAAATTTCTCTACGAACTTTATATAAAAGAGGAATATCACCAGTAGTATAATCAGGAATACCTGAGCCTATTTTACTTGGTATATGAAAAAAATAAAGTCCTGGATTACAAAGATTTTGACCAAAATTCACAGAAAATGAATTTATAACTTCGTTATCAGGTGACTGAAAGTTCAATGAATTCTCTTTACAAAAAAATATAGCATTAGATATTTGTTGAACATTATTTCCAAATCTTCCACACCATTGATAAATGCTATTCATAATAGTAGTCTAATATTTTTTCTATTCTATCACCAAACACAGTGTATGGTCTTGGTGCATGAAAGTCAATATAAAAGTTCTTATGTGTTGGATTGAAAATATGTACAAAATCAAAATCTTCTGGAGTAGCTTGACCATGAAGAGCATAAGGAGTTTCAACTCTTACTAAATTTGTAGGATAAGTAATTGAAGTTATTTGATCTTTGTGTCTTTTTAACCTTTCAGTAGTTAAGTTTTCCTCACAACAAATAAATCCAAATTCTTTTTTATCTTTAACTCTTTGAGGAGCTTGATCTTCGTGTTGAATTAATCCATTATAAAGTATTCCATATTTTTTAGAATTGTAGATATAAAGACAATCTTCCTCAAAAGAATCAGATAGTTCTAAGTATTCCTTAAATTTTTTACCAGGCCCACAGTGAAAATACCCAGGAATACCAGTCAACGGTCTTTCCCACCAATTACCATCTTTGTAACCATTTGCGTTAATATGTGCATAAGTACCATCTGGTATAATAGACATACAATACTCAAAATATTCTTTATTAAGAAGGTATAAGTCAATATCACCAATCAACCAGTTTGTATCTGGCTCAGTTTGAGTAAACCAAAATTTACCCCATAAGCTTTGTATAATTATTGGAACATTTTCAAGTGGTTTTACTACTTCAACTTCACCCCACTCTTCTGATAAGAATTGTTCATTTTCTGAAGTTTTCTCACCAATAAAAAACAACTTACTGTCTAAATTGAATCTTTTTTTGTAATACTTGGAAATTGAATTCCAAAAACTCAAATAGTTTATATTCGAGTCACTAATGAATAGTATCTTATCTATTTTCATTTAACCTTCTATATTTTTTATTAATATCCAATAATCTGGATTTCTATTATCATTTTCATCAAATACATCTCCTATGAATTCATAATCAACTCTTTTTTCAGGAAAGTTTCTTATTTCATTACCATAGGATATATTAAACTCAGAGTGCTCCATACACTCATTTTTCACTAAAGAATAAATTAATTGACCTAAAAAGTCTTGATCCTCTGCATGAAAAACACCTTTATGTGGATAGTTTTCCCAAAAGTTAAGAAGTTCTTTTATATTTGATAAAAACTCTCTTTTACAACCCCACATTCCAGCTAATATAGGAACTCTGTGGTAAGGATGGTCTCTCATAATATGAAATCTCTTATCTGAATTCAACCACTCATTTACAGCATCTGACTCTCTTTTAGAAATACGCGAATCACAATCTCTCGAAATTACATAATCAACAGATTCATCTGATAAAGCCAAAAATCTCCAAAATAAACCAGAGTGATTAAATCTAGGTGAAATATTACTATAATCATAGTTAGAAGAGTTCATAAGAACAATCTCAACGTTCTCACCTGAAAGAGTTTCTATAAGTTCTTTTTTACAATTTGAATCAACGTAAAATCTACAAAACCAATCTGGATAAAACTTTTTAGCAAGTTCTATATTTCTAACTGCTCCTGTCCAATAAATCGAATTATCACCCCATAGTGAGAAAGCTATTATTTTTTTCATCGAAGAGATTCTTTATTTTGTAAAACATCCATCCAATGATCACACATCTCATACATCATTTCCTCAAATGAGTACTCTGGTTCCCAATTAATAGTATTTTTTAATTTACTACAATCACCCTTAAGATATGGAAGTTCTTCCGGTCTCAAAAACTTAGGATTCTGTAAAATATAATCTTTATAATCTAAGTCTAAATATTTAAAAACCACATCACACATCTCTCTTACACTATTTGTTCTACCAGTTGATACAACAAAGTCATCAGGAGTATCGTGATTTAATATTGAGTGCATTGCTCTTACATAGTCTTTTGAGTGACCCCAATCTCTATAAGAGTCCAAGTTACCGAGTTCAAGTTTATCTAATTTACCAAGTTTTATAAGACAAGCACTCTTTACAACTTTATTAGTTACAAAGTTACTTCCTCTTCTTGGAGACTCATGGTTGAATAATATACCATTAACCGCATGTAATCCGTGTGCTCTTCTATAATGTCTAACCATATTATACGCAAAGACCTTAGAGCAACCATATGGTGATACCGGATTAAGAGATGTTGTTTCTCTTTGATAACCATCATCGTCTACACTAAGTCCAAACATTTCAGAACTTGAAGCTTGATAGAATTTAGCTTCAGGAACTATTCTTTTATAAGCTTCTAATATATTCACAACACCAATTGAGTTAGTCTGTACTGTGAATTGAGGTACATCAAAACTTACTCTAACATGCGACTGAGCTGCTAAATTATAAATTTCATCTGGTTTGATATCAGTAAGTGCTTTTTCTAATGATGTTTGATCCAACATATCACCATAAGAGACATTTATTTTATCAATTACTGGATTAAGTCTTGATAGTTGATTTTCAGCTACCGAACTTCTTCTTACTATACCATAAACCTCATAATCTTTAGATAGTAAATACTCTGAAAGATATGAACCATCTTGGCCGGATATTCCTGTTATAAACGCTTTTTTCTTACTCATATAAATTTATATTTTTTAATAATTCTTTTATTTCTGGATACATACCATCATTTTGAAAGTCTTCATTGATTTCAGGTGTTTTATCCATAAGTATAATACCTCTAGCGGCATCCTCAGGTGTCATATACATATGCCAACCTATTTGTCTGATATGGTTCTCATCTGTATAAGGAGTCCTTAAATCTCTACCATCATAAGATGCTAACTTCAACCAGTTATATGCTTGTTCATCGTCTGTTAGAATAACACCACCCTTACCAATTGGAATTTTCTTTTTTATTTGAAAAGATAATACTTGTAAAACATCACCACCTAAATACATATCCTTTGTGTATCTTCCAGCACCATCCCAGATTCTTGTATCACCTAATTGATATACACCATTCCAGTTAATCTCATCGAATTTAGGAATCCAACCAGCATGTTTGATTTGCATAGCTACTGAAACATAAGTTCTATTAGGGATAGTAACTTCTAATTTTTTATTTTCAGACGAAATACTTTGTAGGTATTTCATACAAAGAAAAAGTCCATTAGAACAACAATCTACAGAAACTGCAAATTTGGAACCAGCAAACTTAGCAATTTTTTCCTCAAACATATCAATTACATCTCTTGGATCCGACCAATGATATCCCATTTCTTTTATTATTTCTAATTCTGGTCTTTGTAAATCTTTAGAGACTTTACCCAAAGGCCAACTATTATAAACATATTTACTCATAACCTAATAGTTTTGCATTTTTTATAATTTTTTCAGGATTAATCTTTTTTACCAAAACAGCCGGATTTCCTTTATAAACTCCCCATTCTTCTGTATCTCCGATTAATAGAGAACCAGCGGCTAACAATACACCCTTTCTTAATATAGAACCTGGTAACACTATTGAATTCGTTCCTATATTAGAGAACTCTTCCATTATCACAGGTTTTATTATTTGATTTCCTTTTAGTTGATTAGGAATCATAGCACCAAATAAACCACTATCATCAAACCTATCAGATGAACAAACTATTCTAGCTCCAGCCATAATGTTGTTAAAACCTTTACAAATGAAGTGACCATCTACACCACCTATACAAGTTACATATGGTGATATGTGAACGTAGTTACCTATCTCTATTTTAGTTGTACAATAAAATCCTTTGTCAATTGCAACATGATCTCCGATAGAGACAAATTCAGGTCTCTTAAATACAACATCATTATCTATGATAACATCTTCACCAACTTTCATAAAATTTATTAATTTATTCTGTTTATGGAATTATTGAATCAACTCTATAAGTATCGGACTCATAATCCATTCCTCCTCTTTTACCTTCTGTAAAAACAATAAATTCGTTTCCTTCTTCTGTAATTTTTAGAGCGTGTATTTCATATGGCCCAGTTGTGATTAGATCACCAACTTTACAAAGATACATCTTAGCTGGCTCATCACTTTCTACTGGCTTGTACCAATATTCAAGTGATCCTTTAGTCATTAACATAGACTGTGTAGTTTCTTTATGGTAGTGATTTCCTCTAATTACATTAGGTTCGGATTGAATAATTGCAACATGCTCAATTTTTGTATTGTAAAAAATATCAGCGATAGTTCCTCTACCATCTCTATGAACTTCTAAATTAGGATTATCTCCGTCGAATATATTAATAACTTTCATATTTTTATAAATTTAATTTTTGGATTTATTTTTTTAAGTATATCTATCAAATCTTGTGAAATGTTCCAAGATAAAATCATCGCGTAAACATCATCAAACTCGGAAAAAATATCATCTGATACAATTGGAATCCTACTAAGTGGTGTAAGTTTTCCAATTTTATACTCTGACGAATCAGTGATATAATTTAATATACTTTTATCAATTCTGTAATAATTAAGAAATGTATTTGCTTTAGCTGCAGCACCAACACCTATTATTATTGAATTAGGATTTTTAATCTTAAGATCAAATATTTCAGATAAAAATTGATTTCTTTTAAGTTCAAGTTCTTTCTGCCATTTTACATATGTCTCAGAGTTAAATAAACCATATGACACTTCATCATCTATTAGTTTCTTGACTAATGGATTCATTTTAGGACTTGATGATTTTCTAGAGTAAACTCTTATACTTCCACCGTGGTAGTCAACTAATTCTACATCAAAGATTTCTAAATTTGCCTTTTTTAGTAAATGATAAGCTGAATTTACTGTGAAGTAGCTTATGTGCTCATGATAAACTTGATCAAATTTACCACTTCTTACAGTATCAAACCAGTAGGGTAATTCAAATACAAAAACACCATCGGTATTTAGAATGTTAGACACACCAGTTGCAAAGTCTACAGGATTATTAGAGTGATTAAATACATTATTCGCAATAAGTATATCACACAAACCATAATTACTTTTTATTTCATTAGCGGTATCAGTATTAAAAATTCTATGAATACTTCTCACACCATTACTATTAGCAACATCTACCATTTGTTTCGAAGAATCAACCCCAAGAATTGAATTTGATTCAGAGAACATACCTAATAAAAAACCATCGTTAGATCCTACTTCAATGATAAACTTATCAACTGGATTGAATTTTTCTACAATTCTATCTTTATATTTTCTCCAGTGTGTTTTAGAAAAATTTGAGTTAGATGAAGTATATGAGTAATCATATAAATTATATCTATCAAAATCGTTTGTAACACAACCTAATTGTATATTACCATTATTAGGATTCAAGTAAACTTCTAATGGAAATACAGGTTCACTTTTATCAACTAAATTTTCAGGAATAAATGTATCTGCGTAAGGATGCATTCCAAAATCTAATATCTTTAATAGTTGCTCACCTGATATTAAACAATTGATATTTTTTTCTTTATTTTCAATTTGTGAAATTTGTTTCATATTTAATTTTATAATTATTTATCTTATTGTTTTGTAATAAAAATTCATTTATATTATATTTTCTTTTACTTCTTCAGTATTGAATCCCTCTGGTTTAAACATAAGTGTCCAACTATATTCAAGAACATAAGCCATCCAGTTAAAATCTGGTCTATCAAATAACATAAGTAATTGTTGGTATTTTTCTTTTGGGTGTTTTAATATTGTTTCTTTGTCTACCGCAAAAATTGCACAAACAGCAACCCAACAATTAGAAATTTCTTTTCCATATAGAAATTTGTAAACAACATTTGGTGTTATTTGACTTCTTTGTGAAAAAGCCATCCAATAAGCACCTGGTTGATTCTTTCTAGATATTATTTCACCATCAGTCATATTCCCATAATATTCAACAAATGTTTTGTAACCACTGAAGTTTTCTAAACTTCTAAATTCATTTATATCAGAGGCGTGATCAGGATTACCCTGAGTGAAAATTATAACATCATCAAGATTATCATAATTATTAACAATATGTGTTAGATAAGTATGTGCTTCTCTTCCAACATTTGGTAGTTTTATTGAATTTACTAATTCATCTTCACCTTTATTATACAAGTGAATATTAAAATCATTAAATTCTTCTAACCACTTTGTGTCTTCATTGTATCTTGCTACTACTATTCCAGTCATTTAGTTATTAAATATTTTATATAAGAAAGACTTTATATTTTCTATCTTATTATTAGTTGGTGTTTCATTATTAACAAACCAATGTTCTCTTAACTTATCTAAATATAAGTTATCATTCTTATCGAGTTCTATAATATAGTCAACCATTTCGTTTATATTGTTGAAATCGTAAAAATTTACAAAAGATTTAGTATTAAATTCTTTATAAATCTCTGGATTACCCCAGTATATTGGCATTGAGTTGACTGTCATAGGTTCCATAATTTTCTCAGTCGTGTATCCAGGAAATTGAGGTCTATAAGCATTATTCTCAAATGAGATGGAAAATTTATATTCTGATTGAAATTTTCTCTTATCAGTTACCGCATAACCAATGTTATTCATCCATTGACCACCACAATCTACTTTTTTATACTGTGATAATAATTGAACAAATTGATTTCTTTCTTGACAATTACCATTAGAAGCAATAAAATTACAAAACTTACGATTGGATAAACTATTATCAATTATCTTTTCTCTTTCTAATTCATAATAACCATCATATAATAAATAATGTGGTAGTCTATAGTTTCTCACATCATCTAAATAATCGAATGAGAAAGAGTAATCACAATATCCTAACGGTGGTGCAACATTCTCACCAGTGTAAAAAATCTTTTTACACTTATAATTTTGATGTTGGTTACCAAAAACAGAGAAAAATAAAAAGTCAGGATTAGAAGTTATCACCACATCAAATTCATCTTTCAATAAGTTGTAGAAGTAATTATTTGTCTTATCAAATCCACCCCAGAAGTCTGTAAAGTCTATTTTAATTTTCTTTTTCATTCCGATACTAAAATTCTTTCTTCTACTGACATATCTTTTCTTTTATTCCAAGTTATCTCATCTTCTTTCCACTTATTACTATAAGCTTGGTCGGCCTGGTCAGCAGTTCTTTTACCAGCGGCATAATGGTGATGCTCAAATGTTGTTTCATCATTTAATCTATCATCATATAAAAGACCTAAATCTTTTAATGTTAGATAAAGCTCACAATCTGAAAACATATGGTTATAAGATGGATGATAAATAGCTCTGTTTATCTTTAGTAAACAATCATATGTCATAATTGGAATAGTGATTGCTGGATGTAACATATTAGAAGAGTCTGGTAGTTGATAACCATCTCTTACAAAAAGAGCAGATGTTCTTTCTTTTAATTTATCAATAAGATAAGTGTCCCATCCTTGAGGTGCCATAAAATCATCAGATGCAAAAACAACAATATCATCATCTTTACATTGACCCATATTTACACCTAAGTTAGAAGATAATTGATATGATGGATAACAAACACCAATACGATTAGTATTAAGTGTAATTAAATAATTCTTTTTTAAGTAATCTCTTAATTCGTTTGCGTGTTGTTCCCAATTGACAGCCACATAAGTTTGTATGTTTTCAGGATTTTCAGCTCTTCTCATCCACTCCTGATGCATGTTAATAAATTGAGAAGGTCTAAGTGTACACCATAAAATATGTATCATCTTTTATTTTATATTTTTAATATCATGTTGCATCATGATTTTAACTAACTCTGGAAGTTTTACTTCTGGAATCCAGTTTAATTTTTCTTTAGCTTTTGTATAATCACCTAAGAGTATTTGTACTTCAGCTGGTCTATAGTATTTTGGACTTACTTCTATAATAGTTAATCCATTATCTAAAATTCCTTTTTCATTTACACCTTCACCGATCCAGTTTATGTTCCAACCACACTCTTTACAAGCCATTTCAACAAACTCTTTAATTGAGTATGTTTCATTTGTTGATAATACATAATCATCTGGTTCATCTTTTTGTAACATCATCCACATACCCCTTACATAATCTTTGGCATATCCCCAGTCTCTTTTGGAATAAAGATTGCCTAATTTTAATGTTTGGAAGTCTTCACCATTTTCAATAGATTTTTTAATCTTAGCGAGTGCTAAAGTTATTTTACGAGTAACAAATGTTTCTCCCCTACGCTCACCTTCGTGGTTAAAAAGAATACCATTACAGATAAACATATTATATGATTCTCTATAATTTTTAGTAATCCAAAGACCATATAATTTAGCAACTCCATAAGGACTTCTTGGATGCATTTTAGATTCTTCAGTATATCCAGTTTCTGGCATATTATAACCCATACCACCATAAAGTTCTGAAGTTGATGCTTGATAAACTTTAGCTTTTGGACAGTGATTTCTAACAGCATCCAATACAACAAGTGTTCCAAGTCCATCAACTTGAGCAGTATAATAAGGTATTTCAAATGAAACCTTAACATGAGATTGAGCTGCTAAATTGTAAACCTCATCAGGTTGAATTTCTGAGATTAGACTAGAAATAACTAATGGATCCGTGACATCACCATAGTGTAATTTTAATCTATCGAAGATATGGTCAATTCTAACTGTGTTAAAAGTTGATGTTCTTCTAATAATACCGTGAACTTCATATCCTTTTTCAAGTAGTAGTTCAGCTAAGTGTGAACCATCCATTCCGGTAATTCCAGTTATTAAAGCTTTTTTATTTACTGACATAATCTAAGTAAGTTTTTTGTATTCCCTCTTTAAGAGATGTTTTGTAGGTCCAACCTAAATCTTTTAGTTTTGATACGTCTAAAAGTTTTCTAGGTGTTCCATCCGGCATGTCAGTGTTAAAATAAATTTCACCTTGAAAATCAACAACATCTTTTACTAAGTAAGCTAAGTCTTTAATTGTTATATCTTCACCTGTTCCAATATTTACTATTTCAGATTCGTCATAACTGCTCATAAGATAAACACAAGCATCTGCTAAGTCATCTACATAAAGAAACTCACGCATTGGAGTACCAGTTCCCCAAATTTCAACTTTATCTTTTCCTTCTAACTTAGCTTCGTGAAACTTACGAATCATAGCAGGTAAAACGTGAGAATTATTTAAATCATAATTATCATTTTTACCATAAAGATTAGTTGGCATTACTGAGATGAAATTAGTTCCATATTGTTGATTAAATGACTGACACATCATGATTCCGGCTATTTTAGAAATAGCATAAGCATCATTAGTTGGTTCTAACTTACCACTTAGTAAGTAATCTTCTTTGATAGGTTGAGGTGCTAACTTTGGATAAATACAAGAACTCCCTAAAAAAAGTAATTTTTCTACACCTTGTTCTTTACAAGCTCTAATGACATTTGTTTGTATCATAAGATTATCATAGATGAAATCTCCTTTCATTTCACTGTTGGCTTTTATACCACCAACCTTAGCTGCTGCTAAAAAAACATATTCTGGCTTTTGTTTTGTGAAGAAATTATCAACCTCCGACTGGTCTAATAGGTTTAGTTTATTTCGTGGAGCAGTAACAATGTTAGTGTAACCTAACTCTTCTAGTCTTCTTACTATTGCAGATCCAACCATACCTCGATGACCAGCTACATAAATTTTAGAATCTTTATTCATTTAATAATACTCTCTCTTTTAATTTTTACTCTTCAGTTTTCTTCTTACGAGTAGTTTTTTTCTTCTTTTCTAAAATGACGACCATTTTATCATCCTCAGAATTGTAATCCAATATCATAAGTGAATTCTTTTCTGGATTTGATGTAATAATTTCTTCAGTAAGAACATCTTCTACATTTTTCTGAATCGCTCTTTTTAGAGGACGAGCTCCGTATTGAGGATCAAATCCTTGTGAAGCAATGTATTCAACGGCATTATCTGTAATTTCAAGATTGTATTCCATTTGTTTCACTCTATCAACAAGTCTTTCTAACTCAATTTTGATAATTTTATTGATGTCTTCTTTTTCAAGAGAGTTAAACATCACAACATCATCAACACGGTTTAAGAATTCTGGAGCAAATTTCTTTTTAAGTTCTTTTTCAATCACAGCATTTGCTTCTTCATCTTTTTTATCTTCTTTGTGTTTAGTAGCAAATCCTACACCAGTTCCAAAGTCCTTCAACTGACGAGAACCAGTATTAGAAGTCATAATGATAATGGTGTTCTTAAAGTTTACTTTTCTACCAAGTGAGTCAGTCAATTGACCATCATCAAGAACTTGTAGAAGTAAGTTAAATACTTCAGGGTGAGCTTTTTCAATCTCATCTAAAAGAACTACCGAATAAGGTTTACGTCTAACTTTTTCAGTTAACTGACCACCTTCATCGTGACCAACATATCCCGGGGGCGCTCCAATCAAACGAGATACTGCGAATTTTTCCATATACTCAGACATATCAATTCTAATTAAAGAATCTTCTGAGTCAAATAGATACTTCGCCAAAACTTTAGCCAATTGTGTTTTACCAACACCCGTAGGTCCTAAGAACATAAATGAACCAATTGGTTTATTAGGATCTTTAAGACCAACTCGACCACGTTGAATCGCTTTTACAATCTTTCCAACAGCTTCATCTTGACCAATTACTTTACCTTGAATACTCTCTGGCATCTTAGCAAGTTTGTCATTCTCGTTTTGTGAAATCTTTTGTAAAGGAATACCACACATCATTGAAACAACTTCAGCAACAGCTTCTTCATTTACAATTTGACGATGATTTTTTTGTTCTTCTTCCCAAGCTTTTCTTGCTTCTTCAAGTTCGGTATTAAGTTGACGTTCAACATCACGAAGACGAGCCGCCTCTTCATATTTTTGAGAACGAATTACATCGTTTTTCTTTTCTTTAATTTCAACAATCTTCTTCTCAATGTCTGTAATTTCTTTAGGAACGTTGATGTTAGAAATATGAACACGAGCACCTACTTCATCTAAAGCATCAATTGCTTTATCTGGTAAATGTCTATCAGTAAGATAACGATTTGTTAATTCAACACAAGCTTTGATAGCACCTTCAGTGTAAGTAACATTATGATGGTATTCATACTTGTCTTTAATGTTATTAAGAATCTGAATTGACTCATCAGAAGTAGCAGGTTCAACAGTTACTTTTTGGAATCTTCTTTCAAGAGCTCCGTCTTTCTCAATGTGTTTTCTATATTCATCCAAAGTAGTAGCTCCGATGATTTGGATTTCACCACGTGCAAGTGCCGGTTTGAACATATTAGAAGCATCTAATGATCCAGAAGCACCACCAGCCCCAATCATTGTGTGAATTTCATCAATGAAAAGAATTACATCTGGTTCTTTTTCCATTTCAGCCATAAGAGCTTTAATTCTTTCCTCAAACTGACCACGATATTTAGTACCAGCAACCATAGAAGCTAAGTCAAGCATAACGATTCTTTTATTGAAAAGTAATCTTGAAACTTTTCTCTGAACGATTCTTAAAGCTAAACCTTCCGCAATAGAAGATTTACCAACACCTGGTTCACCAATTAAAATTGGATTGTTCTTTTTTCTACGAGATAAAATTTGTGAAACTCTTTCAATTTCTTTTTCTCTACCTACGATAGGATCAAGTCTACCATCTTCGGCCATTTTAGTAAGGTCTCGGCTGTAAGTATCTAAGACCGGAGTCTTAGATTTAGACTCTGATTTTTTTGAGGAACCATATCCTCTATCATCATCATCGTCTTCAAGAGCTGCTCTTACATCAGGTACAGTCTCTAAGTATTGTTTGTTTTCTTCCATAGAACTTTATTTTAGATTTTAATTTATATTGTTTTTTTGTTATAAGTTTCGTTTAACAGTTCATCGATTTTAGAATCTCTTCTTTCAGATACATTTGCTGTTTGTAAATAATCACAAGAAACATCAACACTCAAAGTGTTTGTGTTTGGATCAAAATCAATTGCTTTAATAAAACAACCTTTTGAGTCAAAGTTTTTACATGATATATCTTTTTTATATTGACTAGCATATCCAGTTCTTATAGAAGAACTATCAAACCAGTTGGTAAAAAAACCATAACAGTCTGGATTTTTTATAGTGTTTAGACTTATATTTAGATTAGCATGTGATCCAATACTTAACTGAGTACTAATGATATTCACATCAAAGTAAGAATCGTCTATTTTCATCCAACTATCTATCATGCTAGTTTAAAGTTTTTTAGAAAGTCTCTCAAGAAAACATTCTTTTCACCACCAATAAATTTAATCCAGGATTGATAAACTTTTTGGTCACTTTTACTTTCAGAGTTTTTAATTCTTTGAGCTAACATATAAGATGTTGTATAATAGTCAGATCTTATTAATTCACCATAGTTTTCAATTACCCAATCCTCAAAGTCCGGATACTTTTTACGATTGAAAACTCTTTCATCAACAATAAATACAACTGCTGTTAATTGATCACCTAAGTCTGGTTCATTAAATTGAGCAAAGTCAATACCATTATCCATTAAAGTAAGTAAGTGATTATTTAGAGTACCAAACGGTAATCCATCTTCCAAAGAAGTTTTGTGATTTGTAGTTCCACCATTTAAGATGATAAATGTTTTCCAGTTATCAGCCCAATCATTGTATGTAACCGAAGCCAATTCAAATCCATGTCCTTTTACTTTTTGACCATATTCAACAACTGCGTGTCCAAATTGTATAGCTTGTTGAATCGGTGAGATATTATATGGCACTAAACCATACATTCTAAGTTCTAAATTTTTCATAGAATTTATATTAGATTTTGTTAGAAAGGTTTTTGTTACTAAATTGTTTTATTCCAGTCACTTCAATTATGACTCTTTTTTTGATATGTTCAGGAATTACAACTTCATAGTCTTGTTCCGGAATTTCAATTTCAGCAATAATTAGGTGACCTTCAAATTTATCAACTTCCCATTTTAATTTACCTTGTGGATAGATACATCTTTTTTTAGATATACTTCTAGATTCTACTCCATCTTTTTTACAATTCTCAACAAATAGGTTAAACTCCTCTTTTGTTAGAGGATGTTCATCTTCCATATTTACGCCTTTTGAGATTGTTGTTTTGATGGTGTGTATATAATACTTGCCTTTAATATTCGAGTTGCAGTATCGAGCTCTTTCCCAGATGCCTTCGTTATTTTTAAAATACCATTGTTCAATTTTAATTACTTCAGTTGGTTTAACATCTGGCATTGATTTAAGTAAAAATTTTCTTTCGATTTCTATATTCATCAAGTTATAATATTACACAATTATCAAAAAAAGCATAAAAAACCCATCCGAAGATGGGAGTACACGTCTGGGTTTTTATTTGTAGCCCGTAGAGGATTCGAACACTCTGTCTTCCAATCGAAAAATTGGACATCCTAAACTTCCACCTTAGTTTCAGTTTCCCTTACGGGTCCAGTAGACGAACGGGCCATATTAGTGTGGAGTTGGGTATCCACCCTGTCTCTGAGACAGACCCCTCTGTTTAGAGGATAAGTTAACCACTACGAAAACTCGTAGTCGGTAGAGGATTCGAACCTCTGTTTCTAATCTGAAAAGATTATCGTCCTAAACCGCTAGACGAACCGACCATATAAAAAAAAAGGACTGAGATTACATCCTATGGCGACAGAACTTTAGTTGGATTATTGTTTCCCTTCTTATCCACTACCTTTTGAGTAGTATTCTGTCAGTACCGGTTAGTTAGACTAACCACTTCTTGAGTTACTGTTTACTCTCCATTTAATCCGCTTATTCAACCTTGCGAGCTGATTCGAGGTTCGACCCTCTATAAGTTTTTCGATGAAATCACGTCAGCCTTTCGAGCTTCAGTGGCCGTGAACACTCACGACTAAGTAGGTACCTTTCATCAGTAACTAGGTAACACTTTCGATTTCTTATTTTTTAAATGTTTCCAATTAACAGTTAGAAATTTAGTGCTAGTAGATATGTCGAAGTAGTGGTCACCTCTCAGCTCTCAAAACTTTTGGTCTCAAGAATACTGGACTACTCCGTGTGATGCCTCCATCACAACTCTTCAAGATATCTTCACCACGACTTACCTTTCGGTTTATCTACTCTCTTGGTAGAGAGATTAGTGTCAGTCAACAGCACCACCTGTACGACTGATTGTCTTTCAACTTTAAGACACCTTTTGAGTTGGAACTCGCAATAGTAAAAACCGGTGAGTCTTTATTTCTTACAAAATTCCTATGGGTTATTCCTATTCCTCTTCCGAAGTCAACTGAACAATCTACAATTGCCCAGTCACAAACTCATTTGGTCTACAGTGTTACCCTCGACTACTCAGAACTTGTGGTGCCCCACTTGCTTACTCGACCTCAATTGTTCCGAAGAACTCTCAAGACGCAGATACAATTAGCTTTTGTATCCACTTTATCCCCCTTTCGAGGTTTATTTATCGACCATAAGCGGCCGTTACATTCATCAATGACCGAAGTCAAAGAATCTGTAAAATCAATAAATCAAAGAACGTTTTTCTTTAGTAGCGGGAGCTGGACTCGAACCAACGACCTTCAGGTTATGAGCCTGACGAGCTACCAACTGCTCTATCCCACAATGTGTATTTTTATATTTCTTTTTTCAATTTTGTTTTACAAAGATAGATATTTTATTTTATTCTACCAAATCTTTTGTAAAAAAAATTGAGACTTGTATCTGAATCGTTGCCTATCTCAATTTCGTTTTACAAAGATAATGACTTTTTTTTAATCTACCAAATCTTTTGTAAAAAAATTTACTTTTTGTGGGGAAGGATAGGACTCGAACCTACGAAGATCTTAAGACCAATTTCAGCACCAACTGAAACCCCATTTGCCTCTCTGGAACTTCCCCTTAATATTTCAATGAACGTAAAATCGTTACCGACTTTATTTATACAAATATAAAGCGAAAGTTTTAATTGACCAAAAAAATAATAAAAAAAAATTAAAAAAGATTAGTTATTTCTAAATCTATCTTCCTCTAAATGAGATTTAGCAACTATATGTAGACCTTTACAAGCTTTTAGAAAAGCATCTACAAACTCAAATGTATCATCGACATTTTCTACAGTAATGTCTTTTTTATACCATTTATCTTCATCATCAAAATCTTCTAGTCCTCTTAATACCGCTAAGCAATAGTAGTCACCTTTATTAAAGGCTAATGATAATTGAGTATAAAATTCCATTCCGTCTTTGGGTTCTAAGCTCGTTGCGTAAAAATTATAAACTTCGGTTGAATCAATTTTCTGAATATTTCCATGAAATCTGTCTAAAACAGGGTATCTATATAATAGTTTTTTAACAAAAGTCTCTGTTGTTTCTGACTCAAAAGGTTTAGAGTAAGGTTTCATGGAAACACTTGATGGCTCAAGTTCACCTCTGAGATTAGGTATCTCTAATCTATCTCTGGTTTCTTCATCATCAAAACCGACCATTTCATTGAATCTTTTAATATACATATCTTATATATTAGATTTTTCGTCTAAATAGTTCAATAGATTATCTATAAGTGTATCAGCTTTATCAAAAAATTCTTTTTCTTTATTAAATTTTTGATTAGCCACATAATAATTGACACCTTTATTTATATAAAAAGCTTCAATTAATTCATCAGGTACAAATACACCAGAGTATTTAAGTTGCATTACAAATGGCATTACAACATTTTTAGGATTTTTACCAAATCCATCATCAAAAACATCTTGATATGATTCTGGAAGTTCTTTACCCTCATAATCATCAGCACCATCATCACCGTGTACGTAAAAAGCAGCAACTTTTCCTTCTAAGTGATTTCTCAACATATGATCATATTTACCAGACTTAGAAAACTTACCAGTAATTTCTGAGTTTTTGATATTTCCATCACCCATTAATTTCTTTGCATCATCAACAGTTAAAGTTTGATTTATACACACCAGTCTATCAAAAAGTAATTTTACTTGTGATGTAAGAGAATGCCAGTGTATTGGTGAAACAATTATAAATGCATCACAATCCTGTAATAATTGATAAACATCAGCTTCTGCTAATAAATCTTTCTTTTGTTTATCACCTTTAGAATAACAAGAACAAGCAAAGTGACAATGAAATCCACCAGATGTAGATATACAACCCTTACATGGTTGAATTATTGGTCTTTTACTTTGATTGACAGCTAAGTCTATTTCATGAAAACTAACGAAAGGTGACCATTTTGACTTTATATACTTTACTACTTTATGGGTTTTAGAATCCATATCTGAACAAGTATCTTCGTCTCTTGGTGAACCTTGAAATATTAGCACTTTCGGTTTATAGTCTCCGAGTTTTCTTACTCTCATATGACTATATATAAAATTAGATTAATCTAAAGTAGTACCTACTAATATTAGATTATTGTTATTTACTAATCTTTCTAATTCAAGTGGATTTTTAGCTTTAAGAATAAAAGCATTATTTTTAGGAATTACTAAAAAGTAATATTTCTCTTTATCTACTTCAATATCATAGACTCTAATTACTTCTTCATCATAAATAGAAACGTCGATATTACGAGTCCAAGAAAGTATATGATTTGATATTTCATTTGTAGTTATATTAACACAGTCAAATGAATAAAAATCTTCAAGTGATTTTAACCACCAACTACCGTAGTAGTCTTTATTAAAATAAACTTTGTCCATAGTTTATAAATATTTTTTAACTAATGACTCCATTGTTTTTGTTAACTCTCTATCTAATAAAACATCATAGTCGTCAATAAACAAATCAGTCACATCAACTTCAACACTCACAATATCAACATCACAACTCGGTGGTGTCCAATAGTCACCTGGATCTGAGTAAACTCTTCCACGAACAGTCAACTCAAAATTCACAGAGACTTCTATTCCATTCATATCAAATAGAATATATTGGTCGTCTCGAGTAAAATACTCATCTTCATCCTCACAAATCAGTTCTTCCCAATCTGATACTACTTCTTTTTCTTTGATAACTAAATCATTAAGATTTAAGACGTATTTAGAATTAGATGAAGTCATATATATTTTGATTTATAACAAATATAAGCACAAAACCTCTAAAAACCAAATTTTACAAAGGTTCTATTAAAATTTATAAAGAAATTACTTTATCAAATCCTTCGTCTGGTGAGATAGGATTGTAAGAAGATATCATATTTTTTATAACATGCATTGGTAAATCTTTATTTTCTTCTTTAATTCTTTTAAGATTTCTTCTTCCATACTCATCATCTGAAAGTATAGGAAAGATTACAGCCATTTTATAGTAATCATTTGAGAAGTAATTAAGAGTGGCTCTTCTTCTTTTAATAGTCATGTTAGTCATATCAACTATCACATTTCTTTTTTCAGTTGAAAAATCTAAAAATCTTTGATTAAGAATTCTATCGACTTCTTTTTGATCAACACTACCAAATGCTTCGGTGTAGTTTTTAGACCCATAAACTTCCATTACAATTTCGTCACGCGAAATAACATCAGTTGTTGGAAAATTTTCACGTATCCAGGTAGTCTTACCTGAAAGTGGGGGACCTATAAGTAGTATAACAAATGGTTCTGGTAAATTCATATTACAAATATAAAAAATAATTTTAATATATATTACATGTTATATAGATATAATTCATTTGTTGAAGATTTGTTATTAGAAAGTCTAATTAATGAATCGATGATTTACTTTTCACCCGCTTTAAGAAAACAATTAAATAAAGTTTCTGATGATATTAGTGATGATTTATTAGGTATAGAATCAACTGATATAAAACCAGATATTACTTTTATTGATTTAGATAAAGAAGGATTTCTTTCATTCTCTACAATGCGAAATGTTAAAAAGATATTAGATGAAAAGTTTCCGGATCTTAAAGATTTATACATTAATGGTATTGACTTAGACCAAAAACCCAACAAAGATTTAGCTGATGATATTTGGTATATTCATAATAAAGAATATGGTAATCTAAAAAGTTCTCTTAGAGGAATGGGTAACTTTGATGATGGTGTAGATCCATATGTTAAAGGAAGAAATCAAATTGCTATAGGTAGATTAGTTAATAAAGTATTTCCTGGTAAATATAATTCTAAACAAGTCGAGGAATTCGTAAACTCATTTAAGGCAGCTGTAGAAAAATCTGGAGAACACTTTGAGTTAGTATCTGGAGATGATATCGCATTTTGGTATAACTCTGATAATTATAAAGAAAAAAGTGGAACACTTGGTAATTCTTGCATGGCTCAAAAAAGAAACATCTTTAATATCTATGTTAAAAATCCAGATGTTTGTAGATTATTAATTCTCAGAGAAGATGATAAAATTTTAGGAAGAGCCTTAATTTGGAAATTTAAATCAATTCATAGTGGAATTGGTGAAAAATTTGAAGGTGTTGAATATTTTATGGATAGACAATATACTATTAAAGATTCAGATGTTAATAAATTTAGAAACTTTGCAAAAGAACAAGGATGGATTTACAAAACAAATAATAATCACCATAGTTTTACTAATATAACTTATAACGGAAATGAAATAAATGTTGATATGGATGTTCAAGTTGATAGATTCGGAGGTGACTATGACTATCAAAGATATCCTTATATGGACACTTTTAGAAGATATGACCCAAGAATAGGTAAACTTTATAATGATGATAATCAAGAAAGTGACCAAGAAGGTTGTTACATATTAGAAGATACTGGTGGTGGGTATAGTGAAGTTGAAGGTGGTGTTTGGTCTGAATGGCATGATAGAATGATACCAGAAGATGAAGCTGTTTATTCAGACGCATATGGCGACCATTTGTTAAGAGATTATGCAGTTAGAATTGATGTCGGTTCAAGTAGAAGAAGAGGTTGGTACCATCAAGATGACGATGATATCGTTTATGATGAGCATTCAGATGAATATGTTCACGTTGATGATGCTGTTTATTCAGATATTTATGGAAATTGGATTTGGGATGAAAGAGCAGTAAAAACAATTACTGAAATCTATACAGATGGTGATGTTGAAAATTCAGAAGGAAACTGGTGTTATATGAATGATAGAGACATAATCAAACTCAGAGAAATGAGAAATATGTTATGGTATGAAAAACTATGTGATAAATATTCTGACTGGGATGATTATGAGTACATACAAAAAGACCTTCTTACAAAAGACTATGAAGATAAGTATATCCCTAAGATTTTAGAAAGAACAATTTATAAAGTAGGTGAGCCTAAATCATCTGACTCACCAGATATCTATGGAGTAGAATGGTTATTAGAAGAAGATGCAATTGCTTTAGATTATGAGATAAATATGGATAACTCAAGAGTGATTGATATTATACAATACAATAAAAATGTGGATGAAGTATTAGAGAATGTTCTCAATAAGTTAGAAACTAAAATCAAACAACTAGACGATATAATAAAAGTTGAGGGTCAAACTAGAATGAAATTTGATGATGATGAAGAATATAGAAAATCTATTCATGAACTCAAAACTAAGTTGTCTACAAGATTTGAAGAGCTAGACTCCGAAGAGTGGCATAATCTTTAATATTTAGAAGCTCTTAAAACCTTTACTGTAGATAGTTTAGTTGATAAACATCTATGATAACCATCTATTAATTGATAACCTCCAAATTTATTGATAACAATTCCTCGAATTCCTTTATATTGACTATCTGAATAATAATCCAGTTCTTTTGATAGAACATTATCTTTGTGACGAGTATTACCGTAATAAATTTTATCTGAATCAATTTCTATCTCTTCCCATTTACAATTTTTAAGTTCTGGAAGAACACCACCATATTCGATAGTAAGTAAATATTCTATTCTTTTTTGTAGGTCTAAAATTTCAAGAGCCTTATTAATTTCAGTGTCTATCTTTTTAGATAGCTCTGGTTCGATTGTTACTTCACCAATTTCCTGACCATAGTATCCGTTGAATATATTTATGTTCCAAGACTGAGGTAGAAAAAGTTTGTTTGCAACAAGAATTCTATTTACTGTATACCAATCTATATTATAGGTAATGTTATGAAGTAAAGAATTTAGTTTATTATTTCTTTTAGTGATAGTAGAGTTATCTCGATACTCGTCAAAAATTTCTTTATTTAAGTCCGAAAATCTGACTCCAGTGACTTGAGCGTTACTAATCACTGAGCACCTACAAATACGTTCTTCATTACATCCGTATTCATCACAGTAGTACTCAGTGTCGTAACTAAGTTTAGTAGCCCAAGAAAAGTCCTTTTCTAAAATCACTTTCTATTTTTAATTCTCATTTTGTGGCTTTTACCATCTATCTCTTTATAGATATAAAATTGATTAAATTTGAGTTTAAGATAAATTTTAGCCAAAGTAGCTGGTCTAATAAAGTACCAACTTAAAGGCAAAACTTCTTCTTTAGGAAAAGGATTACTTTCATTTACTCTATTAATCTCTTTTTTACCATCAGGTATCGTTTCATCAAAATAAAGAAATCCACTAAATTTTAGAATTTTATATTTTTCTTTAACTTGATTTGTGATAGCTGTTATTAAATGTTTTTCAATAAAACTAATCATATTAAAATAAGTGTTTTGTTGCGTTATCTAAATATCCTTGGATATTTTTCTTACCAGCAGGGTTTGCAGAATGAACGATATATTGTGGTAAACCAAATCCATTGTCTACACAGTAATCAACTAACCATTTTGCACAGTCAAGTCCAGTTTCTTCAACACCAAGTTGGTCAGAAGAAAATTCCCAATCAGAGAAGTCTACTTCATAGTGAATATCAGCCAAATCGTGGTCAAAACTAATTAAGTCAGGTACACCATGAAATGATATCCAGTTAGTAAACTCTTTGTAATTTCTTACAACATGCCAATCTTGTTCCCAATACATTCTATTGTGATGTGATGGTACAAGATTGATTGCATCTTTTGGTTGTCTTATATCGTCTAAAAATAATTTTTTCATATTAGTCTAAGTAAATGTCATGAAAAACTACACAATAGGCATTTAATTTAGTACCCATTGAAAACCAGAAATCAAATTCTTCTTGAGTCGATGTAGATTCAAGTCTTTTGATTATAAAATCAGCCATAGATTGACCAATATTTTTAACAATTTTTGTTTTAAATTTTTGCATAATGATAGTTTATAGTGCAAATATAAATAAAAGTTAAGTAATAAACAAACCTAATGAAAGTTATTTAGGAAATCTTTTTCAATTTTAGAAAGAGAATCAATACCGACTTCTGATATTCTATCTAAAACCATATCCATATCTAAATTACTTTCAATCCATTCATAAATATCATCTATAAAGAAACTATATTTTATTGAATTGATAGTTGAGATTTGGTCTCTTAACTCTTCTTCTAAATCTAATTTGAATTTTAAAACATCTGAAGAAATATCCTGACAGTCACAAATAATAAGATTGTTAGTTAGTATTGAAATATACTTCTTCATTTCGACTGGAGTAGTTATTACAAAACAAGTATAGTTTCCATCTTTTTCATAGTCAAAAAAAGTTTCAGCATCTAAATCCGAAATTCTTTCTTTCTCTACTTCAGATAATCTATCATAATCATCATTGAGATCAAAAGAGTTTTTATCAAATTGTATTTTGTAAACGCAGGTCTTCATCTAACTATATATAAAACAATATTAATCTATTTTATATAAAGTATATGAAAGAAAAACCGGATAGTTTTGTTGATGATCGTAGATTAAAGGCATATCCTACAGAAATTGGTTCTCAAAAATTTTCACCAGACGATATACAATTATTTAAGTTAGAAAAAACTTCTAAACTTAAACACCATTTCAGTTCTAAATTTTCTGAGTTACAATCCGAATACAAAAAGTTAATTGAAGAGATAAATATCAATGAAAGACTTTACCTAGCAAAACACAGTTTTGAACCAATACCTGGTAAATCATATCATCTTTATATAAAAGAAAATGGTGAGGAGTTTCTATCACTTATATCACCAAAAGAGTGGGGTGATAGATTTGATTATGTTGGAACTTTTGAGTTTTTATCAGATGGAAGGTGGATTCAATCTGAGTCTTAATTCGTTTAATTTAATCTCATTTTCTTCTATTTCTAATCTAACTCTTTTTATTTCATCTGTTAAATCACCTCTATAATCAGGATTATTACTAAGATTTACAAGTGAGTTAAGACGATAATTTAGACCTGATAAATAACCTTCAACTGCGATTATATCACATTCTAAATTTGATATTTCTTTTCTCCAACCAAACATACTTATATTAAATTTCTAAATTTTTGCGGTCTATGACGGTTACGATCCGTCTACTCCATCGTGACAGGATGGAATGATAAGCCATTTCACCAATAGACCAATTTGTCTAAGTGGTGGGACTCGAACCCACATAGAACTTTATGTTCATTCCTGACCCCAAATCAGGTCGGCTTCCAATTGCCTACACACCTAGTTTTTTGTTGTGGAGGTAGGACTCGAACCTACACTGAGTGTTATCTCCCTGATTCAAAGTCAGGTGGCCTGCCAATTAGCCGACTCCACAATATTGAGAATTATTTTACTCTATTCTCTAAAGAGTACTTTCACCGCCAAACAGTTACTTTGTGCGGTCTATGACGGTTACGATCCGTCTACTCCATCGTGACAGGATGGGATGATAAGCCATTTCACCAATAGACCATTTGTCGAGAAGGTGGGAATCGAACCCACTAACTGACGGCTCCAGACCGCCCGTGCTTAAAACCTTAGTCACTTCTCGTTTTGCTGTCCCACAAGGGCTCGAACCTCAACTCTTCTGGATCAAAACCAGACGTGTTGCCAATTACACCATAGGACAATAAAAAAACCCGATTAGTTTGTGACTAACCGGGTTTTACAAATTTATTTAACTTAAACATTAACTTATTGTAAAGACATAGTTAGCCACTCTCTCACGATCCTGATCCTGAGGTTGCGGGTTAACTTGTGCGATATTTACGTTAATTGTTGTCATTATTTCTTATATATTAAATATTATTACTCTCTTTTTAATTATTTGTCAGATTTATACTACAAAGATATAGATAAGTTTCAATCTGACCAAATTATTTTTTGATTTTATTAATAAAAGATTCATAAGTTTGTAGAATAAACTCACTTTCTTTATTAAAACTTACCTTAGAATAACAATGATTTACAAAATTATCTAAGATAATATAAGTTTGTTCTAATTCTTCAGGATGAAAAAGTATACCATATCTTTCGGTTGATGTGTTTGATATTCCAGAAATAACATCACCTAACATTGCAATATTTCTAAAACCAGAAGGTACATTAACTGGATAATCATGAAAACAAAAACTTAATTTCTGAGTTGATAGATCAATTCCACTAAACAAGAAGTGTGAATCATCATAATCAGTTAGTAAGAATTGATTACAGTTTAAGTCTCCACCTGTTATTTCTTGACCATAAAACTTAGCCATTGATTGGAAACCATAACACATAGAAATTATAGGACAACTTAATATTTCTAACGCTTTTTCATTTGTTGAATATTCAGAAGTTGAATCTGGATTAGTCATACTAAAATCAGAACCGGTTGAAAAAGCACCTATAATATTATATTCTGAATTATATTTTTCTACTTCTTCAGGTGTAGTAGCCACTCTAAATGGTAAATTTTTAATAGTTAAATACTTAACTACTTTTGGATAATATTTATACTGAGGTGGTTTAGCATTATTAATAATCAAAAATATATCAGAATCATTTGATTCTTTCACTGAATTACCAAACTCAATTAAATCAGATTCATCTGTATAAAGATGATCTTGATTATGTATATCGTGTTTATAACTATCAAAATGCTCATCAATAAATGATAAATCTTCAGGTTGTATTTGTATACCATGATTAAAAGCATTAAAGAATTTCACTAAATCTTTTATAGATTCATCTTTGAATCCCCAGTGTGTAGAGTCATCGTATTTAGAATCAACACCAGTATAGTGAACAACATTAATCTTATTTGGAGCTTCAATTGTAAATTCAGTTGCTTTATGATCACCATAAGTTATATCAACAATTAATTTAAATCCACTATCATTTTTTGAGAAATGAATATCAAATTCAATACAAGATGGTTCACCATCTTCTAACTCAGTACCTGGATGTAATCTTGGATCATACCAATAATTAAATTGAACTAATCCATTATCTATGGTACAATCATTTTTATCGAAGGCATATTCTCCTTTTGGAACTGGAGTTAATGATTGGTCGAAGTTTAATTTACTCAATTTTGGATCAGATACAATATAAAGAGTATCTGGTAGTAATTTTTCAAACCAATCTTGTTGCATTATAGAGATATTATTATCATCCTCAATAGGTTCTCCCTTATGTGGTAGATTCTGAATTCTATATTCTTTGTTAGTACCAGGTCTTACCGGTACAATACCCTCAAAAGTCTTAAGATATCTCATAATACTATATATTATAGTTTTAAGATGAGAATATTTACAAACCTAAATCTTGTATTTTTTTATTTCTAAATTCAGAAATATTGTGAATAGCATAAACAGAATTATTTGTAATAGCTATGTTTTTATTTATGATTTTTTGGACAATCGAACTGTGCCAACTTCCAACTGCAAATGACATTCCTACCACCAAATTATCATCTAATTCACCAAATAGTCTATTATCAATATTACCAGGTATGTATCTAAGTGGACCACCTATGATATTTTTGTCAGTTTTTAAAAACTTGTATTCATCACCACATTTTTCTTTTAGAATTGAAACATAGTGATCGAAGATAGGACCACCATTATAGACAATCATAATAGTTTCTTTTTCTCTATCTATATTACCACCAACAACTTTTGGTATAATATAACCTAATTTTAATACTTCTATTTGCATAAAATTTGTTCAATAATCTTAGGGAAATTTTCTAGTTCAATATCGTGTATTTTGGATTCTAAAGTATCAGGAGTTTCAGAATCCGAAAGTTTGATTTTTATCTGTTTAATAATTTCACCTTCATCATAGTTTTGATTAACATAGTGAATTGTTATACCAGATTCTTTTTCACCAGACTCAATTACTGACTGATGTACTTTTCTACCATACATACCTTTACCACCAAACTTTGGAAGAAGTGATGGGTGTATATTAATTATACGATTTGTAAATATAGATATTAGTTCATTAGGTATTAACTTTAAGTAACCAGCAAGAACTATTAAATCAATATTTTTATTTTCGATTATATCAATCACTTCTGAGGTTTCAATATAATCTACTCCATTTGATAAACAAAGATTTTCAATATCAATGTTTGGTTTATTTGAAACAATAATAGCAACTTCTATATCATTATGTTCTCTAAAATACTCAACCAGTTTTTTAGCGTTAGAACCTTTACCTGATATAAAAATTGCTATTTTATATTTACTCTTCTTCACCTTTTTCTAAAATGTTCTCAATAGCAGAGTCTCTTAGTTGTGATAAAGTAAAACCATAAGCGGTACAACCGAATCTCGTATCTTTATCTAAACCTTTTGATTTATCAAAAGTTATTTCTTGACCATCAATACTTACGACTTTGGTACCATCAATTAAGCAATCTAATGCCCAAACTGGCATTAAGATTGTATTTTCATCCCAAAGTTGAAAGTCTAATTGTTTTAATTCCTCAACAGTGAATTCTGTGAAATCAACTCCATCAAACTTTTCAACCAATTTAGCGTAAAGTTCTTTTACTTGTTTTCTACAAAATTCATCAGACCAATTTTCATAAGATGATATTTCACTTACTAAATTAGAAGCCATTCGTTTATAGTTTTTCACTACATTAAAATATTTTACTTTATCCTCAAAAGTCATAATTTATTTATTTTTTTATTATACTACTTCTCTACAGTAAAGATTAGCCAAAATTACTCTAGCTAACTTAAATTCTTTTACTCTGTTTAGTCTTAAGCCATAAACGGATGCTATAGCTTGTAAATGAGGAAGTGCCTCAGATATTGTCATTTTTCCAATTTCCATTTTTATCAATTTTAAAATATCGTTTACAAATCGTTTCAATTCTTTTAGTATCTCGTCTATCTACAGCATCATTTAGTTGTTGAAAAAGAACAGCCTTGAGTCTTTGTTTTCTATTATATTTATTTATAGAAGAAAAGAGTCCTAAATTAGGACTCTTTTTATTAATCGTAGAATGAGTCACACCAGTCTCCATAGTCATAGTCATAATTGTTAGAGTTACTATTAAATTTTGAGTTATCTAAATCATCATCTAGTTTCTTATAGTCTAACTCTGGTAGATATTCAATCAAATCATTACGGTCACATTCAGAAGAATGATTATCAGTGTAGTTGACTTTAAGTTTAAATCCATCCCAAGTAGTTGAAATAAAACTCAAATCAAGTGATGTTAATAACTTATCAATTAAAATCTTCTCAAATAAGATTCGGTCTTTACATAAGTCAACACTAACATATTTCTTAGTATATGGATCTAATGTCACTTGAGAAACATAGTTATATGTTTTGTCTTGGAACCAAATCTTCTCATTTTCTTTCTTCTTAGCAGCTGGTGACTTATCCCAACCATTCCAACTATTCCAACTATTACCTTTATAGTTTTTGTATCGATTAGAGTAAGCGTAATCATCTTCCCAATCCCAACCACCACCGTAACCACCGTAGCTTCGGTATTCAACTTTAGAAGGATCTCTTTCAACAGGTAATCCAATCCAGTCTACTTTAGTACAAGCCACTGCCAATTTTTCTAAGTGGTCAATATCTTGCGACTCTGAAAAAGTGTGTTCTGATTGATAACCAACTGAAATGTTAGTACACTCTGCATAAATCTTAATAAATTGAACAGAGTCAGTTAATACACCAGTTGGGTCAATTTCATATTCAAATGAGTCGTTTGCTCTATTTAATTCTCCAGCCAATGCTCGACCGAATGCATCAGAAGCACATCGTTGAGAACTTTGATAGGTAATTACTGATTTAGTATTTCTACGGTCAAACGAAATTACTTTATTGATACCTTCAATTTTAGTTTCTTTCTGAGCAGCTGCTACTTTTTTAGAACCAACACATCCGACTTCTTCACCTAAGAAAAAGTAGTAAAGTCCTGGTACTTGATTTTTAATCATATACATCATCACTGTTACACCTGCTTTATCGTCAGCACCAAGAATAGATTTACCATCAGTTTTTATAATGTTACCATCAAATACGTGATTTACTTCAGTATTTGCAGAAGTTGCTGTATCTAAGTGAGAAGTGAACATAACATCACTTTCACCTACTTTTACGAATAAGTTTCCAAATTCATCGACTTGTAGACCTTCAATTTCGGAATACAAATAAGGAAATAATTTTCCTTCTGTACCGTGTGGATATGTACGATTTGTTAGTTTTAAGAATGTTTCTTTTATATTCATCGTATTTATTTTTGTCTTTTATACTTTTAACATTACAAATATAAGGACTATTTAGAATAAATACAAATTTGTGAATAAAAAAATTGTAAATGCCCTTTGTTTTTTAATATATAAATTCGTATGTATAATGTTGATTACAATTATTCTGATGGGATTTTTAATATCTCCGATAAGTTTGACTATACACTTCCTGAAAGTGATGTTAATAGTGCACCTTATTTAAGAAATCCGGGAGATGAGTATATTTTGAGTTTTCCAGATTTACAAAATATAAAAAAACTTACAAAATTTTATTATGAAGGTCTTAATTTTAGTCCAAATAGATATTTAACTACATTTTACAGAATTTCAAGAAATGGAAATGTCTGGACTGATTGGTTGACTTTAGGTCTTTTTGTTGACAACTTTCCACTAGTAGATACCAAAGATCCACTTTATTTAGAAGTAAAATGGGTAAGAGGTGGATCAGAAGGCGGAGGAGAAATTAGACTAATAAGATATAGTCTTGATGGAGAATTAGAAAGAGATTTAGTTGATGATGGTAGTAATGTAACTATCGGTTCCGGTGAGATGAAGGTAATAAGACCTCCATACATTCTTAAAATATTTAACATAACTGATATTGAAATAATATCACCAACTGGTATTCCAGAAGGATGTACAATAAAATATAGATATTCACAAGACTCAACAAGAACTTGGTCTGAATGGGAAAAGTTTAATAGAGGAAATATAGTATCAAAAAGAATATCACCTATAAGATTTTTTCAGATTGAATACCTTATAGAGAATGAGTCAAATCAAGATGTAAGAATTCAAGATATAAACTTGATTGGTGATTTTCAGAATATAACAAACGACTATAAAAAAACTAACCTTTTTGGTATAAGAGAATGTTGTCAATCAAACATGCTTGGTACATATGACGCTAATGGGAATTTCGTACCAAATACTAATATGAATCAATCTGGGGGTGCCGCTTGTCCACCAGGACAATCAAATCTTCCACAAATGTCAACAGATGAAAAAGCTCAACTTTATAATCCGTATCAACAAAATACAGCTATAAATCTTTTAACTAAATTGAGTACTGACGCTCAACAAATATTTGGTCATAAAGTCAAATACTTTTGTACTGACCCTGATAAGAAAGGACAGGATCACATATTAAACGAGTACGCTCTTTATAACGTAGTATGTGAGGCTGAAATTAAAGTTTCAATTAATGGTAATAATTTTCCAGATTCTCAGATTGTTATGAATCAATTTGATCTTAACTTATTTGAGACTATGGAAGCGCACATAACTAAACAATCATTTAAGGAAGTATTTGGTATACAAAGAAGACCATCAAAAGAAGATTTTCTTTATTTCTGTGATGTTAATAGAATGTATCAAGTTGACCATGCTCAACAATTTAGGAACTTTAATAACTCAGCTGTTTATTATAAATTGATATTGAAGAAATTTACTCAGAAAGCAAATGTTATTGCTGATAATATTGAAATTAGAAATAAAATTGATGAGCTTACTAAAAACACTACTATTGAAGAACTATTTGGTAATGAAATAAATGATCAGAAAAATGCTATCGCAAACAAACCACAATTTCAACCACTTACACGAGATCCTATTAGATTAGAGTATAAAGTACAAATTGATAAAGAATTGGTTGAAAACTCATCAACAATTATTGCTAAATCTCACTATGATATGGCATCAGTTGAGTATAGAAGTCCAGGAGTTATTTATAAAAACTTATGGTCTTTAATTAATGAAACTAATAATATTGGATTCCAATTATGGTTTAACATCAATAATTACATACAGGATGAACTTTATAACTTTATTAATTTCTATGATGAAAATATACAAAAAGGATTTAAAATTGATTTAAGAAATGATGAAGTAATTGTAACAATGAACTCAGATACTTACAGTTTCCATTTATATAATCAACCTACAAATACTACAACTGCTCTTAATGAAGAGGTGTGGCATGGTTATATCTGTAATATAGACCAAAGAAACGGTAAAATGAACCAATACATCTACAAGCGAAATGTTGATGATGAAGAAGACGCAGCTGATTTACCTAATACAATATTGAAAATGTTATATAAAAATGAACAATCAATAACACCTATAAACTTTGAGGCTAGAGGATTCACAGCACAAATTTTAGGTTCTGATATGAAAATCACTAATGTTAGATTATTCGCTGAGTTAATTCCAGAAAAAGAACATACTAAACAACTAAATCAATATATTGTTAGAGATGATTCTAAATATTTAGTTTTAGCAGATAACGCAACAACAAGACTTTATTTACCTAAATATCCTCTTTACGAGTAAAAATATTCAACGAATCTCATCAAATTATAAAATAAATACAGTATATAATAATGTGCTCTTATAATCACTGATAAAATTTAGATAATCATAATATATATATTGTTATGCCTGGTATAACTAAACTCGACCGGCCCATGGTAGATGGGGGTTTCTAATTAGGATTCTTCAAGTGAGTATAATAATTAATGTGTTTTAATTTTATATGCAATGAAGAATTTATTATTATCAATTTTTGTTTTTTTTGCAAGTTTCGTCACTTTATCACAATCTTGCACACATCAAATTTATTTAACAGACACTTATGGTGATGGTTGGAACGGTGGTTATGTTTCTGTTAGTGTAAATGGATTGACTGTGTTAAATAATATAACTTTATCATCAGGTTATGGACCAACAATATTTAATTTTACGGCAAGTAGTGGGCAAACAATTAGAGTTTGGAGAACATTGTCAGGATCTTGGCCTTCAGAAATGAGAGTTCAAATCAGAAATAACACAGGGACAATTCTATTAAATACCATACAACCAACCACAGGATCAGCAAGTTTTGGTGGAAACACTTGTATTGCTTCGTGTTCTGGTGGAGGTGGTGGTGGAGGATGTGTTAATATATATTCTTATGGGTCGTTAACCGCACCATCTATACCGGGTGCTCAAACAATTAGCACTTGCACCTTTCAATCAGAGTATAATACCATTTTTAGTGTTGTTTCGGGAAGACAATATAGATCGACATATAATTTAGGTGGTTATATAACGGTTAGACACACATCATACAATGGAACTGTGGTTGCTGCAGGTTTTTCACCTTTAACATGGACTGCTCCTGTGTCGGGAACTTATTATATTCACTACAATACTAATTCATCATGTGGAACTGCGTCATCTTGTGGGACAACAACGATTGAATGTCTTTCTTGTTCTGCACCTGCAGCACCCGTAAATGATTTAGTCTGTAACGCAACACCAATAGTATGTGGACAATCAATCGCCGGAACTACCGTAAACTCAACAACTACAGGGACAGGTGAAATGGGGGGTTTTTGTGGTGTTAGTCAAACAACTGGTGGTGTTTGGTATATGGTTGCAGGAAATGGTCAAAACATGAGTGCTAACTTATGTGCAACCGCATGGGATAGTAAAATATCGGTATTTAGTGGTCCTAATTGTTCATCACTAACTTGTGTTGGTGGAAATGATGATTGGGGCCCAATATGTTCTTCATCATCTGCGTCTTATACTTGGAATTCATCGGTAGGAGTAAATTATTACATATTAGTTCATGGGTATAGCACTACAAGTCCATTTTCAATTGCATTAACTTGTGCTACACCACCACCTCCTTCACCAACATCAATCACGCAGTCAAGTAATCCAATCTGTTCGGGAGGATCAACCACTTTAACTGCGAATGGAGCCGTTGGAACGGTTTATTGGTATATTAATGGATGTGGTGTAACTCAGATTGGTGTAGGAAATTCCATCACGGTGTCTCCTACCACAACCACTACTTATAATGCTAGAAATTTCAACGGAGGTCTTTTTAGTAATGGATGTGTCTCGACTGCGGTTACCGTTAACCCAACACCAACGGTTTCGGTGAGTTCAGTAACAAACACAATTTGTTCGGGATCTAACACACAATTGATTTCATCAGTGGGGAATAATGGGGGATCACCAGTGACTTACTCATGGTCTCCATCTACAGGACTAACAAATCCAAACGCACCAAGTCCTTTTGCTTCACCAACAACCAATCAAACATACACACTAACAGTATCATCAAACGGTTGTTCAAATGCAACATCAACAACAATAACCGTAAACCCTTCAGTTGGATTTGTTTCTACAGTGTCGGGGAACAATACAATTATTGCAGGAACACAAGAAACATATTCAATAACACCTGTTCCAAACGCAAATTATCAATGGGCATATACAGAGTCAGTTACAGCACCTTTATGGAATAACATACCAAACTCTAACACACCATCAATATCTTTTTATTGGCCTCAAACAACAACCGATGGGTCTGTTAGAGCTACAGTTTCAAATTCATCAAACTGTGGAACTCAAGTTAGATTTTTTAATATAATTACAAACGGAGCATTACCTGTGGAATTATTATCATTTGACGGAACTTGTAATAATAATATCATATCTTTAGAGTGGAAAACGGCAACCGAACATAACTCAGACTATTTTGAAGTTGTAAAATCAAGAGATGGTGAAAATTGGTCGTCATTAACAACTTTGGAATCTGCTGGCAACTCAACTCAAGAATTAACATATAACACAAAAGACGGGAACGCAATTGACGGGAATAATTATTACAAACTAATTCAATATGACATTGACGGACAACTCAAAGAGTATGGACCAATAAATGTTATTTGTAATGGAAATACAAAGGGTTATTTTTCAATATTTCCAAATCCAAGCACGGGAGATTTTCAAGTGATATTAAATGATAAAAATTTGCTCGGTGAAAGTGAGGTTATAATCAATGACACTAAGGGTTCACAAATTTTTAACAAAATAATTGATGTAAAACCTGGAATAAACAGCTTTTTAATCGAAGAATTAAAAAATTCGACTGGATTATACTATATATACATCAGAAACAGTAGTCTAACAACATCTGTAATAAAAATTGAGATTAGGTAAATGAAATTAAAGTTTTTACTATTGGCCTTATTATCTTGTTTAATCAATATTTCATTTTCACAGACTCAAACTGTTAATTTCAACTATACCGGTTCAGTACAAAATTGGATTGTTCCACCATGTGTCACGTCTATTAATGTTGTAGTAGCTGGAGCCAAAGGTGGTGGTAACACCGGAGGAAATGGATCCAGAATAACAGCAACTCTAAATGTAACACCAGGACAAACATTAAATATCTACGTTGGTGGTATGGGAACATGTGGTAACAACTCTGGTGGTTGGAATGGTGGAGGTACCGGATTTGCATCAAATCCAGCAAACGCAAATTATAATTCTTGTGGAGGTGGTGGATCCACTGATATCAGAATCGGTGGAACTGCTTTAGGTAATAGAGTAATTGTTGCTGGAGGTGGTGGTGGAAAAAGCGGAGGTTCGTCACCAGCAGCCGGTGGTACAGCAAACTGTATAAATGGCGGTGCCGGTGCATCTTCATTTGGAACTGGTGGTGGTGGAGGCACTCAAGCTACTGGAGGTGTTGGGGGAGCCCCTTGGAATTTCACACCACCAGGTGGTCAAGCTGGAACTTTAGGTCAAGGTGGTAATGGTGGTCTTTGGTCAACTGCCTCAGGTGGAGGTGGTGGAGGTGGATACTACGGTGGAGGTGGTGGTGGAAATGACGGTTGTTGTACTGGATCAAATGGCGGAGGAGGTGGAGGAGCTGGTTCTTCACTTATGCCATTAGGTGGCACTTGTCTACCGGCAAACAATGCAGGAAATGGTTATGCTACAATAACTTACACACCAACACCATTAGTAATAAATCCTACCTTTACTAATGTAACTTGTTTTGGTCTTTGTAACGGAACGGCGAATGCTAATTATCCAGGTGCAACATATTTATGGTCAAATGGAGCAACAACTCAATCAATAAATGGACTTTGTCCAGGTACTTATACTGTAACAATAAACTTAAATGGTTGCACTGCCACTGGTAGTGTAACAATAACACAACCACCTCAAATAGTTTTAGGCCCAATAAGCCACAACTAATAAAAATTAAATGAAAAAATGAAAAAATTAATTTTATTATTCTTTGTTCTCTTAACATCAGTGGCTTTTGGTCAACTAACAACAACAAACCCAGACACAGTTTGTTATCAAACACAATCTTTATCACAGTATCAAGTTACTTCAATTGGTGCTGGTACTTATACTTGGACCGTACCAGCATGTGCTACTATTACATCGGGTCAGGGTACAAACTCAATCAATGTTAACTGGTCAAATTGTCCTCCAGGACTTATTAATAACGCGGTAAGTGTTGTTTATACTTCACAACAAGGTTGTCCATCAAATCCTGTGAACTTAAATGTTTTGATTTATCAAGTTGTTCCAACTATTACATCTGTTGGTCCATTTTGTGTAACTGATCCATGTGTACCATTAGTAGGATTACCAGTGGGTGGTGTTTGGTCAGGAACAGGTGTAGTTAATGGGCAATTTTGTCCACAAGTCGCTGGAGCAGGAGCAGCAACAATTACATATACTTACTCAAATGGTGGTTGTACTTTTACTGCTACGTCAAATACTGGTGTAGCACCACAACCAACATTGACACCAATACAACATAACTAAAATGAGACACTTATTTTTGATATTATTTTTATTCAGTTACTTTATATCATACTCACAACAAGAGTTTGAGATTTGTGAGTATGAAAAAGTATTTACTTATTCTACATCATTAGATGTAAGTGGTACAATATCTTGGTTCTTAAATGGTAGTTTAATAGATGAAGGAAGTAGCACAGATATTATATTTAGCGATCCAGGTCAATATGAACTTGTTGCTATTGGATATAATGATATTGGGTGTGAAAGTGTACCTCAAGTCTTACAAATAGTAGTAACCGAATGTGATCCACTCATATATTGGGTACCAAACAGTTTTACTCCAGATGGGAATGAATTTAATCAAACATGGGGTCCAATATTAACAAGTGGTATCTCAATAGAAAATTTTGAGTTATTAATTTATAATAGATGGGGTGATGTGATTTGGGAATCTCACAACGCGAACGATAAATGGGATGGTACTCACAATGGTAGTTTGGTTCAAGATGGAGTTTATGTCTGGACTATGTTAATAGACATGAAAGAAACCGGTGAACTTAAAATGATCACCGGTCATGTTACATTAATAAAGTAGTTAGTTTAGTACTGGTAAAGAAGTTGAAATTCTTTTGATAACTTCATCTTTACCTAAAATAAACATAGTTGTTGGTAAGTCTGGTCCAGAAATTCCACCAACTAAAGCCATTCTTAATCCAGGCATTACTTTTCCAATTTTCACATCAACATCATTACACACAGACAATATAGAATCTTTGATAGAGTCAGAACTAGTGTAATCAACATCAGATAAAATAAATTTAGAAAATACTTTTACAAAATTATCATCTAACTTTTTAACATCTGTTATGATAGGATTATTGTAAAATAAATCAACAATTACATTTAAGTCAGACTTGAAGTTTGATCTTTCTTTAGCCAAATTAATAATCATATCTAACTTATCATCAGAGTATCTATCGTCTTTTATATTGATAAAAGGTTTAAGACAAGAGTTTGAGGTCATTCTTAAATGATAAGCGTTAATCCACTTTGCTTTATCCATATCAAAACGAGCACCTGATTTATTAACTCTATCTAAAGAGAATGAATTAATCATACCACTCATTGACATAATTTCAACATCGTCTCCTGGGTTCCAACCGATAAGAGCAAGTGCGTTCATAAATGCCTTAGGATCATATCCTAAATCCTTCCAACCAGGAACATAAGTACCTGAATCATCGGTATATCCGATTGGAGCAATTGGAATACCATACTTCATTGCTGTTCTTTTTGATAACTTTCCCTTACCATCCGGATTCATAATTAATGGTAAGTGAGCAAATGTTGGAACATCCCATCCAAGAGCATTATACATTAGAATATGAAAAGGTGTAGAATTTACCCACTCGTTACCTCTAAGAACATGAGTAACTCCCATATCGTGGTCGTCGCAAACATTACAAAGATGATAAGAACCAATACCATTAGACTTAATAAGAACTTTATCATCAAGTGTATTTGTGTTTATAGTAATAGTTCCTAAAATAGCATCATCAAAAGTGATATCAACATCAGGAGTTACTGCGAAACGAATAACATAGGGAACACCACTTTGTAACATCAAATCAGTTGATGGATTAGTCAAAGAGTTATTCATAGACATACGAGTAGTCGCGTCATATTTAAGACCTTTTGATTTAAGAGAATCTAAATCATCCTTAGTGTCAAAAGCGTAATAAGCCAGACCATTATCTAGTAAGAATTTAACATATTTAGAGTAATCTCTTTCTGATTGTGTAAAAGAACCAATAGTTGGATCAGGATTCCAGTAAGAAGCATCTGGAACTATTCCAAGCCAATCACACATATCTTTGAAATATGTTAAAAACGATGGTGTATAACGGTCACGATCTGTATCTTCTAAACGAACAATGAATTTACCACCGTGTCTTTTAGCAAGAAAGTAGTTATAAAGTAAGGTTCTAACATTTCCAATATGAGCAAATGGTCCTGTAGGAGAAGGCGCAATTCTTGTAACAATATTTTTCATAAGACAAATATAGTTATATTACCTTAGACTATCAAATTATTTTTTGTTAAATTAATATATACAAATATGAAATACCTCAAAGAATTTAGAATTTTTACAGAAAATAATGATAATACATTTGAGAAGATGGTAGATATCTTAGAATCTGAATGTGGTGAATTTTTAAATCTTCTAAAAACTAATAGAATAAGTTCTTTATATAGAGGATTTTTAACTAGTCCTGACACAGCATGGGAGGCGGAAATGTTTAGAAATAAAATGGATTATAAAGAACCTGTTAATCAAACAAATATATTGGATGGAGTTTGGAAGATAGAACCAATCGAAAAAAGAAAAGCAAAAGACACAAATTGGGAAATAAATGAACTGATAAATAAAGGTCTAGAAAGAAAATTTGGAATACCACTTAGAAGTCGTGGTGTGTTTGCTACTAAAAATCTTTCTATTGCATCTGATTATGCTGGACCAGACAGACTAAAAAACACATATATGTTTTTTCCTAAAAATGGATTTAGATATTTTTGGAATCCAAATATAGATGATCTTTTTACCGAATTAAGAGATAATTTTGATTGGTATAAAGAATACAATAATATAGAAATTACTGATGAAGTTCTAAGTGATGTAAACTACATAGTCAATGGATATCAAGAGGGTAATATAAATAAAGTCAATTTACAAGAGATTACTTTTATATGTGACGAATACTATCTTGTAGATTTAGAGTACTTTGATAAACTTGAAAGTTATATACTTTCTTAGTACCTCTACCGGAATTCGAATCCGGACACTTTGCTTTTGAGACAAATACGACTACCAATTACGTCATAGAGGCTTTTTATTAGTACCGCGTATGAGGTTCGAACTCACTTAACATCGGATATGAGCCAATGTCCTTTTCCACTAAGCCGCGGCATTTAGAGCAGATACCCAGGATCGAACTGGGGTCTCATCCTTACCAAGGACGTGTAATCACCGATTATACGATAACTGCTTATTTTGTACCCCAGACGGGATTCGAACCCGCACACTCCGATTTTAAGCCGGATACGACTGCCAATTACGTCACCGGGGCATTCGTTTTGTTTGTACCTCTACCGAGATTCGAACTCGGACACTACGCTTCTAAGGCGCATACGACTGCCAATTACGTCATAGAGGCAAATAAAATAACGGAGGAAAGCCTTGAAGAGTGATATACTACTGGGATCGAACCAGTGTAGATTGATTAAAAGTCAATTGTTTAGTCATTAAACGAAGTAACCCTTGCAATCACCATCCATTATTTTTTGTTGTCTCGGTGGGTAACGATCCCACTCTCTTTACCATGTCAAGGTAACGTTTTCCCATTAAACTACGAGACATTTTAGAGCTGATGGAGGGAGTCGAACCCACATATTTGCGTTACAAAGGCAATGTAATAACCATTATACGACATCAGCATATTTTGAGCACCTGGAGGGATTCGAACCCCCGTGACTGGGTTTGCAATCCAGTGCCTCTCGTCTTACGACACCACTCGACCACAGGTGCTTGTTGTTGTCAGTGCGGGTTACGATCCCACCACCTCTTGTGTATCAGACAAGTGCTCTACCAAATGAGCTAACTGACAATTTTAGTACCCCGAAGTGGTATCGAACCACTGCCTTCTCCATGTAAAAGAGATACGCTACCTTTACGCCATCGGGGCGATTTGCGGGCCAGGTAGGATTCGAACCTACTTTATTTCAATTTTTCATACAGTGATTAACAGTCACCAGCTAAAACCAAATCAGCTACAAGCCCATTTTGTACCGAGGGAGAGACTCGAACTCTCACACCCTGAGGATACCAGCTTCTTAAACTGGTGTGTCTACCATTCCACCACCTCGGCATTTTATTTGTAGCCCCTACTGGATTCGAACCAGTATCTTCGCTTTAGAAGAGCGACGTCCTATCCATTGGACGAAGGAGCCATATTTTGTCGGTAGGGTGGGATTTGAACCCACGTTGTGATTTCTCACCCAGTGTATCAGACTGGTCCCTGAAGACCGCTCGGGTACCTACCGTAATTTTTTAGACATAAAAAAACCCTCAGATTTTTATCTGAGGGTTCTTTTTATATTTAGTTATAAATACGTCACATTTTACGAGACAAATTTTCTAAATAGGAAGGAACCCTCAGACGGTCTAATATTACATAACGTAATATTCACCACATTGAGTGTCAGGTTCATCATATTTGTATTATTTGTTCTCATTGTTGTTATATATTAAAAGTTATTACTCTCTTTCGAGGTTTTTGTCATTATTTTATACAAAATTAGATAAAAGTTTTAATTCTACCAAATTTAATTAAAATATTTTTAATTTTTTATGCCGCTGCTGGTGCAGGTGCTCCTCCAGTTGCTGGTTTTTCTCCTGGTTTAACAGGTTCAGGTTTCTCTCCAGGTTTTGTTACCACAGGTTTTTCTCCTGGTTTTACAGCTTCTCCTTCCTTCGCTTCGCCTTCTTTGTGTTCTCCGTGACCAGCATGCATTAAATGTTTGATTTCTTCAATAACATGCCAAAGTGTCATTCCAGCACAAAATCCAGCAAAGATATACTTTAATGTTTTATAAGATGGAAATAATTCAAGTGATTCATTTATAGCGTGTGCTAACCACTTTTTAACCATACCCATTGTATCAGCACCAGTTGATGCTCCAGCATCACCAAATAACATAAGTGAATCATATATTATACCGATAATTCCACCACATAAACCACCAAGTAAAGCAAATTCAAAAGCACCGGGACCACCTAAAGCTCCTGTAATCATTGAAACACCTTTAAGTGCTAAATTAGCACCAGTTTTAACTAAAACTTCAACTACTTTTAGAATAGGACTTAAACAAGTAGAAAGAATTTTTAAGAATAATTTACCCCACCAGAATAATTTCTTTCCTGTTTTAGCATCTGGATCCATTTTCTCTTGACCTAAGAATCCTAAAATCCAATCAATACATTTTTGACCAGTTGTCTTTTTTTCTTCACCACCTTCTGGAGCTTCTTCAGCTTCTTTTATTAATGAAAGATTATAAAAACTTTCTAAAATATCATCTGAAGTAGAATAGATAATTGTTGATACTGATTCATTCTTTGCTTCTTCTTCAGCTTCTGTTAAGTTTTTCTCAGTTGATGAAACAGCTTCACCTTCTGCTGTTTTTAGTTTAGCCTCAATTTGACCTGCTGCTACATCAGCTGATGGTTTTGCTTCAGCTGCTGTTTTACCAGGTGCCCAAAATTGAAAGGTCTTCTTTAAATCTTCGATTTCATTTTTAGACTTTTGAGGATCTAGTTCCTCAATTTGTTTTTTTACTTTACCGTCTCCTGAAATTTTTTGTTTGAACTTAGCAGCTTGTGATAAAACACCATTTAATCCAGAAATAAATAATTTCTTAGCAAAAGCAACCATTGAGCTGACAAATTCTTTAAGACCATTTTTAACAGCTTTAATTTTATCACCGACAAAGTTTAACATTTTCTCTCCTTTGTCTTTAGCCCAATCTACAGCTTTATCTAACCATTCCCACTCTTCAGTTACCAAAGAAACATTTTGACCAATCAAGTTATTTTCGATATAAGATTTTTCCTCATTAGTGAATATTTTAGATCTTAAACACAATGACCAAAAGTCAGAGGAAAACTCATTAAGTACTTGCTTTTCAACAATTAAAGCATTTTTTTCAATTTCTCTTTTTGATTCATTTATAAATTTTGAGTAGCCTTTAATATATCTCATTGTTTATTCTATTTTTTGTATATATTATTTTCCGATATTAGATTTTTTCTTCTGATACCACACCTCTAAATCTCTTTCCATAAACTTTCTAAGTCTTTTAGATATATTAATTGAGTTTTCTTCACAGAATTGTCTGTATTCTTCCAGAAGTTTTTCAGGAATTCTTAAAGAAAACATTTTATCTTTTGCTGGCATAATCTATACTTATTTTTACATATATATAAATGTATATACTTCCGATAATAAACAAATTAAACATATTATCAAATTTCCGATATAATTAAAAACTATTTCTTAGATGGCAGAAGTTAAAACACAGAGAACAAAGAAGAAACAATTAGGTCAATTTATGACACCAATTGACAAATGTCGGTCAATTGTTAAAAGATACACTTTCACTAAATCAAATAAAGTATTAGAACCTTCTTTTGGATGTGGTAATTTTATTATCAGTATAATAGATGAATTTTTAGAAATTTATGAAGGTACAGTAGAAGAAAAACTTACCAAGATTCTTAATAATAATCTTTATGGTGTAGAATATGATTCTGAACTTTACAACGAGTGTCTTGAAAACATAAAAGAAAAGTATGGATTCTTACCAGAAACTCATAACTTATTACTTTCAGATTACTTTCTTTACAATCCTACAGTAGATGGTTTTGATTATATCATAGGAAATCCACCATTTGGAGGAACAATCGATCCAAAGTATCAAGATGAAATGGATAAAAAGTATGGTATAAGAAACGGTCACAAAATTAAAAAAGAGACTTACTCATTCTTTATGATTAAATCAATTGAATGTCTTAAACCAGATGGTAAATTAGTTTTTATATCATCTGATACATTTCTTACAATCAAAACAATGACTGGTTTAAGATTATTTCTTTATGAACAAGGTTATAATCAAATAGAAAGATTATTAAACTTCTCAGAAGAAACTGATTATCCAATGATAGTTTTAACACATCATAAATCAAATCATCAAAACCACATATTATTAGATAGCGTTGAAATACCTTATGATAATATGATTCTAACAAGTAATTTTTCTTGGTATATTCAACAAGAATATGTAAAGTATTTTGTTGGAGAAAAACTACAAAGTTACTTAATTGGAACAAGTGGAATGACTGTTGGTAAAAACGAACTTTTTTTAAGGGATATCAGAGAAGACAATACAATTATTGAAGAGTATGACTTTACATTCTTTGATGATCCAATTACATTAGAAAGAGAAATATCAAAAGCTAGAAATAATAAGTTATCATTAGGTAAAATAAAAGAGTATCAGGATTTAGAAAAATCTGGATCAACTCGTAGAAATATTTCAATAACTAAGAAAGAAACTCCGTCTGTAATAACTATTCCAAATAGTGATTATTGTTATTATAATAAAGCGACTAATGAGACTCTTTATAGTAAACCAAATACTGTGATATTCTGGAAAGATGATGGCGATGCTTGTATAACTTTTAAGAAAAATGGTAACTGGTACTTACACGGTGTTGGTGGTAAACCTTATTTTAAAAGAGAAGGTCTTACTTGGCAACTTATTTCATCATCCATAAAAGCAAGATACTTACCATCTGGTTATATTTTAGACTCAGGAGCTCCGATAGCTGTATTAAAAGAAGGTGTTAATAAATCAGAACTACTTTTTATTATTGGGTGGTTACTTACATCTAAATGTAATGAGATATTAAAAAGTGTTATTAATCACACTAAAAATATACAAAGTAAAGATATCGAAAGATTACCTTATCCGTTCTGGGTAAGTGAAGAAAACAAACAGAAAGCAATTCAGTTAGTAAAGGAAAGTATTAACTATAAGAAAAATAATGGAATTACACCAGAAGACTTTAACTTAAATATTGAAGAACTTTATAAAGTATAAAAAAACCACCGACAAGCGGTGGCTTCTTCACTCTAACAGTTTTCGTAGTTGAGTTTTAAATCTTTCAGAATTATTAGACTGTGACATATATTGATTTATTCTAAGAAGAATATGCTTCTCACATCCAAAATCATATAAATCTTTGATTTTAGTCTTTTTCTCTTCAATATTTAAACTTGGTACATAAGTATTTATTATATTATAAAAGTCATTTTCTTTCAACATAATTTGACCAGTACCCGAATTCCAAGTAAGATAGTCAATATAATCTAACATATCAAAGACATGTAAAGTATATTCACCATTTTTTAGATTAACTTTGATAATGTAATAAGAATCAATAGTAGAGTCATAATAAAACTCTTTCATAATTCTTCTCATAGCACACATATTTGGTTGACCATATTTAGGTCGACCATTCGGTTGGATTTTTGGAGAACCAAACTTAACATTTATTAAATTATCATTTAAGTAGATATCAGCAAGTGAACGGTCTTTGGATGATTTTTTAGCTCCTAATTTATCAATAAGAATTTCACGAATCATATCTTCCATTGGAGAAGCGTGCGAATGACCACTTTCTTTACCAGTATAAGAAATAGCCTCATTGATTTTTGTTACAAATCTTGGATCTGATTCGATAATTTGTTTTATTTGTTGAACTTGTTCGTTACTAAGCATAAAATGTGTTTGTATTTATAAATATACGAGAAAATTGAAAATAAGTTTCCTCAATAACAAATATAAATAAAAAAATCAATTAGTCAAATTAATGTTGATAATTATCATAACCGTCTAAAAATCTCAAATCATGAGTGGTTACTTTTATACCAGTGTTAAATCTGTTTAAGAATTCCACAAATTGCTTAAGACTATCATCAGTAAAAGCAAATACAGTATTAGATGGGTCAAACTTGGAATGATAAGTGGTGTCTTGGATTACTCTAACTCCATTTGTTTTGTCAATTGAAAATTCACAAGCAACTTCATTACCATATGTAATGTCAATATCTAGTCTCAAGTCACCAGTTTGCGTGTCTCTAACTGTATGAATATCGAATTCTAAAGTATCTGGTATACCCCAGTCTTCATTATAATAAGTTATCTGGACCATATCAGAATTTAACATAATATTACCTTTCTTATAAACGTGTTTATGTACACCATCATCCTCTCCTTTTAATATTGAAAAAGTTTCAGGTAAAGACTCCTTCCATTCAGGATCGTACATGCTAATATTTTCATTAAATCTTCTAAGATATTTCATAATGTTATATATTAAAAAAGTCTAGTTAAATAAATAACTAGACTTTTTTGTGGAGGATACGAGGATTGAACTCGTCACCTCTTGTCTGCCAGACAAGCGCTCTAGCCAAATGAGCTAATCCCCCTGGAGCCGGCACCGTGATTCAACGGTGGATCACCCGGCATTTTGGAGCGAGAGACGGGATTCGAACCCGCGACCCCCACCTTGGCAAGGTGGTGCTCTACCAACTGAGCTACTCTCGCTTATTTTATTTTTTAATTCTCTTTTTAATCTTTTTAATTAGTCTTTCTAAATAAACATCTAATTTAATTTCTTCTGAATTTCTTAGATTTACTTTACTTGATTTAAATTCGCCTTTAATTACTACTTTCATTCCTCATATTTATTTTTTTTGTGGACCAGATGGGAATCGAACCCACCACACCTACCTTGCAAGGGTAAGTCGCCGAAGCCTTGGAACATGCTAGCCCATTTGTGCGGGTAACCGGAATCGAACCGACATCACCGACTTGGAAGGCCGGTGTAATTAAACCATTATACGATACCCGCTTGTATCATTTGTCGGCAAGGTGGGATTCGAACCCACGTTTTCAACTTCCCGCTACGTGTATAGAATGTATAAGATTCCAACGGTACTTGCCGAAATAAAAAAACCCAATCATTTCTGACTGGGTTAAGTATGTTAGTTTCAATATCTGAAATTTACATAACAACCAGCCAACTACGGTCACTCCCCGCGCCGTTCGCTATAAATGCTGATATGTTAAGTAAATTCTTCATTGTATTATTTATATTATTGTATATATAAAAAGTTTTCTTTTCCCTATTATAAACTTTCAATCATGGAACATCATGATACAGTATTATATTATTTGTTGGAAGAGAGGGATTCGAACCCCCGTACTCGTAAGAGAGCGGATTTACAGTCCGCCGCATTTAACCACTCTGCCACCTTCCAATGTTGAACTACCCATAGGACTCGAACCTATAACCCTTCGGCCTTAGTGACCGACGTGCAAACCAATTTACACCATAAGCAGTTATTCAAGTAGACATATCAGAAATTACTGGTACCAAATCTCACTGCGATATATGATACATCTTCTTGTTAGTATCGGTTAATTACTCCGACATTTGTAGTCCCACGGAGAATCGAACTCCGATTTTTAGGATGAAAACCTAATGTCCTAACCGTTAGACGATGGGACCGTCTTTTGTTTTACAAAGATAATTAAACTTTTTTAATCCACAATATCTTTTTTGTTTTTATTTTTTAAGGGTGTTGACCTAACCATTAGTCGACAGGACCATTTGTGGGATGCGTGAGACTCGAACTCACCTGCTAGGATTTTACAGATCCGGCCGTCACCATAACCCATCCCAAATTAATTTAAAAACAAAAAACCCAATCTGAAGTCAGACTGGGTTTAAGTTATATAATATTTTTCAATTACGACATAACTAATACTCGTCTGACGGAGCTTTTGCTCTCGACCTCATAATAATATGTTGCAACTGTTGTCATCATTTCTTTAATTGTTTTACAAATATAAGTAGACTTTTTTAATCTACCAAATTTATTTTTATTTTTTTAGTAGCGGGGACACGACTCGAACGTGTGACCTCTAGGTTATGAGCCTAGCGAGCTACCGACTGCTCCACCCCGCGATGTTCTAATTATATGTATATATAACAAAAAGTTTTCTCTGTTTTTGGATTTTAATACTTTTTTTTAATTTAATATATAGATTTATGAGAAAAATATCATTATATGATAACTTTATAAATGAAAAAGTTGACTCTTATGGATTTAATTTAATATCAGATGATCCATTTATGTATAAGTATGAATTTTTAGATTCAGAAAATAATAACTACTTAGTTGAATTTAAAAACATACCAGTTAATAAAGTTGGTGAATTAAGTACTGTTTATGAGTTACTTTATTTTGTAGAAGACGAAGGTTCTTATTCAGTTAGTAAGATTGTAAATGTAAATCCTTATAAAGTATTAGAAACTGTATTTGGTGATATCTTAAATGACTTTACGAAAAGATGTTATTGGGCTAAAAACATTTTCTTTGTTGGTTTAGCAAAAGACTTAGAAAAAGACTATGTAACATCTAGAACTAAAATATATAAGAGGTATTTAGATATGAACTCACCGGTTGGATTTAGTATTAGCCAAGCTGGAAATGCAATACAAATGAAAAGATTGTGAAAAAATAATATGTAATCATGGAAAGACCACAAGCAAGAATAGTTGATCAACAACACATTGAATCAGAAAGAGAAGTTACCGGTTGGGAAGCTGAAGAACTGTTAAGAAAATATGGATATGATGCTACTCAATTTTCCACTAGACAAGAAGAAATACAACATAATCAGAATCCTCAAAATAACTTAACATTTGAGCAAATGGTTGCTCAGGAAGAAGAAAAAAGAAGAAGAGAAGAAGAAAGACGTAGACAACTTCAGAATGGTCCAAAACCAACAACATTTGGTGGTGAGATGGGTTATGACGCTGAAGTAAAATATGGAAGTGATGAAGATACTGGATTTAACTTTAGAATTGAAATCACAACTGATATGAAATTACCTAAGTATTAAAGAATTGTATTTAATTTCAGTTCTCTTAAAATTGGTAATAGTATTTCTTTACCCTCATGAGATAAACCTCCGATTGATTTCTGTAAAACTTCAGTGAAGTAAGATAACTCAACTATATCTTCTAATTTATACTTTTCAAGAAGTCGTTGTTGAATCGTGATAATTGTATTTGATAACTCGTATAAATTTTTTTCAATAGAAGTCTGTAATATCCTAGTCAGAAATTCTATTGTCTGACCACAAGTCATATCTTTTTTCTAAAATATTTCACCATAATATCACCACTCCTATAATTAGTTGCTAATGGAACATTATGAACATCACAAAGTCTCATTAACATAGATATATCAACATCATGTGGGTGTTTGTCTAAAGGATCTCTAAAGAAAATAACAGCATCTAGTTCTCCATTAGCAACCATCGAACCTATTTCAGCGTCACCACCAAGTGGTCCTGAAAGTACGGTTTTAACTTTATCCACTCCGGCTCGTTGAATCATACCACCGGTTGTTCCAGTCGCTACAATCTCTACCTCTTTATGATTGAAGAATTCTAATCTTTTCATAACAAAGGCAACCATATCTGCTTTTTTACCATCGTGTGCGATTAAGGCTAATTTCATAATTTAAGTGAGTGTTTTTAAATTATATCTCAAATTTTTGCAAAGTTAAAAATAAAAGACACTTTGTAAAATAATATATACTCTAACAATAATTTCAGATAGATGAGCACTATAAATTTTGGATCTACCGTTTCGATGACAACCGCAGCAACTCCTTCACAGGGTTGGATAATAGGTTATGATTTAGATGGCTTTCTTAAACAAAAAGATACTTCCGGTACAATAATACAAATCGGTGTTGGTGGAACTGCAGGAATCTCAGCGACTCCATCACTTTTAGATGTTCTTAAAGTGGGTTCATCCACTGGAACCTACTCTATTGAGATGGGTTCTAATACCTCACTTATTACATCTGGAAGCAATAATCAAATTAATTTTGGAACATCTGCCTTAGAGATAAGTACTAATGATGGTACTTACTTTGGTTTAAATAGTATCAAGCAAAGTCTTGGTGAAATTTCAATAAGTATGACTGATTTAACAAGTAATACTGCTTCAACTATTGACTTAAATTCAATTAGTATTAACAATCGAGTAGGAGACTTAACCATTTATAGTGTACAAAATATCACACCGAATTCATATTATGTGACACTAAATGATACATCTTTACTTTCTGGTCAAATTGATATAATAAAATCAGAATCAACATATGACATTGGTTCTCTTAATAAATCAAGTTTACATTTAAATAGCTATAATTCAACAACATATGGTGGAATAGCAAACTCAGTTATTATTGGAGGAAGTGATATGATAGCAGATGAGAATAATACAGTTTATGTTCCTCAGTTAGTTATTAAAGATGGTGATAGAATTAAATCAGGTGCTGGATATGGCTTATTAGAGTTTAATAGTGCAAATGATGTTATTTTAGCAACAGACAAACCATTTTTATCAAACTCAATTATTGGTATATTTTCATCAACTAGTTCATCTACTCACCTAACTGGGAAAAATGGTATTTTAGTAAGAGATACTACTACTTATTCAACTACACCAGCTGTTCAGTCACCGATAACATCAATTTCATCTGAGTCAGCATTCATTGAATCAGGAATCTATAATAGTGTTATTATTGGAGGTGTGAATTTATCAGCTACTGAATCAAATACAGTTTATTTAGGTAACAGTGTTAATATAAATAATGCTTATAAACTACCAAATGTTGATGGTTCATTATCAGAAGTATTGTTAACAGATGGTGCTGGTCAAGCTTACTGGGGAACGGCCCCAGCCTCTACAACACCAACATTGGAACAAGTACTAACTCAGGGCAATGATTCGTTGGGTCAAAATATAGTAATGGGTACTGGTACATCTTTAGTTAGTGGTAATGGTGGTGGTAGAATATACTTAGATGAAGGATTTACAAGTGGTAATGTCGTAATATCAACAAATAATGGTTCTATTTCAGAGACATATATTGATATGAATACAAGTGATTTGATTATTTACTCACCAAGTGTATTTAATTTGAATTTCGGTAACTCAACAGTTATATCCGGAAACTTAGAAGGACTAAGATACGCATTTGATTACTCAGCTACTTTTGTTACTTATTCATTAATAGATAAGAATTATGTAGATAGTAATTTCTTATCACAAGTAGATAATACGTCAATTGAATTAAATGGAAGTAATCAAGTTTCACTTAAATCCATAATTGATGGTAATAGACAGTTTAATGACTCTGTTACTATCTTAGGTGACTTAGCTATTTTAGGAACTACATCAACAATTTATACAGAAAATCTTGTTGTCGAGGATAATTTTATAACTCTTAATGGAACATATAGCGGACCAGCAATTGATGCTGGAATTGAAGTTAATTTAGGAGATGGAACTTATTCTAAAATATTCTGGAGTTCTTCATCTCAATACTGGAATGCAGGACTTTCTGGTTCTGAACAAACTATTGTTAGTGATGCGATGAATGGTCTGTCACAGACTGATAATAAAATTGGATTAGGTGGTGTGCTTTCACTAAATACAATTATCTATGGACAGGGATATGATTTAGAGATATCAGATGCATACAGAATTACAATGACCGCATCTAACAACATAGATAATAGAGTTATATCATCTGATTATTATAGTCAAGTTTATTTACAACAAGCTGATTACCAAAACATAGTAGCAACAATTGATAATGCAACTTATTCTAGAACAAGAATAAATATTGGTACAATAAATATTGAAAGTGTGGGTAATAACGGAGTATCGTCTATTACAGTTCATAACGAAACACAACCAATTGGTGATGGCTCATCGGATAATAATATATTAGTCACAGATGTATCAAATAAAGGAATAGTATATGTTGGAGATTATTCTCCAAACTTTACTACTTACTCATTAGTTACTAAAGGATATGTTGATGAAAAACAACAATATGTAAATAATGGTCTTACTTTTAGTTCAGGATACATTGGTTTAGGAGGAACTCTAAGTGGACCAGTGATTATTGACGGTTATGATAATAATGTATATTTTAACGATTTTAGTAGATTTTCAGTCACAGCTTCAGCTTTTATAGTTAATACAGTTTTTTCTCCATCCACAAATACTAGTGCACAGTGGAATGATGGTGATAATTACTATACTAGAGTTGATGATCCTAGTGGAACTTACTCAATTGTAGATATTACACCAGGAGTATTAAATATATATAATTTTGATGGTGTTGGATACTCTGGAATAAATTTTCACTCACAAGACCAACCATTAAGCGATGGATCAACAAATAATAGAATTATAGTAGCTGATGATATTAGTCAGAAGGGTATAGTATATAGATCTGATTATACTGCAAATTTCACTACTTATTCACTTGTAACTAAAGGGTATGTTGATTCAATTTCATCTACTACACCAGGAAATGGTCTAAGTTATGTATCATCAGGAGTGATTGGACTAGGTGGAACACTTTCTCAAGATACAACTGTTCAAGTAGACAACAAAAATTTGCATTTTTTAGGCGCATCTAGAATTTCATTAACTTCGAGTGTTTATTTCTCATCAAGATCACAATTTTTAAATAGTTCAACACTTTTGATACATGGTCCTAACACACTTAGATTTTTAGCACATGACATTTCAGGTGGTTTGCTCATATATGGAGCTCCTGGTGTAACGGGATCCGGTTTAGTAGGTGAGATGGACACTATTAAAATAGAATCAAGAGTTGGTACATATAGTAGCATTATTAGTACTTATGCTGGATCTCAAGCAATTTCAGATGGTTCGATAAATAACACTTTAATAGTTGTTGATAATATCAATAATAAAGGTATTGTTTATGATGGTAATTATGTAGGAAACTTCACAACTTATTCACTTGTAACTAAAGGATATGTTGATTCACAAAAAGTTCAGGGTGAAAATGGTCTAACACAAAGTATTTCGGGAAATATTGAATTAGGTGGAACACTTACATCACAAGTTTTTATTGAAGGAGATCTAAAGAACTTTTATATCAATAACTTAGGAAGATTTTCAGTGACAGCTTCTGTATTTATTGATAACAAAGTCTACAATAACTTGAATGAGTCAAGAATATACAACTTTGGCACAGCTATAGACTTAAAGGTAACATATGACTCATCTACATATTCGAGGGTCTTTGTAGATAACCAAAGTACATCAATTTTTGCATTTGATGGATCATTATCTACTGGTATATTAATTACAAATATCGATCAGAATATAAATGATGGAAGTTCAGACAATAGATTATTAGTCACAGATGCTAATCAAAAGGGACTGGTATATACAGATGATTATACCGCTAATTTTTCTACTTACTCACTTGTTACTAAAGGTTATGTCGATTCAGCGGTATCAAGTGGATGGACAGGAACATTTAGTGCAGATGGTCAAATAGTTACTGTTACTGGTGGTATAATAACTGGTGTTGTGTAATCATTTTTGCGGAGAGCAGAATACTCGAAACCCATACGATTGAACGCACCCAACGCTTTCCAGGCGTGGCTGATGACCTCATCAGTTTACTCTCCAAATAGCGGAGAACAGAGGAATTGAACCCCATACTATAAAGTACGACTCGCTTAGCAGGCGGTCCTAATCACCAGATTAGTTTATTCTCCTTTTGCGGAAAAGGTGAGACTCGAACTCACACACCACTAGGGCCTACGGTTTTCAAGACCGCCGAGCTTAGACCAACTGCTCTTACTTTTCCAATTTGTAGTTCCAGAAGGACTCGAACCCTCAATCTCCGGAGCCGTAATCCGGTGTTTTATCCAATTAAACTATGGAACTATATAAAACAAAAAACCCTCAAACTTTAGGTTCGAGGGTTAACACAATATCTTATTATGACTATTATGAATACGATCGAACCTCCCTCATCTTTGACGAGCGACTAGAACTTTTCGATGTTGACATAATAGTTTTCATAATCTTATTTTTTATATATTAATTTTTTCTTTTTCTTTTTGTGGGGATGGTGGGATTCGAACCCACGACCTTATAATTTCAAATATACGAAGTAACTCTTTCAATCAACACTCTCACGAGGTAAAATTTCAAAAGAGATAGTTTTCTCTACCACTGAGCTACATCCCCATTTATATTTGTGACTCCGGTGGGACTCGAACCCACATATCCCTGATTAAGAGTCAGGTCCGGAAACCAATTACGGATACGAAGTCATTTAGTGCACCCAGAAGGACTCGAACCTTCAACGGACTTACGTCTACCCCTCGCATTAAAAGTGCGATGCTCTACCAATTGAGCCATAGGTGCTTATTACCTTGTGACCCCGGCGAGAATCGAACTCGCGACCCCCTGGTTAAAAGCCAGGTGCTCTACCTACTAAGCTACGAAGTCATAATTTTTCCGATGTGATGACTTATAACTTAGTAAGCCATCACTTAACGTTTTCGTTTAGTTTCCATTTTCTTTTTCATTTTTTTTCTATTTTATAATTATTAAACTCTAAAATCTTCTTACATCATTCAATTAACTCATTCGGAGTTAAATTGGATTACATACTTGTAATTGCGCGTCACCAAGGACTCGAACCCTGACCCTTCGGGTTGGAACCGAAGATGCTAAGCCATTACACAAATGACGCTTTTTAGTGGAGACTGACGGAATCGAACCGACCTCTTCCGGGCTTCAACCGGACGCTAAACCTACTTAGCTAAGTCTCCTTTTGGGTGAACGACGGGTTACGATCCCGCTACCTCTGGCTTCACAAACCAGTGCTCTACCGATTGAGCTACATTCACCATATAAACCCCACTTCACCAGGTTAATGGACTGGCTGCCATATGGGAGTGGGGGTTTCCTGTTATTTCAGGACTCCGTGGAACGGATGGGTATCGAACCCATTCCTCTGGATTTTCAGTCCAGCGCAATCACCTGATCTGCCACCGTTCCAATTTATTATAAAACAAAAAAGTCCGAACTTTTTGAGTTCGGACCTTAAATATTGTATTTAATTTTACTACTTATAGTGTAGTCAAATCACGCAATACTTTTTCAGTACCGAACTGGGTGCTAAACCACTTGCTCGATTTACTAAAATGTTTATGTGTGCGATTTGTTGTCATTATTTCTTATATATTAAAAAGTTATTCTTCCTTTGTCATTATTTTATACAAAATTAGATAAAAGTTTTAATTCTACCAAATTTATTTCAATATTTTTCAATTTAAATATCCAAACCAGGCATATAAATATAAGTATTTATTTTCTATCCACCAAAGACATCAACAACTTTATTACCTTTTGTTCTAAAGTTTAATCTATTTTCTTTTACATCGTGTGTAAGCATAAGTGGTATACCTTCTTTTTCTACTATTCGTATTATGAATCCACCTTGTTCAGCATATTTACTAGCTTCTTCTAAAGTTTTCCCAACATACTCGTTTTTAGAGTAGATACCATTGTTTCTTAACTGACTCATATCTATTTTAATTTTTCTATATATAGTAAAAAATATAGTTTCTTATGCCATCGCGTTCTAAAACACAACAAAGACTTATGGGAGCCGCTTATGCTTTCGCTACTGGTGAAAATAAAGACGTTCCAAAAGCAGCAAAAGATGTTGCGAAATCATTTATCAAAAATGAAACAGAAGGTTCTAAAAGTAAAACTGCAAAAGAAAAGGCTAAAAAAAGAGCCATCAATAAATTAAGAGATTTTGCTAAAACAAAACACGATAAACTTCCAGAAAAAATTGAAGAGAAAGTTTTAACTTTTAATCAGTTTATCAAAGAAGGTTATACATTTGAGGACTTCACATTAGATGATATGGAAATGGTAAAAGAACTTTATGAAGAAGGGCTAACTGATGTAAGTCAACTATCAATTGAATTAGATTTAAGTGAAGAAACAGTAAAACAGATTTTATACACTCTAAGAAAAAGAGGAGATATTAAATAAAAAAAACCAGTTACAGCTCGACCCCAGTTGGATTGGTTACCAATTCAGTGATACAAAGATACGGATTTTTTATTTAATATATACTAAAAAATAAAAAAGATATGATTTATATTAAGACATTTGAAAGTTTTTCTATTGATGGAAATAATATATTTAATCAATATCCATTAGATGTAAAAAATCAACTACCTTGGAAAGGAATTCTGAGTGAAAATGATAAATTCGTAGATTTTTTTAAAAATTATACGATAGATGATGTTGCTAGAGAAAACTTTCTTAAAATTAAAGATATTGATAACAAAACAGATGAAGAGAGAAATAAACTGTGGATAGAAAAAAAATCTTTTTATCTTAAAGAACATTGGTCAAAAATGTGGATTTCTATTGAAGATATAATCAAAGAAAACAATGTTAGTTTTTTTACTCATGTTTCTTTAAATCCTAATCTTAACACAGGTTCTATAAAAAACTCAATGAATCCAATGTCTTCTGATAGAGCAGAAACTTTAGAAGATAAATCAAAAGGTGATGCAAATATCAAGAATAAATGGGGATTTTATCTGAGTACTTATGACGAAGACGAAAAAACGGATTGGGACACTATACACTATATGGCAAGGGCTTCCGAAGATATTGATAGTATATTTGTTTATTCTATAAATATCAAACCAGGAAGTAAGTTTTTGAGAGCAGACTATTTTGATTTCAAAATGATATCCGAAATGGATCAAGATTCAATGAACTTGGTTAAAAGTTTGGGTCTTTCTGGTGTATATAGTGAAAGACCATATGGTGAAGACAAATTAGAACCAGAACTTGATGATCAAGGAAATGTTAAATATAAACCGGATAGTTGGGAAGTTATAGGAAAAAAATATAAACAAAGCTCTCTTGAGATATGTGTTGTAGATATAGATTGTATTGGATCTATAAAGAAAGATGATGAACTAAAGAAAAAATCTATTCAGCAGATGTCAAAGGAACCAAAATATTCGACTGGGGAATTTTCAACCAATAAACTTATTAAAAAACCCACTTAATAGTGGGTTTTTTATTATCATATAACAACCAAAAGACTGGTTTAATTTGTTTCAGGTTTAATTCCTCGGTCTCCAAAAATTCTCATCTGTTGACCATCTACCCAGATAACTGCTTCGTCTCTGGAAACCATCTGGAAAGAATCACACTCAATCCAAGTTTCTGTATAAGCGATGCCATCACCACTACAAACTCTTAAATTAAATCTTCTACCATTACAAGAAGTTAGAGAAACCAAAACAACTAAAACAAATATTAATTTTTTCATAATTCAAATATAGAGAAATTAATTTATTTTCACAAATTATTTTACTAATTCTTTTACAATTTCAGAAACCATTTTCTTATCAACCGGAAGAGTTGAGAATTCTTTCATAATTGCTCCCATCTGAGTAACTCCAGAATTTACCAACTCAGTTACTTTTTCAGTTATTTCTTCTTTAGACATTTGTTTTGGAAGATAAGATTCGATAATACTCAATTCTTCTTTTGCTGAAACTAAATCATTTGAAAAATACATTCCTGTTTGTGCTTTTTCTAAAGATGAAATAGTTTCTCGTAAAGACTTAGCAGACTTTTGAAGAATTTTAAGAACATCTTCATCAGACATATTTTCAACACCAGTATTTTTCTCAATGGTTTGAATCTCACCTTTCACAACAGAAAGTAAGTTTTTTGCAACAGTATTCTTTGCTTTGAATGCCGTCATGTAATCTGCATTAATTTGTTCTTTTATCATTTTATTTTTTATTTAACTTTCTTAAAAAAAGAAGATTTTGGAACGTCTGTCAAGTATGGTCGGAACCCTAGAACCTTTAGTATCTTGACTTTTAGTGACCTCATCACTTAGGATTACCTTTTAATGGGCTCATCACCCTTCTTTGAGTAGTGTTACCATTCTACTCGATTAAATCTTCTTTCGTTGGGTTTCTTAGTTTAATTAGTTTAAGATGTTTATCACCAACAATTTCAACACCCGCATTCTTTAGTTATTATATCTTTATATTTATAATACGAGGTAGTTCACTGTTTTTTAATAAGAATGCAAATTTATTTACCAGCTACTTACTACCATAATTACATCAAACTCACAAAAAAATATTCAGCACTTGAAGTATAAATACTTGTTTCATAGCTGTTAAAATAGAAACTATTGTTTGATGTCTCTTTAATTGTATACAAAGATAGAAAATAAGTTTTAAACACCAAAAAATTAATATATAAAAAGATGAAACAATTTAAATATCTTAAGCTATTTGAAGCATTTGAATCTTCTGCAATTAGATCTGTATTGAGTTATATTGGTGATAAGGTCTCAAAAAGTGAAAAGGAAAAGTTTTTAAATCACTTAAGAAATATCTTAATGGAATCTTATGACTTTCCAATCGATAAAATATCTGATGGACAAGTTAGATATATGTCTGCGAAAAAAGCTTTTGAGATTCAAGTCCCTGAAAATTATGATATCTCAAACCCACGAGGTGTTTATGCTCTTAAATTTTGGTTTTCTATTGATAAAGGTTATTTAGGATTTACTGGTGTTGGAAAATCAGAAGATATTTCAGATACATCAGGTGAGTTTACAGATACAGAAATGAACTATATTAAAGATAATTTAGGTTTAAAAACTGGTAAATTAATACCAGTCACTAATTATTCAGTTCTAAAAACAGGTGACGAGATAGTTTGTTATTTCAGTGACTATGAACATCTGAGTTATCTAGCTTTAGGTACAATTTTTATTGAAGGAGAAAAACTTTTTGGAATACAAGATGTAGCTGATGGTGGAACACCAGATGGTGACTGGAGGCAATATGGTAGAAGATCTTGGAATTTGGGTCGAATTGATCACCCCGCTGATGACCACTCAAAATTACATATCTATAGAAGAGGATCAGAAGATTTGGAAATTGTTGGATCGGATAAAGAACTTGCTATAGATAGAGATGGAAATTTGACTACAAGAAGAGATGCTTATTCTATTAAAAGAGCAAATTTAGAGGATGTTGATTTTGCAATAGTTCTTTACATAGACGAGTTGATAGGTGATGAAAGTGTATCTGGTATTAAAAAATTAAGATCTGAAGAGAAAAAAGGAGCAACCGCTCTTATGTCTGATAGTGAAATAAAAAAACTAAACTATCAAAGATATTTGTCAAAGATAGTTGAATTATATGGCCTTACGATAAAAACAACCGAAAGTGAATTAAGAAATCTTCAGAATATGATAAAATCTGTTTCTTGTGGAGACATGATATTATTTGCTCTTATATCTGATAATCCTTCAATACCAACTACTATTGACAGAATATCTAGAAATATTAAAAATTTAATTAATTCTTCGGATGAAGAAAAACCACATTACTTAGAAGAACTTAGTAGAAGATTTAAAGATAAAAAGGAAGAATCTGTGAAATTTAATGATAGATATAAAGGTTCAATAGAAAGAGTTAAAGGTTCTGGTGATGAGAAAACAAATGAACTGATTGGTAAAATGGTACTTTTAAGTCAGAAAATTCAGAAGTATTTAACAGATTCTAAAATTGAAACATTAGATGATCTACTATTTATTAGATATAAATTGGAAAGTATTAGAAATTTTGTAAACGAACAGAGTGGTTATTTTTCAGGAGGTGTAGAAATAATCATCAAAAATTTCTATTATAATGATGGTGATGTTAATAGAGGAGCAGAATACGCATCTAAAGAACAAAATTTAGATAAAGATATGAAAACCGTAAATCTTATGGAAAGATACATCGATACTATCTTACGTTAATAACCTTTTTGCATTTCTCTTTTCTGGTCTCTTTCTTTTATTGTTTGACGTTTATCCCATAATTTTTTTCCTTTAACTACACCAATTTTTACTTTTACTTTATTATTTTTTGCAAAAATTGTAAGAGGTACACAAGTTGTACCTTTATCATCTAAAAGTCTACTAATACGAGCAATTTCTTTTTTAGTTAATAAAAGTTTCTTGTCACGATTTTCATCATGAGGTTCAGCCATATGAGTTTGTTTATATCTAGCCACTCTTAAACTCTTAATCCATACTTCACCATTTTTAAGATAAATAAAAGAATCTGTTAGTGTTACATTCGACTGACGGATTGATTTAACCTCAGAACCAAGCAAAACAATTCCAGCTTCATATTCTTCTAATACGAAATACTCAAAGTAGGCTTTTTTATTTGTTACAATACTCATACTACAAATATAATCAAATTTCTACAATTTGTTGTTCGGTATTATAAAGTATTTCATCACCATCCATTCCAAATCTATTTTTAATGACTTTAATTTTGTTATCTGATATTGTAAATACTAAATCGGAAACATATAATGTGGAACTTCCTCCACTAAAGTTTTTTATGTCATTACCTTCAGAGTTTACACCACTTCTATATAAAGATGTAGTTAATATAATTTTAAATTGAGGTTTCCCTGGAAATCCGGAACAATCTGTATAGAGTTGACTTCTTAAATCTTCAACAAGGGTTTTTAAGAATTTTTGTCTTCCGTATAACGCATCATTATTCTTAAAAGGTATATTATTTGTATCTAAAAGAATATAATCTGGGTACTTTACAGAATCATTTTCTAAAATTGATTTAAGTTTAAGGTCTCTTAAAAAAGAACGAAAAGAAAAAGACGAATCAATTTGACCAACCTCAATATAATTGAAATTGGAAATTAACTCGTCTTTCATTCTTTCATTCTGAAAGGTATAACCAATTAAGGTTACATCTGATTGTTTGATTAAATCAAACAAATCGTTTAATGTTTTCATTAAGAAAGGTGTTGTTCGATAAGTTCAGATAATTCTTCTAGTTTAGTAACTCCAACTTTTCTTTCAACTTCAACTCCATTTTTGAAGATAAGAATAGTAGGGATGTTTCTAACAGATAATTCACCTACGATATCTCTATTACCATCAGCTTCTAATTTACCAACAGATAATTGACCGTGAAATTTATTAGATATCTCGTCAATAATTGGAGAAACCATTTTACAAGGTCCACACCAAGGAGCCCAAACATCAATAAGTACTAACTCGCCATTTTTGAATGTCTCCCAGTTCTCACTGTTTAATTCTGTTATATATGCTACCATAAAATTATTTTTCTTTTTTATATTAATTAAAAATCTAAAAGTTTATTACTAAAAAAGCCAAGATATATCATCATCTTTAGAATTTTCAGTATTTGGTTCGACACCAAATATTTTATAAACTTTACCTTTAGTATCATTAATAATTTCTTTTCTGACTGATAATTCTAAAAGTAAAGATGTTGTTTCATCTAATTCAATGTCTTTATCAACCTTTTGTTTTTCTAAAATTGAAATAGCCACAATTGGATCGTCCTTAAATTTCTCGAAAAACTTTTTGATAAGTGAAATCTGCTCTGATAGTTTAAGACCTTTTAAGTTCTCAATGGAGTTTGGAGCATTTTTTGCAAATCTAGCAAGTAACTCAATGTCTTCTTGTATTACTTCTTGATCAATATAATCTACGTCATTAAAGAAAAAACTTAGTTT